GTTTTTTTTGATTCGACATCCAAACCAATTATCTTCATATGAATAATCGTCATTGTCTAAGACAGGCATTACTAAATCTGTTAAATCTTCATTTGTCAGAAAAATATTGCCTACAACGTCTTTGATAAGACCAGATAGAACAAGAGGATTATCCATCATCTCATCAGTTTTCCTCATTCCATCCCTCCTAAATCAAACTCTCTACAGATACTTCGGTAGAAGCGGTAGAAGAAGTATTATCTTTTGCAGATAATTTCAAAGTAAAAGTTCGTCCAATTAACCTAGCATCAGAGATCAAAATAATCAAATTTGAACCAGTTTCTTCTATATTAATAGAGTCTTTGAAATCACATTCAATATTCCATTGAGGTTTCGTGTCTACTGTATTACCATCGTTATCTTTAAAAGAAGCAGTAAATGTAGATTTTTTACCTATATAAACTTTCTTGTAACGATATTTAATAGTAGCAGTACAAGTCTGCTCAACAACAGGAGTGTCTGGGACATCTGGTTCCGTAGGTGTTGGATCAATAGGTTTTTCTTCAGGTTTTGTATCTGGTTCAAAATAATCAGCAACCCATGCTTTTGTACCATTATCTAATGTGATGCACTTATCGGCTTCTGTATTTTTACCAGCCTGTGCTAATGTGATATAACACAATCCTTTTGATCCATAATTATATGGAGTATTATCATTTTGGCTAACTTTATAGCATGTTGGGTTATCCATATTTTTATCTAAGAAAATTCTTTTTGGAGAATCGAGTTTGACTGTTTCTTCGTTACACTGCATTTTGAGCATATGTTGAGTTGATCCAACTCTCATATATTGTCCAGATTGTTCTCCACTGTTGTACTGTGTTGTATTTAAATCAATACACCACTGAGAACATAATTTACCACCTTCATTGAGCCAATATATATTCATATTACATTTCTGAAATATTCCACGACAATATAGGTCATGAAAAATAAAAGAGTGTATGCACAAATAAATTCCATCGGATAACGTAACATAATCTCCGATTTCAAAACGATCATCATTTTCAATAGTTTCGATTGTAAGTTTCGTATGTGACTCATCAGTTGTTCTTACATCGAACACACGAGGAGATTTCACAAATGGTTCACCGTTTAGTAAAGCGTTATCTTCCCTATCTACTGCTAGATGATATAACGACTCTACCTGTAATCGTTTTGTACGTTTCATCTCTTCTCTTGGATTAGACTTTTGAAATTTTCTTGATAATTTGTATGAAGCCAATGGCATATCAATCACCATCCTTCATTTTTTGCAAAAGAGCACAAGAGGTTAGAACACAAGACCGAACTTCTTTGTGCGTAGAAACGGTTTGTAAATGATAAAGATATGAAAGAATTTCAATAGAAATTTTGCTATCTTTGTTTAACATAATTAGAAATCCATTTGTTAAAGCTATAAGATTTCCAATCTTTTTATTCAGCTCAATATTACTACAATGTTCTTCGTACAATGGCAGAACTGAATAAATTTTGCTTGTTAGAACATCTATGTATTCATCAATTTTTTGTACTGAAAGGGTTTTTATATATTCCATAATTACCCCCAGACTTTTTCATTAGCGTGATATCCGCTTCTTGTGACGTTCCAACTAATTTCGTCTTTCAACGTATTTAATGCATTGAGTTTGGCTTCCAGATTATTTTTTTCTGCGAATGTCTTGAAGTCCCCGTCTTGTAAATGAAGCTTCATTTGTAGAATGTCAAATGTCTCTTTCTGTAAATACCCTATCAGAATATATTTTGCAAACATTAACTGTTCTCCATCTGTTAGAAGAGTAGAGAAAGACATCTTTTCATCATCTCTTGTTGTGTCAATTGATGACCCTGCAATTTGCAGTTCTCCAGACGCATATTTGAAATAAGGTAAGAAAAATAAAATCATTGCTTTATCACCAGAAGAATCGTCCTTATCTTCTGAGTTTTGTATTGCGTCATCATAAATTGAATCTAATTCATATGACTTCATCAGTGCCAAAACCAACTCAATAATATCTGTATAAGGTGTTTTGTCCATATTACACCTCCGAATTACTTCGCAGATTCATTAACACTTCTCATATCCATTGCTAATCTTAAAATATCACATTGTTTCTTACAAACACGACCGATAGCACTTACTTTATTCATATCTACATATTCATTGTTATTAATTTTTTTAACAAGTAAAGAGATAATAGATTCCTGAATAGATTCTGTAGTATTAGCCACCATGTCTGTAACATGATCAATATCAAATGATAAAATATTTTTGATTGTATCTAATGTTAAGAAGTTATTGTAATATTCATCTAAATAGTTATTATTAACAACATCTTTATCACAAATGAAAACTGCACCGTCCTCAATAAATGATCGGTCGTTGATAATAATATTCTGTAAGTCCTGATATGTAACAGTAATAGCACTTCCAAACTTGTCGATTGTAAATTCTTTGCCACCGCTTGGCTGTGTTTTGAGTACAACTGTACCATCAGTTAACGAAACAATTTTAATTGGCTTTAATGGATTGATGTCTGTATATTCTGATTCAGAAACAGAATCAAGAGATTCTTGCATTTCTTCGTTTTTCTTTTCAATCTCAGTTTTTTCAGCCATTAAAATTTTCATATTTTCCATCATTTCTTGTATCTGTTTCTGTAACTTTGCGTTTGATTCCTGCAAGTCTTGATTCATTTTAACCAAATCATCTTTGGTACAATTAGAAGTTGATTTTCTAGTCGTAGATGTTTTAGCTGTTGTTTTGGTAGATTTAGTCTCTGCCATTTTTAATCGCTCCTTTATTCAAAAGAGAGGATCTGTTTTGACCCTCTCAACCATTTTGTTATATTAACTTAATTTAACAACTCCATGTTTTGCATTTGTGATCAGTCCTGTAGCCCATCCTTTATGTAATGAAGCATTCTGTGTTAAATTTCCATTAGCAAATTCGCTATCAGAAATATATAATCCTTCATCGTCAAATACAACCTGTACCAATTTCTGGAGTCCAGGAGATACAACATAGATGTATTTGTCATCAATTGCAAAATCATAATCGGCAGATGTGTAATCGATAGTCTGATTAATTGCCATTAATGGAATACCTTTGAATACTGGTAAGTATCCGATTGTATTATATGTTTCACCGAGACCCATCTTTAAATACTGATCTTCTGGTAAGATTTCACCTAATCCAATAGATGTACCAAAAGCGATTGCACGAGCGCCACCGTTAGCAGCAGATACTCTTGCGGCTAATTTCTGGAATGTTGCACCAGAGAATCCTGTTGCTTTGAAATTAGCTGTTCTTGTATCAAAAGATTTCTGCATTGTGTAAGCAATGTCTACAGAAATTTCAGCTTCGATAGATAAGATTACTTTCATAGCATATTCAGCTAAAGAGTCTTCTCCAATCATAACTCTATACAGATCAACCTGTGTTGTGATTGTATGGTTAACAGGGGTTAAAGTTTTCTCACCTGTGAACTGTTTCTGAGCATTTACATGTCTACGGCTGTTTCCATTCACGGATACTTCAAATAAATCGTTAGATTTTAATTTGAATGTTGCAGAGTTTCCTCTACCAACAGTTGTTACATTTGCGACAGCTGCAAAATCTTCTGCTACAACATCAGGAATAACTGCATCAACCAGTTTGTTTACAACTGCGAAGAAAGCCCAGTTATATACAGGATGTGTTACTAACTGTGTAGATCCAACTAAGGACTCATCCACATTAGCGAATTTTGCAATTTCAGCATGAGCAACTTTATCTACTAATTTTCTCTTGTCAGCCAGTGATGTATTTCTGCTAAAGATTTTAGATGTTGCAAAGTTTTCTTTTCTATAATGATTCACATATTCTTTGAATGCTGGAATCAGATCTCTGCCAGCAGATGTGGCAAATTCAATTTTTCTATAAGCCATTTCTTAAATCCCTCCTTTTATTATTAAGCTACGTTTGGTACTGCAATCAGTTCTACAGTTGGGACTCTTTCAGCACCAACAGAAACGTATTTCTTTCCTGTGATCTTGAATGTTAATAATCCATCAGTACCATCTGTTGAATATGTAGGCTTGCTGTCGCCAGCTTTGTAAATAACATATTTAGCGCCAGTTGCTTCTCCAGAGATTTCTGTCATTGCGATTTCGTCTCCGATTGAAGGCATATAAATATTGAAAGGCGTCCCTGCCTCAAATTTAATTGTTCTAGGATCAGATGTAATTCCTTTAAATACGTTTCCCATTCCGTCTGTCAGAGATGGTACGTCAGCGTTGTATACTAATCCGATTAAATCTTTTCCTTCTGTAGGAGCTGCTACCTTGAATGCGTTACGTGTTTCTCTATCTGTTGAAACTTCGCCAAGTGCAACAGCATATCCATTTTCAACTTCAGTTGTAGTCACACCAGTTTTTACATCGTTGTCCCCAGATGCAGCTGATCTTAAAATAAGAATATTAGTTGCCATTTTTGTCCTCCTTTTAGGTTTAATAGTTTTTCATTCTTTCCCAAATGTCTTCAGACTCAGGCTCTGTTTCAACTGCCTGAGTAGGGATTGAGTTTCTTAATAATTCTTTTTCTTGTACGCCTTTTTCTTGCTGGATATCATAAGCAAATGCTTTTAAGCTATTTACATACCCATCAACAGTAGAAGCGTTGCACTGTAATCCTTTTTCTTTCCACTCAGTTAATTGCTTTGCGGATAATGTGCTAGATACGCTGTTAAGAACAAGATTTACTGTTTTTGTAACATCTTCCATCTCTTTGTTATGTTTGAATTCACGAAGAGAAGCGTTTTCAATTCTCAATGCTTCATTTTCAGATTCTTTTTCTTTTAAAGCGGTTGCAAATTCAGCACATTTCTGGCTTAATTCATCGTAATCACAAGAGCTTTCAGTTTCTTCTGTGTCATTTTCCTGAATATCTGGATCACTGTTCTTGTCCACATCGTCAGAGTTTTCAACAACTTCATTACTATTTTCTTCAACTGCTTGACCATTGCTTTCTGCATTTTCAACAGTCTCAGGAACTTCCTCTGTGGAATTCTCAATAACAATATTGCTTTCAACAACTTCTGTAGAATTTTCAATAATTTCTTTTTCTTCTGTATCTTTGATTTCTTTTTCGAGATCTTTTGAAGTTTCTGCCATTTCTTCCTCCTTCTCTGATTTATTTTTTTGCAATAAAATAGAACCATCAGATTCTGGCTCCTCAATTGCATTTTTAACTAATTGTTTTTCAAATAGTTGTTTTGCTTTATTAAATTCTGGCTGCATCACATCATCTAATGTAATAGCAGCGAATTGTATAATTTTTGCTTGACACCCATCAACAGCAGGCTTAATTTTTGTATTATAAGCATCTGTTTTGCCAATTAATGTTACTCCAGTAAAAGAATATTGTAATATTTCCTCAACATTATTCTTTTGCAATTTAGAATCTAAAACATACATCTCAACCGAAACACCTTTAATGCCACCATCTTTATAGAACACATCGACAATATGCTCGTAATATGTATTCCAAATGTATCCATCGACACATAAATATGTAGTAGCATTTTCTATTTCATAAGAAATTTCTGGATTAAAAGGAATAAACCCAACTGCGATTTCCTGTGCTAGTGGACTGTGTTCATGTCCCCCAAAATCACCTTTACCATAATCACCGTTCTTGTTGTAATAAGCCAAAAGAGGCTTACCAGCAATTGTATCAGCATATTTTTTCAACACATCCATACTCATGATGAAATTATGATCATTAATTTTGTCGGCACTATAAATGCGTAAATGCAATTTTGTGAACTGAGATTTCTCTACCTTTACGGGGTCTTCTTTCATTTCAACTGCGAACTTTAAAAGTTTTTTATCACTCATTTTCTATATCACCACCTTTTCTATATTGTTTTAATAATGATGCAGTACGATCATTATCAGAATAGAACCAGGTAGTTTCATCTTTTCCAAGAGGTGTAATACCATGCCTTGATAAAAATTCATAAACATCATTATCTTTAACTTTAATTGTTTTCTGTTTTATTGATAAAGGATTACGAATGAACATGTTACGCCTCCTTTTTATCTTCATTTGCACCGATATTTCTTGTCTGTTCTCCAGAATCGGTGATTTGATCATCTGATAATTTTGTTCGACCAGAAGATTTCTTATCTTCGCTTGACATCGTAGATGCTGTTTGAATAGGCGTAAAGCTTTGAGGAAATCCAAGTCCATGCATAAAATTCATCGTATTAGCTGCATCGGTAATTTGAATACCTCTTGAAGAGAATATAGCAGGGGTGATAATTCCTCTTTCCATATCTTCATTAGCTGCCTTTCTACGATCTTCACGGTCAAACATTGTTCCAACAAATTTAATTTTGAATTTATATTTATCTGTGTTTTTATTGATATGATATTCACAGAATGATGCAAATTGAGGATATAATTTTTCCATTTTTGCAGAGATTGTCTGTTTATATAAATTGATAGACGATACGTTGTTACCGCCTTGTAGAATTGCATCTGCCATACCAGATTCACGAACCATGTTATTCATCTCTGTTTCTAATAAGTTTTTCTCTGAAGCAGAAGGGGAGAAGTCGAACATTTTAAAATTCTCCAATGGTGCAGCTTTAAAATCTACGGCAGATTTTGATCCAAGATTAGAACCAAGACTTTCTTTTACAGTTGCAATAAACTTACCGAGTTCTTCAGCGCTGATCGCAAAATCATCCACTTTGTTTCCCATTTTTCCATTTTGTAGGCGTGGGACAGAAGCAAAGATGACCTTATACGCCTCAAGTTCTTTTTTGGCTTCCTCAAGATCTTTGAACTTACTTAATTTGGAATAATCTAAAAACATGTCTAATACTGGTGGAACTGATCCTGCAAAATTGTTATTGTATTTAAATACCCAAGCATCATCAGGATGCATTTGCTGATAATATACCCATCGTCCATTATGTTTCGCTAAATTTGACCCATAAGTATTTTCAGATGATTGTAAAGCATTATTAAACATAGCTTTAAAGCATGGGGCATATCCATCAATATCGACACCGCTTTGAACAAAATAAGATAAGTTAAAAGAAAAGAGGTATCCAAGATATGAATCTGCGTCAATCATACAATATTCAGCAGGCAGTTCCTGTAAATATGCATGATCATCGAATTCACGAAGTGATGTATAGTATGTATCATAATTAGAAATATTGAACATAACTTTATTAAATTCTCTTTTAACATTAAAGCGATTAAAAAAATTAGTTACAACTTTATAATCTTTTTGAAATCTTTTTGAATGATAATCAGATGCCGTGATTGGTTTTCCGTCCAATGTGTAAGGAATTGGTTCCCAATCAAAATCTAATATAGAAGACGTAAAGTCTATGAGATGTCTGTATATAGAAATCGAATTGTAATATGAATATGAAAGCTGTCGCAATTCTTGTTCGAATTGATGAGGTGCTAAAACCATTCTTTCAATCTTTTCTCTTGGAAAAATTGCGCCTTTCATATTGACATTCTTCAATGTACTATTCAGCAATTGAGGAGACAAGAAGAATGATTGTCCAGCTGCACTTTGACTATTATATGCCTGAATAAATTCTGTAACATATGATTGTGTTTGTGCATCTGTTTTATTTTTTGTTGCCACATAGCACCTCCTTCCTGTAATTTTTAAACATATGTATATTCATTAAGTAAGTCATAACCATGACTTTTATTATTGTTAAATAATGTGTATCTATTTTCTTCTTCCCATTCATAAATAACAGATAATCCATAACAAAGAGAAGTAGCTCTATCTCTCTTTTGCCCCTTGACAATACGAACATATTGAACATTTCCATGTTCAGAATAATCCATCTTAATATTGCTTAATTCACTCTGCAAGATGTCATGCTCTACATGCTGTGCGTATTGTTCCGCAGTAATCTCTCCGTTCTTATACAGAGAGTCAACTTCTTCAGAGGTTGATAGTAATTCAAGAGATCTATCCTCGAAGCATGATTTCATGTAAGGATAGAATGTTTTATGAAATTCATTTGACGCATGAACACCACGAATTAATGGAACTGCGTTATCAAGTAGAAATCCATCTTCATCATCGTCTTTTATCAATGGCGGATATTCTACTGTGTTTTTCGTTTTAGGATCTGTATATTCCCAACTTTCATAAAACATTGTTGGTAAACCTGCACCAACTCCGTTATCATCTATAACCAGTTTCTTTGTGTTAGGGAAATGTATATGAATGAGTTCTCTTAAGAAATCTCTTTGTTTATTCAAAGGTATACCATTCATGACTTTTGTATACACGACAGATTTTGTATAAGTACCATTTGGTCTCATTTTCAGTTTGATAACATGAGTACATGCGTTATCCGAATTCTTTTCATTAGATACAGCTACGTCATGGGTGATGACATAGATAGATTGAGATTTTCGAGGTTGATCTGATTCGCCATATTCAAGTTTTCTACAAGGCATTGTAAGTTCATATGGGTAATAACTTTCTCCGCTGGAACCAACGAAAATTCCCTCATATTCATAAGCGAATTTGTCTTTTGTCATAGAAGGTTTAGATAACTCTTGCTCAATGTCTTCCATATCAAAAAGACCAGCTTGTACACCAACTTGATAAGGGAAACAAATTGCAACATACCTCTTGTTCCCAGAGCACATTTGCTCAAAATGATATTTAAATCTCTTGTATAATCCGCTTGTTTTCAGATAAGCAGAAGAGATAAAAATAACTTTACCCTTTTCATTTTTGTGCCATTTTAAAGCATTTTGACGTTTGGTTTTTGTCATAGGAATCAAAATTGTTTCAATGATATCATCTTTAACCAGACGAGCTTCATCAATCAATAAATAATTAAAACGCCAGGAACGAGCAGATTCTCCACCACGATCTTGTGCAACAGTAATGGCACGAATTTCACCGCCACCATTAAATTCAACATAACAATCATCAGGAGAAGTATGAATTGGCATAACTATCTCTTTTGCGATAGTTCCATTCTTGATTAACTCACCCTTAATTTTCTGAATAATTACGTTTCTAGCCTGTTGGTTACTTCCTGAAGCAATTCCACATTTGACATTTGGATATAATATCGAGATGCAAATATAGAAGACGGCTACGATCCATGACTTACCGAGTCCACGACATGCAATCAATACTGACATTTGCCCTCTTGCCATTGCTCTCAATATAACTCTTTGAAAAGGAAAGAGTTCAATCCCTAAAATATCTGTTGCAAAATCATCGATGTAATACCGATAATAAGAAAAGAATTTTGTCCATGCTTCGTAATCTATGGTATCTTCTGAAGGATCTATATCTTGAACTCCCAATTCACTGGCTCTTTGAGCCATACGTTTGTTCACTTCATCGAAGTCTATATCTAAAATATCCATGATATTTACCTCTTACAGTGATTTTGTAATTGTACTCAAATAGTCAATTAATTCATCGACAGTATCTTTTTCCATCGGATGATATTCAGGAATCCAGTTATGACTTTCTACCATAGCACAAACTTTTGAGAAGCTACTTGCACCAACATCATTTACACTTCTGGTACTTTCGCTGAATTTGGCAGACTTTGACAGTGTGTCAAATGCCTCTCTGGCAGCCTTATACTTAGCGTCTGCCCCTGCGACGTTGTTCATCATATCATCAAAAGTCTTGTCCATCTGAAGCGACGCTTTTGCAATTTTCTTTGCGTAATCTCTATGATTTTCTGTAACGATTTTATAATCTCTTTCAAGTCCAAGATAATAATTGTCAAGATAATCTATATCTTCCTGCGTGTATTCCCCACGCCATTTCTGGCTATAGATTTTAGAAAAGGTTTTTTGAGAAGTATTAGAAGTTTGTTTCTCTTTCTTTTTTTGAATTGATTTTGTATTAGATTCTGCTAATTTTTCAGCGTATGTCCGATCTTCTGTATCGCTATCAGCATATGTTTCTTTTCTTAACTGTGGCAAACTTTGAATATTTTTCATATACAACTGAAAAATTTTTTGTCCGTAATCATCAACGTCCCCATTTAAAGATTGATTTTTTCTTGATAATTCATCTCTTGCAGCATTGATATATTTGATATGAAATGGTTTATCGATTTGGCGTAAAACAGATTTGCATTTGTTTTTATCTAATCTGCCATCAGAATCTAATACGTTTTTGAATATACATTTTTTACACCAAGGTACTAGGTGGTCTGCGTGTAACGGTGAATTACTTGAATAAAACTGTCGTACAGAAATATCTTTATCGCAAGCTAAACATTTTTTCTTTTCACATTTACCTATTGTTCTCACCACCTTGTTAAGTAATAGAGAGTAGCACTGTGGCTACCATCGTCATTTGATAAGTCCAGCAATTCTATCAATACACCTAACCCGACAAGCGTATCAATAACTGAATCTGTTTTAATTTGTTTTGAATCTAAATCACTGACATCACCAGTAGTAAAATCATCATCTTCATCATTATATCCATACAGAATAATATTTGAATCATCATAGAAATTTAACATAAATTCAACAACATTCTGTGTAATATCATTCTGATATAGATAAATAGAAGTTCCTTGTAAAGAGTCATTATGAAACTGATCATATAAAAATACTCTTAGACTTCCATCATCAAACATTTCTAAGCAATATAATGCATGATCTTTTTCCATGCTAATTTTTCTTGGAGCAAAATCTAACTCCGTCATTGCCAGTGATAATAAATGGCGGATAGTCATATCATCCGCCACAATATCTACGCACATATCACCGTCTTCCAACTGATCGTCGACTGTAAATAAAAGATCGATTTCGTCTTCGAAATCAGTGATTTGTAGATCTTCATATTTGTTATATTTTTCTTTATACAAGAACTCACTTCCTTACTGTGCCGCTACAGCATCTTTTAAAGATTTAGCCGCTTTAAATTTTGGAGCTTTCTTAGCAGGTACTTCCATCATTTCACCTGTCTGTGGGTTTCTACATGTTCTTGCTGCACGTTCAACAACTTCAAATGTTCCTAATCCAGAAACACGAACTCCACCTTTTTCGATTGCTGTTGCAATTCCTTCAATAACACGGTCTAATTCGATTTTTGCTTCTTTCTTAGTAATTCCGTTTGCTTCTGCAATAATTTCTACTAATTCTGTTCCTTTTAACATAATAATTTCTCCTTTATTCTTTGTAATTTTATAGTTTTTATCACGATTTCTCAGTTTAGAGAAATCGTAAATTGTTAATAATTTCTTATATTTCTACGGCTACCCACTTTTGAGTACCCGTAAATCATTTATAGAAATGGAGCAGAAGAAGTAATATCCTCTGCTCATAATAGGCAGTCTGTCCGACCTGTTTTGAGAGATTGATCCTAAAAAAGACTGCCGAAATGTTAATTTAATTGCATCTTGAACGATGCTGTATGCCCATCATGTTCTGTGAACTCAAATAGTTTGCAAGCACTCTTTGACCCTTTAAAAATACTGTCTGCATAAGGATCGCTACCTACAAAACTTGGGCACACTAAAATTTCCTTATCGCATGTAATACCTTCGCTGAGAGATTTTTCAAGCATTCCATGGTAATGACCAACTAACAAGAAATCAATATCTTCGTTATAGATAGACTCCATATTTTGAATGGCGCTATCAATTCCTCTTAAGGTATGCCCATGCATTGCAACAATATTAAAGCCAGCGACAGGAACGTGAATACAATCAGATTCCAGATCAAGATGTACTTCAACACGATCATTGTTTGCCAAACATTCATTGATATAATTTCCAATAATATATTCAAAGTCTTCCGCACATAATTCAGAAGCTCTTGTTCCTATAGGTCGTGTTTGGCTGTGGTTGCTTCGACCTACGCAATAATATTCAATTTCAACATATTTAGATAATTCATTTAAGAAATGTGAAATGATTTTTGAGATATCAACAACTGCCTTAACAACGGCAGAGTCGTTGAGCTTAACGTCAGTAAGACGTAAGATACCCTGAATGTCATCACCTAATGTGACGACTTTGAGTTTAGAAATGCCAAGCCTATGTATCAGCACAATGGTCTTGGATAATAATTTTTGAAATCTTTCAATGCAAATTTCTGGAGAGTATTCGTTGTTAACACTCTTAAATACTGCATTATAATGAATATCTGCAATAGAAAGCACATATCCTTTAGATTTATCTTCAACTCTCAGAGGTTTGAAGTCTGGGTTTGGTAGCATCTGAATTGCTTCAGCCACATATTCATTGAACAGCTCAAAACGACTTTCTTGGCGAGAAATACGATTTCTCTCTAAATTAACTGTCTGTAATTTCTGTCGTTCCTTACGAATTTTTTCATATAATAACTGATCTTCAGATTTTTCATCGTTACCAGATTTTTGCTTGCTGCGAAAATAAGCATCTCTGAATCTACCACCAAATGGAGTAGAAGAGGACTTGCGAATTGTATCGCTTGCACATTGTACATGATATTTTTCTTTAATTTCCTGCCAGTCGATATCAACTACACCGTCAAGTTTTGAATCAATATCTGCACAGACAGCCTCATATGTTTCTGGAGTTAATCCGATTTTTGCTAATTCTTGTTCAAAATTAATACTGATAAATCTTCACTCCAATCTATTCTTCATCAGAAGGTACGTTTAATTCCAGATCTTCATCCGTCTTTTCTTTCATCTGAAATTCACCATATTTTCCATCAAAGTCTTTTAATAAATCTTTGAAAGATACATTTCCTTCTTCTGTTTCAATAACTCCTTTTTCGATGTCTACATAACCTGCCGCCTTAACTGTGACAGTAGTAGATTTTTTATAAGATAAAGCTTTAGCCATATTTATCCTCCTTTAAACTAATGTGAATTTTTTAATTATTTGTGAAATACCTCTACACACTTGATTAAAAATGTGGTATAGTGTAAATAGAGGGAGTTTAAGCATTTTTATAAATAAAAATTAAATGATTTCGTCTACAATTCCAAGGCGAAGCATTTCACCTGCATCAAGCCACAATTCCTGACGATATACTTTTTCGTACATTTCTTCATTAATATTAGAATGTGAAAGTACATACTGTTTAATTTTCTCTTCGTATTTCTGTGAAAAATTAAATAAATCTCTTACAGCATGAGCTGTTCCGCTAACAGATTCTGATCCACTATGAAGTAAACCTACACTAAATGGATGACATACGGTTTTTGCATTTGGATTATTATGCCCTGCCATAGCAATATGTAGTCCCATACTGGCTGCCATACTCATAATGTGAATCGTAAGTGGAGTTTTAATCTTTTCAATAACATCAACAAGATTAAATCCTCTATATACATCGCCACCAAGTGAATCAAGAATAATTGTAATAGGTTCTCCAGAACCATCATTATCCATCTCAATAAGTGGGAGAACAGCACTTTCAAGGATGGTATCGCAAATGGCTTCATTTACAATAATTCTGCGCTGCTGTAAATTTACATAATACTGATAATCTACTACATCTGGCAGTCCACCGCCAAATTGTTTTAGTAAATCTTTAATTGGAAGTTCGAATTCTATATTCAACAGTCCTTTCTATAATGAAATTTTCAAACTTGAATTTGCAATAATAACTCGTGTACTTTTGCATTTCTTTTCAAGTTCAGAAGTTAATTTCTCTTTTAATGTTAACTTTGCTTTTTCTGATCCATGATGTAATACAATTCGATTTGTGTTAATAGAAGAGTAGTAATCGAGAAGTTGGCAGAATGGAGCATGTCCACTAAGAGATTTGAGTGAGAAACTTGCACATCTACAAGTATATTGTTTATTATCTATAGAGATAGATTTAACATTTTTGTCTTTAAGTAATGCAGCTAAACTTCCTGGCGTACTGAATCCTACAAATAGAACAGTAGCGTTAGGATTTGAAACTGCTTTTTTCAAATGGTGTCTAATTCTACCATTATTACACATCCCAGATGTAGATAATATTACACATGGTTCATTACTATGTACCAGTGCTTTACTGGATTCTGCATCACGCACAAACACTAAGTTATCCCAATTTAAGACCTTATCAAACAATTCTAGTTCATCTCCCGATAAGATTTTGCGATATTCATTAAAAATATCAATCCCTAACGGTGTATCAATGTATACTTTATAAGGAAAATCATAATCTTTCATGACCTGATAAATCATTGTTGTAAGAAATTGGAGTCTGTGATTTGCGAAAGTTGGTATAATTACCTGTCCATGCATTTCGCATACCTGTTGTGCGATAATAGAAAATAACTTTTCGATATCATTATTTCTTTCTTTTTGTCCAGTTTTTAAATCTGGGCGATCTCCATAAGTTGATTCTCCAATGACTAAATCTGCATGATTAACAGGAGTAAACTTATTAACGTAATAATTATGTACTTTAGAATTTCCAATATCTCCTGTAAACAACAAAGTCTTTTCAACATTGTTCTGTTTGAGATACAATAAAATTTGCACACTACCAAGCAAATGTCCGTTTGGAATAAGCATAAATGATAAATTATCATCAATAACAATCTTTTCCATCACAGGATATTCAGAAACATAATTCATTGTACGTTCTACATCTTCAATAGTATACAATGGGTCATAATTCTTCCCATGTTGATTGTTAATTAATTCTATATCTCTTTCAATAATATAAGCAGAATCTTCAGCCATTCGATGCATAATTCGATAATTGTCTTGTGCAACAATCATTTTTGCAGAACATCCCTCTTTATATAGTCTTGGGCTTAAAAATACGTGATCCGCATGGAGATGGGAAATAAAGATATAATCAATGTCTTTTGGCTTAAATTCTTTGAATCTTCTCTTATTTACAAGAAAATCATCGTATTTACTATTTGACTGATGTAAGCCAGCATCAATCAAAATGTTGTGAGTATCTGTTTTTACATAAACCATAGAACCAGTAACATCCATAGCAGCAGGTTCGTCCACAAATGATACTCTGATATTCTTTTGTTTTTTCTTCATAGAGAACACCTATCTTTCTCTATAGTTCTTTAGAGCTTTCATTACTCTTCTTTTCTCACTTGCATAGTAAGTAGGATGTCCAGAATACGTCTGATGAATATCAGATTTGTCCTTGAATCCTTTTGAGCGAAGATAGAAAGCTTCATTTTTGGTGATCTTAATTATAGAAGATCCCTCCATTCTTAAAATATTTCCAGTGATGCGTGATGCTTGACGCTGCATATAGCAGTCGTCGTACATATATACTGGATAGAAAAGGGCTTGGAACGGATTTGAACCGCTTCACAATATTAAAAGTATTGCGTTCTACCAATGAACTACCAAGCCAGAAAGGAGTAGTAGATGAATTAATATCCATCCACTATATGCTAACAATGAGAAAAAATCTTTGTTGAAAAAGAACTGCCAATCAAACAGCTCTTTGATTGCACAGGTAGGATTTGAACCTACGTCTCCAGAACCAAATGGAACGAGCGAATTTACCAACTTTTCCACTGTGCAATATTGGTAAGGACATAAATGTCCCTACCAATAAAGGATACTATATGAAAAATAAAATGAAACCTAGAAAAATAGCAGAAGGTGGATTTGAACCACCGATCTTCAGGGCATGAACCTGACGAGATAACCAAACTTCTCCATTCTGCGACAGGGATAACTGGATTTGAACCAGTGAATACAGCAGTCAAAGTGCTGTGCCTTACCACTTGGCGATACCCCTTAAATGTATTTTAATTTTAAAGCAGGTCTTCACCTTACAGTCATTTGTGGAACAGTTTATTCTGCAACATAGTAGATAAGTCTGAGCTTCGAGGAGCGACCTCTAACTTCTTACCTAAGTCTAAAAAACCAGTTCTATGACATGATCAATACATGCAATGTCAACCCACCGTTCAGAATTAAGTTTTAGAATGTTTTTATAAATTTGAACTTACCCTTAACTGACTTGAGCGACATACCAGCGACTTTTCTTATACACTGTCTTTTGAACAGATTCACATCAAACTACATTATTTGGCTTTTCCACCTTTTACGTACCTGCCAGAGTACGCATTGAAGTGGATTATTCTCCACAGGAGCGTCTATTATTGTAGCGAAAAGTTCTGTGCGTTAACCAGACCAAAATGCTGCACAATATCCATTTGCTTGAGAGTTTCTCTCTTGTCCATATCAGATCACTCCGACATAAAAAGAGACACAAAGAACGTATCCGTACAATGTATCTCTCCAATTCGACATATGTGCCTAGAATATCTCTCGGACTCATGGCATTGAGTTTTATAACCGAGTTGCTTATGTTTAAAATACAAACTCTCGTAGAAGGATTTGAACCTCCGACATGATGGTTAACAGCCATCCGCTCTACCAGTTGAGCTATACGAGAATATAATTCCTACAGCTGGATTCGAACCAGCGACTTTCATCTAATGTTATCCTTGCTGTGATGACCCTCTGCCAACTGAGGTATATAGGAAAACTGACACGACAGGAATCGAACCTGCAACACCAACGTCCGTAGCGTTGTGCTCTGTCCAATTGAGCTACATGTCAATAACGAATATGTATTTGCCTCTCATACGTACACACTGGCGAGACAATACATATTTCTAAAAAGCAACAGTGTGTAAGTATTGCTTTTCTAGGGCGAACTGAAGTGATGAACTCCATCAGAATATCAGAAGAGGTATACATTCCAATATCCACCAACCATCAGGGTGTTCGCATATTTTTTGGTTAATCTATCGTATAGTTACTAACCTAATCATCCCTGTTGAGGGAATCGAACCCACTCGTGACCGAAGCCGCAAAATTTACAGTTTTGCCTGTCTCCTTAGCAGTATAAACAGGGATATTAGCCCACAAGTCCGAAGAACATTGTAGGACAAACATCACACCAACGAGAGTCGAACTCGTATTGCATCCGTGAAAGGGATGTGTCCTAAAACCATTTAGACGATGGTGCGATTTAGCGTACGGACTGGGCTACGACCCCAGGATACGCATATTCGTACGTATACAGGATTAGCAATCCTGCGCATTAAACCAGCTCTGCCACCCGTACATTCTGTATCTGTATTAATTTCAACAAAACTAACACAAATTTTAGTGAGTGATTCCTCCTCACTTTTGGCATACTTATCCATACAATAAGCGAAATATAACATTTCCAGAATATGCCATACACTTAATTGTGTAATTTTTGTAGACCACTCTATAAAAAGACACACATTCTTTGTGCGATCAAAACACCTTGGATTAGAGTATCGCAAGTTTCTACACGAGATCCACCTTGTACTTCGGCACCACTCTTTCAACGATTTGTGTTTTCTTTTATCAGCTAATAGCCTAAATCCACCGATCTTAGTCGGATCACTTCATTTCTTGTTGGGCACGCAAGGTGCAATGTTTTATAATATGGTAAATTACTATACACTTTCATCTTCTTCATCATTATCTGAATTCAAAGACTCATATTTTTCTAATAATCTGTCAAGATATTCATCAGCAATTTCTTGCATTTTAGTGAAATAACCAACAACATCCATGATGAATTCTGGTGGGAATCCGTGATCTCTTGTGTAAATTGATTTTGATTGCTCAATGTCAATCGTATTTCCAATCTCTGTCAGAATCAGATGATATAAAGTTCTACGCTCAATATTCATAAGATTACACAATTCTTTTAGACGCTTTCTATTTTTTAGATACCAAGTATTTGTTGCTTTTGGCAACTCTATATCACTTGTTGGCTGAACAATAATAGAAGAAGTTGTATTCGGTTGAGTCGCCACTATTGTATATGTACCAGTCTTGCGAAGAGACGGTAAAACTTCAGATGTAACCCATTTCTTGAACTTTTTAGCGGATTCCAGTTTACTTCCAAAAATAAGAGAGTAAACGCCAGATTCGTTAACAACCTTCATCGTCTGTGCTCCGCCAAGGGTGCCCTGAATTGGGGCGTCCTTTTTATCTTCGTTATCAACATGGGAAGAAATAGCATTTCGTGCCTTAGAATATCCAAGACATTCTGTAATATCCTTGCCAACAAACCAAAGATCTCCATCAATTGTAAGAGTTCTCACATTACCAAATTCTTCGTTATTGAATGTTGTAATTGCTGTTGTATTCATAATTATTTTCTCCTTTAATATAATGTACAGATGACATTTCGCCACCTGCCAGAATAATAAATGGAGGCTCGGTATTTATCCGAGAAAATATCCATTAGTCGGTGTACACTACTTGATGTGTACATGAGTTACCGACAAATAATTTGCGTATGCACTAAAAGGCGTCCAACACATTTGAAATCAGAGTTATATTACTCCTGTAAATTCTATGGTAAATGTCTATACGCAAGCTCCAAACATACGAGCTTTATACCTCTGTGTTTTGTATGGCGTCCCATACTCACCAAAATATCTTCATTGATGCCCTATAGGCGATATTTCTTACGTGTGATAAAATTAGCTTTTTGTTACTTTATCACATATACTTTACGATACTTTTTGCCGAATCTCTTGACCTGTGAGTGAGAAGAGAAGTACATATCAATATGTTTTCCTCTTACTCCGCCACCAACGTCCTGAGCGATATACCAGTGTCCGTTGATTCTAACTTTAGTACCTAATTTAATTTTTCTCCTATCAACTGATATGGTTCTGCCTTGTTTTGCTCTGCGACCTGAAGCAGTTCGGTTTCCCCAACCGCCAGAACACGACCGACAACCGCAGTATGCAGTAATCTTATATGTTCCCAAACATTTGACTTTCTTATTTTTCGCAGAGACAGCAGTAGAAGTAGTGAATCCTCCAACCGCTAGTAGCATTGCCATAACTAATGTAATAATTGAAATTTTCTTTTTCATGATTTCTCCTTTGGTTGCTTTTCAGTTTCCTCTGGAGGTCTACTATATTAATAGAACAGTTGCAAGTCTCGGATACCATCTCTGATTTTTTGTTTTTGATGACATAGACCTCGGAACTCACGGTGTGAAATTTCTTTAGCTGCAAACAGCGTGAGCATTTACACAAAGTGCAAATTGGTACTTTGAGAGTTTATCTGTTCTGATTAATCTTATCTTTATACCAGCGAGTTATTTTCGGAGTGATTTTAACTGTTGGTTCACTTTGGACTTTAATTCCATTTGGCAGATTCCGTTCTTTTTTATTCACAATTTTAGACTCTACGCTTAGTCCGTCCATAATATGAATTTTTTTAATTTCACAGTCATTTACGGAAGATAATTCATCGAACAAAATATCTTCGGCAGAACGAAAAATCTTTTTAATTATTTCCTGAGAAATATTTTCCCTTTTTGCAATCATTTTATAAAAATCAAGTTTAGTTATTATCATCATCTACTTTCTTAAAATTTTAAAAATTGATGTGCATATGAAGAATAATATATGCTTCTCCATATACACACATTTCACCAACCGTTTTTTTCGGATGTTTGTCATTTTTTTAAAAATATTTAGCCGAAAAAAACGGTTGTTTTTAACCTAATATCAAAAGCTAACATTCTGTATTTTGACGTCTTTTCTTCATTAATTCCTTCTGAAATTGTTTTCTAAAAACTTTCTGACAAGAATCACATCGTACCTTTTTGGCATTACGAACGTACACTTCAAATAGTTCTCCACAATCAACGCATTGTACTTTTTTTGTTGGTTTGATTACAACATGATGTTTTAAATTTTCAACAATGTATTCTCCATACACAAACCACAACAATTGTTTGTATCGTTTGTTTTTAGAGTACAGATGTTTAACCAACATGTCTGTGATTTCAATTGCAGAGTATCCAGTCTTTTCAAATTCTTTTAAAATCGTCTGCTTTACAAATGAATCGTTTGCCACACGTTCATCAACAATATTGAATTTATATCTGTACTGTTTATTCAGTCGATCATAGATTTCTATGACATTTTTATCAACTTTTGTATTAACATCGAACATCATTTTATCGTATTCAATTTCATCAATCTTAAGTTTCCGTGTATTAATCTGCACATTCGGAACAATGTCATACAACTTATTAACAAAACTCTGATTTCGTTCTTCTACCTGAGATTCCATCTTGTCTTTTGCATACACAAAAAAGTGAGGAAGTTTCTTCTGTGTAAATTTTGCAATTTGTTTAGCAACCTTTTCAGGACGAACAGGCTTGTATAAAGTTTTTGCATAATCAATAACGAAATTATTTTCCATACACAAAAGTTTTACGGTGTCGATGGCTTCTTGTTTATCTTCCTCAGACCCATTAACAAAAATATCACTGTTCCAAATCTTTGTAATGTTATTGCTATAAGGTCCGATATTACCTCCAGTAAACGCATGAATCAATCCATTATAAATATTTTCTGGAGTAATCAAAACAGATTTTGCTTTTTTCATTTCATAATACAAAGGTACAACATTATTCATATTTCTTTCTGCAATATCAACGAAATTTTTATCTGCGACCACCAATGCCTTGTCTCCATCATTGTCAAATTGTAAAATTCGTGAGATTAAATCATGCACGCTCGTATACAACGCATTTGTAGTAAACCATTTTGAAATTTCGGCTTTTCTTTCTCCGTATGCATCGTAAGCAATGTTAAATCTTACTGCATGTTCCTTATATAAATGAGGGCTTCTCAGACAATCAAGCTTATCATTTTTAGGAAACATCTTGCAGTACACTTCATGATCATCAAGCAATCCTTTAGGATTTTCAATATGCCCAAAGTAGTATTCACAAACTGCATATAAATCTGGAATTAAGAAAGTATATTTTCCATAAACATCTAGTTTTCCACTGCGATATTTCTTCAGCATACTATTCTTAATTTCTCTGATAGTGTCTTTCGCATATGTATCATTTAATAAATTTGGATAGATTTTTACAGCTTCCTGAAAAGGTGTCATGTGAGTATTATATGGATTGATTCCCAAAGTTCTCTGCATATGTTGTACAGAATCACAAAGTGTAGAGATTTTTTTAACTGATCTTTTACTCAATGTTTCAATTTCTGTATCTGTAATATCAGTGAGCGTCTGCAACATCTGATAATTTATAGAAGCATTTTTTATGTATTCTTCCTCAACATTACACAAACCTGCGGTACATCCAAATTCGTGATAATATTGTTTATATTCTTCCCATGAATCATAATATTTCCACATCTTAAACTGACTTTTTGTGAAAATGATTTTAATATCTTCTTCAATAACATTATGTTCTTTGCCGTAAATATCTGTAATAATTGGCGACCAACCTTTTTCTTTGATCAGCTCAATAAATGCAAATTTCCCAAGAAGTCCTTTGATCCAAGGGATACGCACCATTGCATTTGCATTTAATACACTTGGGTCTGCGATTCCGCATCCGTCCATGTGAGGAATTGGAACAGAAGAAGAAACCCTCTTAATTTCATACGTCTTATCATCAATAGAATCAAAAAGTCCTGAAACCATAGTCTCCATATCATCTACAACGATTGATTTGTCAATGTCAAAATCTGCCCATAAATCAGTCGCTGAATTAGTCAATGCAAGGTAGGCTAAGTGTTTGTTAACATTGTTCCCTTGATGTTTTTCATCATTAATTTTGTCGATTGTGAGTCCACACATTAATGTTTTCTCATATTTCTGCCATGTTTCTTCCTTGATGAATACAGCTTTTTTTGTACGAATCTGACCAGCAGAAGAGGTGAAGTATCTATATTTTGTAATTACGCCATCTTTATCGCAGTAGTTCATACCATGAAAACAAAGATCTTTGAAAATATCGAAGTAATATACTTGGACAATAACTAAATCTTCGCATAACATATCGGTTTCTGCTTGAATTGTCCTGCTTAAGAATGACTCAAACAGAGATACAGTATTTGTATCATTCAAATCTTTTTCATAAAAACATCGAATTTTTACTCGATCTTCATGCTCATGCTTTGCAAGATTTACATTTGTATCAACCGCCCGCTTGAGCCTTAGCAGTAGTTTTTCTTTGACATCTTTCGCAGGGAAAGTTTTATAACTTTTAAGCGTTGACCAATATTGGATCTGATCAAGTATATCATCAGACTGTCTTAGCTCTTTAAAGTTTTTATCATATATGGTGTCAATAATATCTTGTCTACGCATATGAATTGCTTCGATATTTTTAATCTGCTGATCAGAAAACCCTTGCCTTTTTGCTTGTTTTTCTAAATCCTTTAATTGATTATGTATTGCTGCACGTTCCTGTCGAATGTACATATTTTGCTTATGTAAAGCCTTTTCTTTTTCTGTGTAAAAATGCCCTGTATCCACAGAATGTACATGAATTTGTTTATCTAATGCCATTCTACTCATCATCCTCGCTTTCTTTAAAAATCATGTCTGTCATCTGTTCCATTTCAGTTCTTGGTTTCCTGAAAGCGTTTTTATGTAAACTTTCTGCTTTGATCTGGCAATAAATATCTTCCGTAATCATTTCTCTGGTAGCAGCAGAACGACACATTCCTGCGCAAAACAGTACGGCACCACCAATCAGAATCGTAAATAAAACTATCATTCTACTGCACCTCCACTGTATTTGATTTACCGCTTAGGTAATCGCCTGCACATTCAAGAAGCTTGTAGATAGTATCAGCAGATTCAATATGTATATCAAGATCGCCAGCTGTTTCAAGCTCAACTACCTTAGCCATCAGAGCAGTTCTAAGAGAATATCTCTTTGCCGTGATTTGTAAATCATCTTCAAACTGATGCCAGATTGGGAAATCTCCTGTCTCTTTGGCAATTGAAAGTGTCACTGTAAATGTTTCATCCTCTTTGCCGTTTTCATCATTATGTCGGGCAGTAGCTAAAATTTTATGCTTTCTGTGATTGATCGGAATCTCAATGGTTGTCCCAAGGCTTGTATAACTGCGCTGTGGACGATTCTTTTTCTTCATTGCCTTCTGTTCTGTGTATTTTTCTTTATTAAATTTTCTGGATTTCATTGAAAAGTCTCCTTATTTATGTATTTGTTTAGTTTAATTATTAATTTGTGTTTATTATGTATTTCAGTAATTCATGCTTACTGTTCTGGTATAATATTCTTCTCAATCTTTCGCCAATCGTTGGGAAGAGATACCTTGAAATAAATGCCACGGGCACTCGTGCTTTCTTTGACCATTTTGCATATCAACGTGTGCTTGTGAAACCGCAGCAATTCTTTTACTTGATACCATTTAAAACAATAATCAGTGCCACCTGATCGAATATTGCTTAAAATATCGTTGATGAAAATACGATAATACTGGTCATGCGTTGGCTTATAGACTACAGAATCTGTTGTACTATCTCTTGCTCGAATACCATCATTTCTTTTTAATCTTTTCTTTGAAGAAGGAGTAGTGCGTAGTCTCTGTGCTGCAAGTTTGACTGCGAACTGTTCTTGTGTAATGTTCTCAAATGAGATACGATCAGAAGTAGCCAATAAGTCTTTGAGTTCTGTATTTAATTGTTTTGTCATGAAAATTTGTTAGATCCTTTCGTTATGTATATTATTGTTTAGTTAATTTTTAATTTGTGTTTACTTGATTACTCACAATGCTGCCAACAAAGCGATTAATCAAGGTTTTCTAAATCAGAAGAAGCATTAGTTGCTTTCCCAAATTCTCCGTAAGGTTTTAACTGTAATTTAATTTCTTCGATTTCTTTTTTATAATCGTAATTGGAATCCAAGCGATATTCTTGAGTTCCGTCATATTTATATTTATTTGTAAAAGCAATTCGACTATATACAACTCTATCAGTGCCAGGAAGAGTTTTGAATAATTGCTCATGATAGATAATCCCTGCCTCATCAAGAACCTTAACACATTTTTCAATAGTAGTTCGATGTAATCCAAGTTCCTTTCCGATATCATCATATGTTTTCACATATGTTTCTGGTCTTTTCTTTCTATTTTTTTTCGAATTAAAATCTTCTGAAACTCGCATGATAATATTGTATCTTAGATATGCTAACACGAGTAATACATTCCATATTCTGGTATTATATGGCATTGAATTCGTCTTATGTAATCGGAGCAAGTATAAGAACTCGAAGTTATAAATTATACCGTAATGTTTCTTTTGTAGGAATAAATTTTCTTCAGTGTTTTCATTCGGAACATTATATAATGTAAGCTGCTTGATTGGTGATGCAACTTTTTTAACATAGCCTTTGTCTTCAATTAATTTCATAAATTTTTTAACTTGTTCATTGATGCCTGATGAGTTGTAATTCTGTGAAAAGCTCATTTGGCGCACGAGTAAATTTGTATTATAAAGAATCGGTGGTTTTTCTGGATTCCATTTTAACATCATATTGTTTGCTAACGCCATTTGAAATAATATTCTTTTTTCTCCAAACTCTGGATTGTAGATTAGAAAATGTGGAATAACATGAAAGTTCTGTCGTTTTCCTTCGGGTTTAATTTGTTTCATAAATAATTCTCCTTTGCTATCTTGGTTATTAACTTGTGTGTAGACAAAATCTCAGCATAAGTACAACAGGTGTTGATTTGATAGACACGTCTAAATAGCTAGACAAATAATTTTTAATCGCTTAACCGACAATATTAACTATAAGAGACGTGTTATCTATATAGGACATATTACCTATACAAAACACGGGAATATAAATATTCCCTACCTATTTTTTGTTTCGGTCGCTGACGCTTACTCAACGAAAAAATTCCGTGTTCGCTGACGCTCATCTCTTTTCTCTTTTGATCTTTCATCTGTCTTGACAATTGTATTGATCATCTTTTAATTTCTCCTTTCTTTGTTTTTCATCATGTAGATCATATATGATAATTGTTTTATATTTTCTTCCTGCAATGTCCGTAATCTTTTTCTGGTTATCTCATTGTAGTACAACCACATATATAATCTTGAAGATCTTGGATATAATATCTCAGAATTATCTTTCCAATAACTATGAATCTTCATTGCAATTTCTTTTCTGGTATCTGCCAACATATATTCTTTAAAAGAATCTTTGCACAGATTACCAGAATTGATTATCTGGCATATCATATCTGGTGTAATATTTGGTGGCAAATTGAAAGAGAGTTTTGTCTCTTCATTGCAATTACTTTTTAAATTACTCATATTCTTCACAATATATATCCTTTCTTTCTTTGTTTTCTTTTTAAGCATATTGGTATTTTAACATACTTTTTGCACCTTGTCAACGGGTGCAATGAGGGAAGTTAGTTATATTTTTATCTGGGTAGAATGTAATTTTCTTTATACTGGATTCTGTACATTTAGAAGAGCTTTTTGTGGTGAATTTCAATTCTATAGGTAAATTGGTATTGTTGGTAGGGGAGAGGTGTAAAATTGATTTATGATCTCTCAGGTGCATTTTTTTCATAGGAAATATCATTGTACTTTTTCATGTACAATATATACTAGTGCCGACAATGATCTTTTCAATGTAAAGTGTACCCCTTATGTGATATTAGTGCGAGAGCCAGGTTATGTGTGAAATTACTTAGGGTACTTTTGCAATGTTTAGGCGAGAAATCGGATGCTAATTTCCATTTTATATGTTCTGGCGATAACTTGTTAGGGTAAGATAGTAGAATTGAAATTTGCTCTCTCAGAGTACATTTTTTAATGGTATAATGAAGAGATATTTTTACCGTGGATCTAAGATGGGTTGTGGCAAATGTCTGACTAGGGAATCTGCTGCATAATGGTTGGTGTTGATTATATGTGATTCTCAATGTTTAGAAGAGTATATCCGTCAAATATGGATTTTGTGGTATGTCGTGGAGAGTTGTTAGAGTAGATAGGTAAAATGGATTTATGATCTGTAGAGTGCGATTTTTTATAGGACTGTATGAAAGATAATTTTTTGCATAAAAATAATCCCTGCTTGCAAGGCTGAGTGTCTGATTGATAGATTGCTTGTGTTCACTATCTGTCACAAATCTGGTTGATAGTTCAAGGGATTCCATCTTATTAAAATGTTTTGCCTTGCGAGGGATTGTTTTTATTGATACATGGAATACATTGAATGTCTTGTTCAATGCCATATACACGATTATATCATATAAGATACTTTATTGCAATGATAGATTGTAAGGTGTAAAAAATATGCCCAGAGAAATTTCCCTGAACATAAATTCTGATAATGCATTTGCAGATACATTATCTGGGGTACCAACTTGAATACCTTAATATCATTTTTTATGTCTGTTTTGGCGTAGATGCTAAGGGTTGCCTAAGCCCTCAATGGCAGTATAACATGATCTTTTGAGAAATGGAAGAGTGTAAGTGGTATTACCTGCGGTAGCAATGTCGAGAAGGAACGCTAACGCTTATCCTGCCTCTCCTAAACTGCGCAATAATTTTGCATGTTTGCTTGGGATAAGAGAGAAGAGGAGTAGAAGAGTAATTGTCGTTTTATTCAGTATTTATAAGGGTTTTGATGCAAGATAGGTACGAAATTGGTGACACCCTGTTTTGACAATCAAAAAGTGAGGTCGTCAGGCATGGGTACAAAAATGAATTTTTGGGTTTTTAAGATGTAATGTAAAAATAAAGGAGAGAAGAGAAGTTTGTGGTAGTGTTTTGAAAATGGAAACTTGCAAAAAAGAGGTGTGTAAAAGATCTGATTTTGGTCAAAATGGCAATAAAATTTGAGTGAGGTCGTCTGAAGTCAGTATTTATGAGGGATTAAGTGGTGTGTTAGGTGCGAAAAAGTAAAAAATCTGGTCATTTTGGGTAAGGTGTAATTGTCAAAAGTGGCTTAAATAGGGAAGTTGAACGACGTCACTTACGACGTAATGTTTTTTTAATGAGATAGGAGAAAAGTAGTGAAAGTGCAAGAATAGTGGGGATTTTGATGGATTTAAGAAAAAAGGAAGAAATTGGAAGAAAGTGATTAAAAAATTGGAAAATAATAGATTAAAAAATGAAAGGGAGATATTTGGCGTGTTGAAGACATCAAGGCAAAAAGTATAAAAACTATATTGTGAAATATGTAAATATACCCCCTACATAGTATAGTTATAAATATATAAAAACTATGGTAAATACTGGATAAATCTATTTGAAATACTATAATTTTATCAAATGAATTTTATAAATAACTGTAAATAATTTGTAGGAAGATCAGGAGGCAGAGTGCAAATAATTTCCAACTATTTCCATATAGTATAGGATGCTACGTTATATGGTTATTTAATATAGTGTACAAACTGTACAATATTCTGTACGTGTCGTTATAGTCCGATATCGGACTACTAGCAAACGACTGTTAACCAACACTTGTCTATTATCCAACACTTTTACATAATGTGTTGGATAGTCTATCCACGCCACCAACCCGCCTATAACTTCACTCTATACCAACCACCTACATATACCTATAATCTATACCACTTGACAACACCATAAAACCATGCTACACTACTAACCAAACAAGTGTTCGATGTTTGGCAGACTTCCAGCACTTGCGATAACTACACAAATTAAAATATAAACTAAACAAATTAATATATAGCAATCATACAAGATCAAACTATCATACATAAACAAATACATATACAAATATAACATGATAGTATATCTCATACTACCACGCAAAACTAGATCCAAACTATGATAACTATATAATAACATATAATAGTATAATATACAACTATATACCATGCACCCTAAAGACACAATTAATAAATATACTACATATACATAATACTATATAAGAGTACACCTACGGCATACGCAAGTGTCATACATTATGCTATAATAGATATACTTATATATTGCGTTTATAATACTGTTTTATACGTGTTTCTTCTATATAATACAAATGATCTTTGCATAGTTACATTCTAAAGCATTTAAACGATTGTATAAGGCTTTATGAGTGCATAGGGGCAGAGTACACGTTATTATTGATCTTTGCTAGTATTATCTGTATCTATAAAACGATAGTCCAATTTGTAGCCTAAACCATTACAAATTTTATTGACATCTTCAAACGTCAATGACTTTTTGTTTTTTAGGATATTAGATAAATTAGCTGGTGAGATACCAATAGCCGTTGCAAGTTGTTTTTGCGTATAATTCTTTCTTAATTGTAATTCTTTTATACTTGCGATCAATTGAGTATTATCTATATATATCATGTATGTTTTACCTTCCTTTATTTATTATATTAAATAGTAAACAAATATTTTTAAAAAATATTAAATAAATACTTGACAAATCAAGTAAATACATGATATAATAAAGACAAGTTAAAAGAGAAGCAAAACAAACGATCTTGATTGATCCGCAGAGTTTAAAATCTCACTTAACTTGATACCAGTTAAGATGCTGGTTACAAAAATTAAATAAAAAAAGATGATAAAGGCGTTCAGCCTTAATCAAAAAAGGCTTTCTGCCCATATCATCTTTGGGATTTCGGTATCCCTGAACCTAGACAATTCTAGGATACCATATCTTTTCTAAAAAGTCAATTCAGACTTTTTAAATCCCTATTTAAAACGGTTAAACACAACCGAATAAAAGAAGAAAAGAATACTTCTATAAAAACTCATGGTAACGCCATAACCCATGTAAAAAAGATGATAGGGTAGAGTGTCGCCCGATGCAATAAGTGACATTAAGGTTATTTAGCTAATAACCCATTAGTTAGTATGTATGGCTAATGTCGGGAGACACCAGCAACGCAGAACACTATACATTACATTGAACGGTATAACTTAAGGGTGTTTTATAAACACTCTGAAAAATCTTTTTTGAATAAAACATCAAAACCTAAAGATTAACAATGAATCAACCAGTTATAAAGCTGGTTAAGATTTCATAATTCTTTTATAGGTCGATGATGGGGTACAAATTAACGCCTTGCGTAGTATGCACATTTAGTTGACCTCTGTCTACGATATTGTTATTTGTATCCATTCATGAACTTATAACTGAATTAAAATCTCAAAAGAGTAAAGGAGTAAAGATGATTACATTATATAAAGATGAAAATAAAAATAATAAAATTAAAGAAGCAATTGCTTCTTTAAAACAAACACAATTACCATTATTTTTTAAATATTATTCAGTAGATGAAAAAATTGATTATATTTTTACTAAATATAATCTTGATTCTAGGGAAATGGCAAGAAAAGTCACATGGGTTTTAATAGGTGATTGTAAAAGACAATCTGATATTTGTTGTATGTTGGGTGAAGAATACGCAATGTACAATGCATAATTTATAAGTAGAATACAAGACACAACAAGAGTTGTGTCTTTAATTGTACTTATAAACAAAATCCCGCTTTTATAAGTCGGGTAACTAAAGAAAGAAGGTATTATCATGAACACGAACACAAATAAAGACGGTTTTACAGCATGGGTTACAAACTTAGGGAAATACAATGAAGGAGAAATCATTGATAAAGCTGTAAATTTCCCACTTGCTGATGAAGACGAAATCAAAAACATCTTGAAAGAAATCGGCATTGGTGCAGAATATGAAGAATACTTTATCGCTGATTATGATGCAGAGTTTGATACAACGGACTTAGGAGAATACACACCACTTTCAAGACTCCAGGAAATTGGAGAACGGTATTCAGAACTTTCAGATGAAGAAAGAACGGTATTTAATGAAATTAGTTCAGAAACATCAACTTTAGATGAAGCCTTTGACATTGTAGAAGATGGTAACTATATCATCTATTCAGATTGCGACAGCATGAAAGACGTTGCTTATCAGTATGTTGATAATACTGGACTACTTGAAAATATTCCAACAAGTGTATCAAATTATTTTGATTATGAAAAATTCAGTCGTGAAATGAATATTCGTGGTTGGTATGTTAATTCTACAGCATTCAACGGCTACATTTCAATTGTAAATTAAGGAGGTATATTATGAACTATTATGATTTAGATGGAATTCAGACAGAAATCAAAAGACAGATCGAAAGAACAAAGTGCTTAATTGAAAAATGGGAGAAAGTTACATATCCAACCAAAAAAGATGGTGCACCATTCAAAAATATGTCAAAGAATTTTGACGGAGCTACATATACGGCAAAAGATAATAGTGCAGAATTATCAATCTGTGGATGGTCTGAGTCCAGCGGTTATGAACACGACTCTATTTTTTGCCACGAAACAAAATACGAGAATAGGCAATATATACCTATTCTTTATGACGTAAATCAGATTAAAGAAAAGATCAATAATAGGATTGACGATTTAAAAGACAATCTTGTTTCATTAGAAAAACAGTTAGAAGTATCTAAAAAAGCATATACAGAATTCCAGGAAGTATATGAAAATATGAGAAATCAGCTAAAAAAATTAAGTGGTTGTGAAAATGAAAAGTATGAAAATACTTTGTTCCATGCAATCTATGGAACTATTGTTAAGCCATATTAGAGAAATAAAAGGAGTGTTTGAATTATGGAACAATATTTATATGCTGATGAATATGATGACAATGAGATTAAAATTCTAACGGTTGGACAACTGTTAGAATTTTTTAATAAATCAGATGATAAAAAGAACGGTTCAAGTTTGGAAAGTTATATTCAAGATAACATAAGAAAGGATCTTATTGAACCGTTTTGCCCACATAAAGAAGCAGAAACGGTTGTTTGTGATTTACAGCCATTAGCAAAACAGTATATCTTACAAGAAGCTGAGAAGGTTTTTAATGGTATGCCGTGGGTAGATACTCAAGAAGAACTTGACAATGTATATCATGAGAAAATCAAGAACTTATATGATACGGTTGATTTTTCAGAGTTTGTGGCGTATTTATAGATTGAATATTATAGACAAGTCAAAACACGACTTGTCTATTTTATTGAACTTATAAAGAAATAAAGTCCCGTAAAGGGCAGAAGGAAGGATATTATGACAAAATATAAAGTGATTTTTGGTTATTTCAGCGAACTTGTAACAGTTGACGAACCTACAACGAATTATGGTGCAATCTTAGATCTTGCGATCGATCAACTAGAATCTAATGGAAATATGGGCGTATTTGTTTCAGATGAAGATATAGAACGTGATGGGATCACTGATGATATGTATATCACTGGTGGAAATCACGGACTGAACTTATATCACGGTGGTAATTTTATGATAGAAAGAGTTGACGAGTAGGAGGAGGAAAGAACAATGGAAAAAATACAATTACATAAACCACAACCGATAGATATAGCCGTTGCGATTGTAGGAATTGCAATGGCTATTATTGCGTTTATAAAGATCCCGCAAGCCTTTATATTAGAAGCGTTGTTGGTAATGATTACCGCTGTCTATATGCTTGCTTGCGTTGGATTTTTTGATGATGATACAGATACAGAATAAGAAAGAAGGTAAATGATTATGAATTTTGAAAAATATAGAGAACTTGACACAATTAAATTGCATGGGATTTCTGCCGACATATTTCAAGAGAATGAACATGGAGAACTTATTGATCCTTTACGTGGAAAAGATGCAGACTGGTTAACGGGAAAATCCACATTAGCAAAAGCGGAAAATTTCAATTTTGAACAATTCGTTCTTAATGAAATCAATCAGCATTTTATTAACAATTTAGAAGCAAAAGATATTTGTATTTGTGGTAGTTGCTTTTCTTTTTGGAAACAAGAAGATGATGATGGTTTAGAAGATGATAATGGAAAATATTTTGTATCCTATGCCGTTAGTATCACAATTAATGGAAAATACATAGATGAAGAAGATTTATACGAACTATTTCCGAATTTTGAATATTAAGAAAGAAGGTAAACACACAATGAGAACAAAACAGAACAAAACAATCAAGATCCTATTAGCTGTAGCACTCATGTTTACGGCTTTTTTAATCTTTGGAAATACTGTACACGCAAAGACAAAAAGAAGCACGTACAGAACGATAAACGGCATTTATAACAGTGACGGTACAATTGATACGGCAGATGGTTATTGCTGGAAAGTTCGCAAGGAATCATATGCCTATCCAGGGACTACCGTTGTCATTGTAAAATTTAACACTCATAGAACAAAAAACAAGCTCGATGATTCTATTGTAAAGATCAATGCAAAGAATAAAAACATCCAGCTTGTAAACGATTATATACGCCACGAGTACGACTTAAAAGCCTATAGAGTAAAGTATATCAGCACTGGAAAATTAACCGATAAAATGATTCGTGAACGTGCTGTAAAGCATACGATTTATGTGGAAATTATTAAAAGTGTTTCTGCCGGAGGTAAACATGGAACGTATGGAAAAGGTTACTACCTTGCGTATAACAAACGTGTAAGAAAAGGAAAGCACGTAACAAGCTATTGTGTATGGAATCCTTGTAATAGTTACTGTGATGACGTAGAAGCGATCGCAGATAATGGAAAAATCAGATAGAAAGAAGGTTAGAACTATGAGAAAAGAAAATACAATGTACACTGGATTTTATGATATTCCTTGTCTTACTGGAAGAAAGAGTTTTTACGGTAAAGCAAAAGAAAGAGTTATCGACAATGGTTACGAGCTTAAATCATATGAAACTATTGTCTGTAAGTTAGTCAACGGAAAACTTATCCGATTGTGGAACGATTACAGCCCAACAACTATGAACCATGTAAACGGCTTCTTAGTGTTCCACGGTATGGAAAAGATCAAGAAAGCTGATTGGATGGCAATGGAAGTTAAGGAAGGAGTGTAAAACTATGACAACGATTACTATATACAGAAACAAAAGGAATGAGAACAAATACATAGAAGTCCACAACGATGGACATTATCACAATTCAGTTAAACAATTTATGCAATGGAAGAAAGATCACAATGGGAATCAGCTTGCCAAACCGATTAGAAATGAAACGGGTGATCGAGTGTTGCATAGATGGAAAAAAGCAAACCTGATGGAGCTACTGGAAGATTATGAACTGATTACGGCATAGGAGGATGGAAGATTATGAATCATCGTGCAACGTATCTTATCTATTATGAAGATAAGAATGGGTATAGGGATAGCTATGAAGTTTACGGGTATGAACAACTTAGAGAAACTATGAAGTGGTTACATAGTGATGAGATTAAAGCAACTGATATATCAATCTATAAGCATGGAAAAGATTTTGAAAATAATTCTGATGACATTATAGAAGTATATAAAAATTGGTGGAAATAACCAGGAGGAACGATAGAATGGAAAAGAACTTAAAAGATTTATACTTTGTATCTGTTTATTACAGTTTTGATTGTGATTCACCGCTTTATGTTTTTAGTACAGAAGAAGAAGCGGTTGCATTTATTAGAAAACAATATCAGGATGAATTGAACATAGAATGTAGAGAATTGGAAATTGATATGAGTGTTTCTGAAAAGGATTATAGTGATTATGGATTATTTGTCGATATATCCGATGATGGAAGTTTTGCACGTATTGAACAAGTAAACGATGATTCGTCATTTATTGAATGGAATTTAACAACATTAAGAAATGATTTATAAAAAGGAAGGTACACAAAATGGAAATTTCAAAGAAACAAACTTATGAACAGTATCAGTTACAATGGATGATTGATCACGGTTTTTCATTAAAAGATTTAATGGAATCTATGGACAGATATTTTATGAACGATGGAGATTCTATCCAGGAATTGTTTGAGGATTGGGAGTGTAACTGTGGATTTGGCGGTATATTGTATGCTTGTAAAGATGAAGCAATAGATTGTGGCGAATGTATAGAAGATGAGGAAGAATAGGAGAATAATTATGGAAATTTTAAAGATGACAAGAACAAACATGGTAGTGATTCAGACAGTGGAAAAGGAAGAACGTAACACTTTTGACATTGGAAAAATCAGAGTCGCAGCCTTGCCACCGATCGCAAAGAAAGATCTTATCGCAGAACTTAAAAGCAAGGGCTTCTGCGATGGAATGATCCATACGGTATTACAATGCAAGCTGGAAGATCTAAACGGATATGTGAACGTATGGAAGTATGTAGCGTATATCTTAGCCGTAGAACTGATGGAAAGATTATAGAAGGGCGGTGGAAACATGGAAAATACAAATACATTAACAGTAAAATTCGTCGGTTTTGGTGGTGGATTTATGGAATATCCATGCTATAAAGATGAAAACGAAAAGCTATATTTTGACATAAACGATGGGAAAAATGGACTTGACTTATACACTGGTGCTTACATGGATGAACTTGGAGATATTTGTGGTGAACCAAATCAGTCAGTAATGCAAGAAATCAAATGCGATAAACCATTTTCAAGGAATCTTAGAGAACGTGATTATCAGTTTCTAAGTAGATTAAAAGCAGATTGCGAATACTTCTTAAGAAATGGAAACGGTTGTAAGAAATACTTATATAAAGAAAGCATTGAAAAACATTGCGATGAGATGGAAAAAATATGGAATTCATTTACAGACGAACAAAAACCTAAATGGTTAACGATGGAACAAATAAAAGATTTTAGAAAGAAAATGTTAAATACAAGAAAGTAGGTGGAAATTATGATCGTAAGAAACACTTATACAGATGGTAGAACAGAAATTTTTTGTAATACGCCCGATGAATACAATGACTTATGTTGTGAGTACGATTTAGAAGATTGTGGTATGAGTGGAAAATACGTTGGATCTAGTTGGAGCCACGATGATAAGAACAATGTAGACGTTTATTTTAAATATAAAGAAGATTAGAAAGTAGGTGGAAAGAATGAGTCGCAGAACAACTATGGAATCATTAGCGTGTCACGTAGAACGCAAGTATCACACGTTATACTTTACGGAAAATCCTCCGAACGCTGGAATTGATGATAGCTTACATGGTTACAAATACTTCTTATTATTCAAGAACACGTTCGGAATTTTTCGGAAATACAGAACGCAAGAAGAAGCAATTAACGGCATGACGGAAATTTTAAAAGAAGATCCGTCAGAATTATTTAGTTACATAGCCAATTAAAGGCTTTTACTACTCATGATGATATGAGTATACACCATAACGGAAAGACTCGACTATTGAAGCTAATAGTTACTTTATATGAACGGAAAGACTGTACTACTGGTTGATGGTAGTGACGTATTGGAACGGAAAAACGGTGGCGTATGGTAGATAAAAGAGTGCTTTTATCGGTGGGTTCGATTCCTATCCCGTCACTTTTCACGATGGAAATTATCGTGTATAATAAAGGAAAACTATTAATATTTAAAGTCCTGATAGGCAGAAAGAAGGAAATTATGTACGAGTTCAAAGAACTGATCTTGCCTGAACATTTTAGACACGCCTCTTACGGTGGATTTTGTGTAAAACCGGGAATGTTTTATGGCGTAGAAAAAGAAACTGGAAAATTAGTAGCTACAACGGGATTGAATGTAAACGGATTAACAAACATTTATATCCAGCACGAACCAAAGATCCAATGGAATAATGATTTGTGGGAAGATCTTTACGATGATTATGGAAAACCTTTAATCACGATTGAAGAGAACGACTTGCAACGGATTAGTGATAAGGTTAAAGATTTTCAGAAAACGGCAATGGATTTTGAAACGTGGGCAGACGAAAACGGATATAATGAAGAATATTGTGAAGATCTTACTAGAGAAGAACTAGATCAGATAGAAGAATCTTATGAATGGTATTACTTTATGGGATATCCTGAGTTTGTGATCCAGCTTTTAAAAGAACATTGGGATTTAGAAAATTATGAAGAATAGGAAGGTGGAAATTATGAAATCATATAAAGAATACGATAGAGAATTTATTGGGGATAGTGATATTGCGGCTTTAATTTTTGTAGGCACAACAAAAGACGGATTGAAGGCGAATATCTTAAATTTTGGTTGTGATGGAAGATATAATGCTTATATTGTGGATGAGAACGCAAAGATCGGAGATCACTATACCTTAGAGATGGAATTTGAAACATCATCAGGATTCAGGGCATGGCTCAAAATCTATGACGATGTAGGATTGATGGCAGATTATAAGGCAGACAAAATTAGAGTATATCGTGCTGGAGATTTTGGTTGCATTATTCAGCTTATCGGAAAGAAAGAATGTGAATAAGGATGGTGGAAAATATGCTTAGATATAAAGATTATTACCATGCAATTACAAAAACAGATCACGGATTAGATATTGACGTAAACAAATGTAATAATACTTGCAATCATCATTCTTATATAGATTGTAGTAGTTGCGATTGCAAAGATGGATGCTTTGGAAAATCGTTTGCCAAAGACACTTTAAATGAATTCAAGAAACATCATTTTACATGGAAAGATATCGTACAAGTCAATGGAAAATTATATGAAGAAGAGTTCATGATTAGTGGTTTGATGGATGATAAAAATACATATCAGATTGATGATTTTTTAGAAGCTGTAGCAAAGAAGTATGATGTTAGTCCGAAGGATATTAAGACATATACAATGGATAATATACCATTAAATCCAACGGAAATTATTCTTGCCGGAGATTGTGGTTGCTATATTGACGGAACGCCTGAATGGTGTATAGACTAGCGGAAAATTAAATAAGAACAAAGTAATCTAGGAAGATGCAGAAATGTATCTTCCTTTTTTTAATGGAAAGAAACGAGGTAAGAACGAATGAAAGTTAGCAGAGAAGAGTATGAAAGATTAGACTTTGAAGATTTTGTGGAAAAATTAAAACCACAATACAGCACATTATGTAGTTTAGAAGATATGAAGAACGCTTGCGTTCAGGCGGTAAACGTAATGGAAGTTAGTCTTGCGATCCATATATTGGAACCGATTGAAGAATACAGTGTATGGTATTACGACTACGATCGAGAAAAGGGTATGCAGTATGTACCGCAGCCATTATCACAAAAAGAGGATCTTGTGAAGGCTGGATACTTAGAATTAGTCGGATAATAAAATGCAGATTTGGAAGAAAGATATGAGGTGGAAATTATGAACAAATATAGAGATTATTATAGTGCAATCGTAAAAACAGAGAACGGACTGGATATTGATGTATTGGAATTAGTTAACTGCGAGCTAGAACGACAGCAATGCGGAAAACAGCCGATTATTGGAATGATTGCAAGTGACATTATTAATGAATTTAAGGAACACAAATTCACATGGCGTGACATCGTAGAAATCAACGGAAAATATTATGCAGAAGAATTTAGTATTAGCGGTATCATGGAAAACCCTGATGCGTATATACTTGATGATTTTTACACAGCGGTTGCAGAAAAATACAATGTAGATCTTACAAAAAATGAAATTAAAACATACATGATGGATAATATCACTTTTAACCCTACTGAATTAGAGTTTGGGGCAGAAGATTGCGGATGTTACATTGATGGAGAACCAGAATGGATTGACGTAGAAGAACAGGATGGAAGAATTATGAATGCAGAAACAAAACAGGAAATTATCGGAATCGTTATGTGTCACGGAGAGAATGATTATGGATATTGGGGAGGATTTTCTCTAACAGAGGAAGAGGAGGAACAGATTTACGAGATCCTGATGCGACATGATACAGAAGGATGCTCTATCAGAGGAACAAGAAACGACATTGCAAACGAGATTAAAGAATAGGAGAGTGATTAGTTATGGAAAACAAAGAAGCAAAAAGAATCGCAAACATCTTATTTAATATGTCTTTAGGAATGGACTATGACACGTTTGTAGATGATTATAAAGAAGATATGGAAATGTTAACCGAAAGCGTTGGAAAATTGTCTAAAAAAGATGATCTGCTGTATTATGTGTTACACAATATTGCAGACAACAACGCAGAAATGGAAAATAAGCTTGTCAATGCAGATGGATCTATTTGCAGATAGGAGATGGAAATTATGAATGATAAAAAATATGATACAGAAATGATGGTGGCAATATGTCAAGAGTATGAAGATGCTTCTCAAACTTTATCTAGCCTGACGAAAACATTAGCAATTGTTCATATGAAGTTGGTTCAGGCAGAAAGCTATACGCAAGAAATCTCACTCAAACAGTATAAAAGACTGAAAGAAGAGGTAAAAGAATTAACAACAGCAGTACATGATGCAACTATTATGCTCAATGTTTGGGATAAAGCACGAGAAGTTTGTATGGAAGTTATAGATGATGAAAATTAAATGTCAATTTTATCGTAGGAAGGATGGAAATAATCATGAGAGTTTTAGTAGAATCAAATTATGGAACAACGACCAAACCAGATGGTCTTGGTGTAGTATGTAAATTGGTATGCAGCCCAGACTCAAAAAGAAATTTCTATTGGTATGGAAATGATATGGAATTAAATAGTAGCTTAGGTCCCGACATCCGACAATGTGGAACACGAGAAGAATTGTTGGAAAAATTAAATAGACGAAAGAAAAATTATGAAATACGATTACAAAATCTTTCTTCTGATTTATTTCTTAATCAAAAAGGCAAAGTGGTCTTTGAGAACTGTCTTAAGCAAGATATTCTTATGTATAAGACTTTTATTGAAGCACTAGAAAAACAATAGGAAGGATGGAAATTTACATGAAAAAATATATAATAGATGTTGTAGAAACATATAAGAGATCAGTTGAAATCAAAGCAGAAACAGAGGACGAAGCAAGAAATATTGTAGCGGAAAAGATTAATACAGGAGATATTGATATACCTTGTGATGGCGGTGGTTACGACTATGAGTACAAGTTATTCGCAAGTGAGGTAGAGGAAAGTGAAGTGTAATTTCTACGGACTGTTTACGATGGTTGAAGAAAATGATAATATATACATATTGGTTGAGATACCAGATGATCAGAGAAACTTCAAGAACAAAGCAAAGGAGAATAAATTATGCCGTTGGTTTTATTATTAATAATTATATTTATCGTTCCAGAGGATAGTTTGGAATATATGTTAGGAGCTATCTTAGGTGGTGGCTATGGAATTTTAATGGTTATAGCATTTGTTGCTATTCTGTATGGGATTTATAAGTTTTTTTCCGATCTTTGGAACGGAAGATAGAATGGAAAATATTATTTGATAAAGCAGATTATATATGGAAGGAGTTATGAATATGAATAAATTCAAGCATTATGGAAAAGATGTGTGGAGACAAGCATCTTCTATAAGAAATTGGGTAAAGGAACTAAAAGAAAGCGGATTAGAATATACGGCACTTCCAGACCTAGAACATGAAGTATACAAATACATTAAGGATGGAAACGAAAGATATGCTTTAGTTTATTATCCTGATGTACCTGAAGAAGCTTTACAAGAAGTATACATAATAGAAAAGATTCCTGATGATCTTAGCTGGGATAACATAATAGAAGATTATAGACAGCAAAGTAGAGGATATGATCCGATGAAGCTGCCAACACGAGCTAGACTACTATATGATGAAGCATTTCACAGAGCTTATGAATGGGAAAAAGAAGATAATCCAGACTTCGCTAAAAATTTTTGGCATAGACCTGCGGGATATGTTGATCCCGAACAATTCAAATTGGCTATTATGTCATTAGGAACTAGCATTGAAGAACTAAGGGAAATGGATCATTCCGATACGCCAGAAATTGATGAACTAGAATTATAGTGAATACAAATTAATATAGGTAACTAGGATACTTATGGAAAATTCCAGAGTGTCTTTTTTTATACAAATTTTTACATAAGAAAGGTGGAATTAATTATGAATCTAAACGAAATGGAAATCCCTTGCGATCCAATTTTGGATAAGGCAAAGAGAGATGAACTGGTGCAGAACACAGAACTTTTAAAACAAGTTACGATCAAGCCGATTCCGTGGCTCCCTGGACGAGATTATATCACTACGGAACAGGTAGCACGATTTTTTGATGGAGATGTTGAGGAAGTCAAACGATTGTGTACGAAGTATCGTAAAGAATTTTTGGAAGATGGGATGGAAGTTAAGACAGTGCAGGAGATTATTGATGGTCAGGATGCAACAACGGAAAAACAGAAGGGAAGAATCATGGTAACGTATCCGAACGGATTAAATATCTCATTCGGTTATAAGGGTGCTAAGGTGTTCACTCTTAAATGCTTAATCAGATTATCTTTACTGATGGAAACTTCAAACCTTGCTGAGAGCGTAAGATATTATGTTTTTATCAACGATTATATCACGATAGAAGAACAGAGAGAACAAGAACAGGTAGAGGCAGGTGTGCAGCTTGTTGACACAACGGAAATTTTAGGCAGACGAATTGATCTGTATAGAAGTATTGAAGATCCGTTATTCCTTGCGAGAGATGTTGCAGAATGGATTGATTACAGTAAGAGAGATAATGGAAAATATAAGACAGACATGATGTTACAATCTGTTGATTCAGATGAAAAATTTAAGACTAAAATTTTGACTGCCAACAATCTTGGCACTCAGAATTTAGGTCAATTAGACACTGATGGAAAAACTAAAGTTCCATTTTGGTTTCTCACAGAAGATGGACTCTATGAAGTGTGTATGCAATCACGTAAGCCGATTGCAAAGCAGATGAAGAAACAGATTAAAGAATATCTTAAAAACATCCGTAAGACAGGCGGTGCAGTTGACTTTGGGAAAGAGTCACAGTTCATTGAACACTACTTCCCGTCATTTTCTGAGGATGTCAAGCTTGCTATGGTAACCGATCTGCGAACACAAAATAAAGAACTTAAAGAAGAGAATCAGAAGTTGCAGAATGATAACAAGTTATTAGCAGCGGAAATTTTAACATGGGATGATCGCAATAAGATGAACGCTGGGATTAGGAAGTTGGCTGCGGTAACAGGAACGCAATTCTCTGTTATGTGGAATGAGCTTTATAAGAACTTACAGTATAAATATCAGATTGATGTTAAGAAACGTGGAAAGAAACCATTTCTTCAGTGGATTCAAGAACATGAATGGGATAAGGTATTGAAAGTCTTTTGTGCAATGTGCGAGGCTAGAAACCTATCTCCAACAGATATGTTCCAACAGACGGCACCTGTGGAAAATTTATATGATAATGAAGATGAGGATGATGAAGTATGGAATTAGAACAGATTATTCGGTATTCAGATGTATTTGTAGGAGTAATGATTACATTAGAGACTATTGTTTTTATTGTTAATGCAGCTCTGAAATTAATTGATGAATATTACAATACAAACTTAAAGAAATATACTGACTTACTAGATGATACAATAGGAGTTATTGATAAACCAACTACTATTATTTTATGGACTTGGTTTATTATAAAAATAGGAACGGCATTTATTAAATAATTCCATATAATAATTTTGGCAAAGAACCGAACGGAAGGTTCTTTTTATTTTACGGAAATATTTGGCAGGAACCGATTTGGCAGGTCGGTTCTTTGTCAAATTTATTATACACAAATTAATGATTAACTAAGCATAGAATTGTTAATAGGTAAGGTGTTGATTATATAGAGAACTAATAGGAATAGAATAGGTTTCTATTAGGATTGGCACACTAATAGTTGGAATTAAATGTTGATTTTATTTCTATTAGTTTACGGAATACAGTTATACAAAAATAATGAGTGTAGAGAAAAATAAGACAGTTTAGAAAGGAAGATGAAGAATGAACCTACAGTTAGTAAAAACGGAAAATTTTAACGATATAGCGTGTGATTTTTATAGTGCTGAGGATCAGTTGTGGATGAGCAGACAACAGATTGGGTTTGCATTAGAATATAAAGATCCTAGAGTCGCCATTGCAAAAATTCACGATGCTAATAAAGAAAGACTAGATAGAGATTCAGTTGTTACCAAATTGGAAACAACTGATGGAAAATCTTATTCTAGTTATATCTATAATGAACGTGGCATTTATGAAATTTGTAGAAGACGTAGACAACCCAAGGCTGATGCCTTTATGGATTGGGTATGGGATGTGATTGGAGCTTATCGTCATGGAAATTTAAGAACAGGAACTCCCGTAACAACAGTGGAGCAATTTCTTACAGAACAGACAGAACTTATGAGGCAGATGGAAAGAAACAATGAACGCCTATACAATGTTACTATCAAAGGTTTTAATCAGTTGGCGGACATTGTAAAAGAGATGAAAACCGAACGAAAAGAACTATATAAGCAGATCGGTAAACCTACGAAAGATATTCCAGTAGTAGATACTGAAAGTGTTATTGCAGAATACAAACTTAACGAATGGAAATCCAACGTATATTCTATCATTAATGATATTCTAAAAGAATCTGATGAATTAGGAACTACTACGAGAGATATTCTTAAAGAAGTATACAGGTATCTCACTAACACATATGGAATTGTGTGGGAACAGGATCGGAAAGAATACAAAGAGAAGTATAATATTAGCGAAAGAGGCAATGTACCAACGATTGATCTTTGCTATGACAAGTATCCTGATCTGTTAGTCAATTCATTGGAAAAACTTCTGCGACAGTTCCGCAAAGAAAATGCACAGCCTGATTGGGAAGAAATGAAGATCAAGATTACCAATTATGCTAATCATATTGGAAATAGGTCTAAAGGTGGAACGTCTGTGTATCGGAAAATCTACACTAAGATGACAGAGAATGGTGTCAACTGGGATGAATATGCTCATGGATTGTCTAAATCTCAGCTTATTAAAACAAATACAACTTTGTACAACAGATTTTACGAAGCAGCGGTGGAAATTATTTCAGAAGAGTAGGAAGGTGTGATATAATTATGAAAATATATAATGTGGCAGATTTGCCAGATGAATTTGGAGCTTGTATTGAGTGTAGAAAATTTTCGGATAAAGATAAGAATATGAAAAAGATTGTGTTTCAATATAAAGATGGAAACTATGTAGAGACGTATCCAGTCTTTTTGTGTTCAAAATGCTTTAAAAATCTGTGTCAATCCACAGTAACGGCATTAATAAACACATGTCAGTAAATAGTAATGAAACAAATATTTGATAAGAAGGAATGATAGAAATGGAAATATTAACATTAAAGGGTATTGGAAAGTCCAAATTGTTAACACGATTATTAAAGCAATGCCCACCAGAAAATTGTTTGATTGTATTATATAAAGAAAAAGATCTTTTTGCGAATATGAACTGGATTCCAGAAAATTATTTTTTTACAGAAGTAGACAGTTTCGATCTGATGGAAAAGGACATTACACAATATATTCAGAAAATGAAGCAGCTTAAATATGAACTCATTGATTATATTGTTATTTATTCTAATGTAGAAACGGAAAAAGATATGATAAAAGATGGAGTGTACAGAAGGCTGGAATCTTTGTTTAAAAAAATGTATAATTACAATTATCCAACTTGCATTGTAGCTTGTAAAGAATAATTATGTTAGAAAGGAATGGTATAAAATGGGGATGACAAGAAGAGATGGTGCATCATGTGCTTATGAACCAGCAGAACCTTATATCTGCATATATGAAACAAAGGAAGGTGAAATTTGTTATGCTTCATTTGATAACGAACAGAGTTTATTAGAATTGTTAAATGAGTGCAGAGAAAACGGAGATAAGATTTTAGATGCCTGCAAGGTTGAGGATCGTTATGAATTCAAAGATGGAAAATTTGAGTCTAAATATCAAAGAATGTATGGATATGCAATTATCAAAGCGCTTAAAGATAAGAATAAGGAATTAGGTAATAAACTAAGAAAAGTAATTGATGAAAGGATCGCCATAGAAGAAAAACTAGCAGATACAAATATGCCGTATCAAAAATATATGTATTTATTGCGTGATAAAGAGGATATTGAAAAAACAGAAGCAAAGTTAAGTCAAAGGAAACAAATCGTAAGAGATGTGTTAGATGTCTGCTATGAAGCGGTATGGGAATGTGACGATCATAAGATAAAATGAAACTTTGATAGAAAGGAAAGGGGTAAGTATGGCTAAATATGAAGGTACTTACGCTTGTGGGCATGATGGCGTAGTAAATGTGATTGGAAAAATGAGTGAAAGACAGAGAAAAGCTGACTATGCTTTTTCTCATTTATGTCCGAAATGTGCAAAAGAAGAAAAAGAAAGAAAAATTGCAGAAGAAAACAAAAAGTCTAAAGAACTATCAGAAGAATACGGATTTCCAAACCTAACAGGAACGGAAAAACAAGTAGCATGGGGTAATACCATTCGATTGGGTTTTTACAATGAGTTTGAAAACGACAGAACGGCACAATCTATTATTGAGAATGAAACGACAGCTTCTTTTTGGTTAGACTTAGACCGATTTATTAGTAAACAAGATTTTCTGCGAAAATATAAACGAACTAAGAGGGAGAAAGAACGTCGAGAAAGAATCATTAGTATTGATGCTGTGGCACCAGAAAGATTAGAACATGAAGGTGTTGTGGAAATTGTTAAAAAACTTGATAAAATATGCCTGTTTTATCTGAAAGATCAGGACTTCATCAATTTGGTTAAATCAAAAGATTATAGATGGAATGAAGATGATTGTTGTTGGTGTCGTTGTCTGACCGAGAAAAGCGGAAATTATGCTGATAGAGTAGCAGAAATTGGACATGGCTTATTGCAGAATGGGTTTGCAATTTGTATTCATGATAGTGAAATTACAGAAATGGCAATCAGTGGAAATTATAAAAAAGAAAACACTCGTTGGATTAATTACGATTCAGAAGATAAAGTTCTAACATTGCGTTGGAGCGCAAGGAGTAATGAAATTTACAATGCTACAAGGAAAATTATGAATAATCGGTATAGTCGGGATAAAGGGTGTGTGGAAGTACCTATAGCCAATTACAGGTCTGTAAATAACTTTGCGAAAAAGTATGATTTTTGTTATACTGAAAATGCACTTGATGCTATCGAACAGTATAAAAAAGAAGTCAGAGAAATGAGAAGGGTTAAGGTGGACAAGTAATGGAATATATTAATCATTATACTCTGTTGACAGGGCATATGAGAAAATCTTATTCAGAGGAAATCAGTAGTGAAATAAGAACTAGAATGAGAGAGCTTATTGAATTTGATAGGAATGTATCATCTAATTACACAGTACCGTTTATGGATGAAACTAAATTGCATATTACTGCGGATGGAGCTTTCTATTGTGCAGAAGTTATATTAGAAGCTGAAGGCAAAAATATTGTATTGCTGACAACAGTAGGATGCAAAGATAGAAGCGGATTATCCCTTGCAATGAGATCAATAGAGTGTGCGTACAAAGATTTGTTTGGAAAATCCTTGGGTGAATATCACCCAGAACTGCCATTCATTGTAGATATTCCAACGCCATTTTGTACCATAATCTCAAACTGGTCAGGGGATTTTTGCAGAACATTGGCATGGTCAGTTTTTGATGACAAAGATGATCAGCCGACAGAAGAAAAAGTAGAAACAAATACAATTCGTAGAAGTGTAGAAGATCTTCACGGAGCAAAGAAAGATAATTATAAAGGACTTCCAGAGGAATTAAAAGAATTCAATTATTATTTTGCTGATTCTGGACATTCTATCCTTGCAATTCCAGAATGTAAGTTAGACGAAGCAATTAAAGATGGAGATTTGGATATGTTTGAATGTCCGTTCCCTGTAAAATATGTTCTTGAAAAAGGATATAGAATGTATAAAGATCATGTAGTTTGTGATGCAGAATATCATCCTGCATTTGGGTTAGTAATTGACGAAGAATGGGATGAATTTTAGAGCAACTTAATAAGATAGAACAAGTTAAAGCATATCATTTTTTGTAATGGTATGCTTTAAAAATATAGAAAGGGATGAGAGTAGGTGGAAGATAAAGAAAAGAAATTTATATCAAAAGGAGATATAGATTTTGCTTATGGTAAAGATGGAATGATGCATAGGGTATGGCAGCTTGAAGATTTAAGAAGGTTATATCATGGTGTTTTAACAGATGATATGATAAAAGATATGCATTGTACCTATAATATTTATGATCTATTCAGTGGAAAAGAGTTTCTACAAATGGTTGAAGAAGATTGTATTATAGATTATGATGGTTCTCTATCGGATATTTTCGTCGATGGATACAAAAGTAACTTAGGACTTGTAGCTAACAATTTTTGTCAAGGAAAATTCTTAGTAACAACGGAAATATTCAGAGAATTATGTGATGAATATGATATTCAAGTTAACTGGGCAAATAAATAAGCAAATGGAAAGGAAATTGGATAAATGAGAGAAAATGCTAGGAAAGAAGGAGATTATATAATATCAGAAGATGCTCTTGGAACATCATATAAACACCCATCATTTGGAATGTTATCATTCAATCGTACTCATGGCGGGCATAGCAATTTATTTGGCAGTAGCATTCAGCATAACGATACAATCCATATGGTATTAAGGGAAGGTGTGGTTACAAGGGGACTCAATGATGATTGGTATGTTGGAGAAGATGAGATTCTGGAAGTAGAAATGTCGCAATCACAATTTGCGGAATTAATTACTTCTATGAATGTTGGAACAGGTACTCCATGTACTATTAAATATTTACGTGGTAAAGGACGTATTAACGAAGCGGATTTTATCAATAAAAGACAGCAGATAACAAATGAATTTAAAGAGTGTATGAACGAGCGTATGAGCGATGCAAAAGAATTTTATGATGAAGTCAAGGAGCTTTTTACTACGAAGAAATCTATTGGAAAAGGTGATCGAGAAATGATTCTGAGAAGACTTGCCAACGTGACTCAAGGTATGGAATCTAGTTCAAAATTTATCTTTGATCAATTCCAAAATCAGATAGACAAAACAATTACAGAAGCTAAAGGAGAAATCGAGGCTTTTGCACAGAATAAAATTAATGCAATAGCTCAACAGGCTCTTGTAGAACAGAAAGAAGATATTTTAAAATTAGAGAATCCTGTTGATGTAAATCATATGGAACTTGATGAAGAATAAAACGAAAATTTGATGGGAGGCGGTATAGATGGTGGATTTAAATGACCACAAGTGCATGTCTGAATATACAGACGAAGAACTGTTAGAGCAGGGAAAGTTAAATCTTCAAGCAAAATCACATGGAATAAGAAGCGATAGAACTTTTTCTGAGCAATATATAGTTCTGGATGAAATCGGTCAACGATGGATTCGAGAGCATGAAAATATGAAGAAAGAAAATTTCGCAAAGAATCAATACAAAAATTGGAGCGATGATAAGTTGTTGAGGTTTTACAAAGAACGTAAAGAGATTTATAATGGAAATTTTCCTGTTTTGTATATTAATATGTTGGCTGAAATTTCTGATCGTTGGATTAAACAAAATGAAATTGAAGAGATAGAATCAGAAGGAGGTGCTAAATGAGAAAACAAATAACAAAATGTCCGCACTGCGGAAGTGATCGTGGAATGGCTGTTAGGTTTAAAGCTAATGGAACCGATATATATAGTTTTGATGGACATTTTCAAGATGAAGAAATTACTGAATGCTGCACATATAATAAATGTATGACATGCTGTGACTGTGGTAAACGTATAATGAGCTATGATGAATTTATGACACATTATGCAATTGATGAATTAACAGGTGAGCATTTAAAACAGTGAAAGGAGAATTTTATCTCCATATATAGAGGGGAGTGATGCCATGAGTAACACAGGATGGATCAAACTCCATCGGAAAATTACAGATCATTGGCTATGGGAAGACAAACCATTTGCCAGAGGACAAGCAATGATTGACTTACTTATTCTCGCAGGTTATAATAATCAACCTAAGTATGTTGATGGAAACTTAGAAATAGTCGAGCGAGGATCGATGGTTACTTCGATCAGAAGATTGTGTGATCGATGGGGGTGGAGTAATTCAAAGGTTATCAAATTTTTAAAGACACTGGAAAACGACAGTATCATACATGTAAAAAGCGACACTAAAAAGACGGTCATAACCATAGTAAATTACAGTGTTTATCAAGGTTTTGTAGACGAACAAGCTACACAGAAACGACACCAAAACGACGCAGAAGCGACACATAAAAAGAAAGTAAAGAATAATAATAAATATAATAATAATAATATAAAGCGATTCACACCGCCTGATTGCGAGCAAGTCTCCAGATATTGTCAACAAAGAAACAATGGGATTGATCCAGAAGAGTTTGTGGATTATTACACAGCCAAAGATTGGATGATGGGCAATAGCAAGATGCAAGACTGGAAGGCAGCAGTACGAAACTGGGAACGAAATCAGGCTAAGAAGAACGCTAAACAAAAGCCAAAGGTAACGAACCTTGCACACTTGGAATGTGATCGTGATTATGATTTTGGTGCGTTGGAAAGACAGTTGTTTGAGAAGCAGATGACAGGATAAGTTTGACGAAAGGATGGAAAAATGTCAGAAAATATTTATATTCACTACGGAAGTGATAAGTTTGAGAAAGAGTTGTTTATGTCAATTGTGAACAGAAACATGATTAACAAACCATTTGGAGGTTTATGGGCATCGGATATAAAGGCGGATCAGCCGTGGGAGAAATGGTGTATTGATAATGATTTTAGAATTGATAAACTAGACAAAAACTTTAAATTTACATTGGATGATTCGGCAAATATTGTTGAATGGACAGCGAAAGCCGATTTAAAGCAGGTTCCAACGCAAGATCTATCGGGATATCTCCCAGAATATTTATTTGATACAATGGGCGTTGTGCCAGATTTTGAGAAGATGGTCGAAGATGGAGTTGATGCAATTAAGCTTAATTTATCCAAAGGTGATTATGAGTTATATTATGAGCTTTACGGTTGGGATTGTGATAGTATTCTGATCATGAATCCTGATATTATTAGACCATTGTAGAAATTGAATAACAGAATGAGATTGAGAAGCTTAGGGGCTTCTTTTTATTTTGCCTAAATTTAGAGAATAGGAGTAAGAATTATGGAATTAATCGAAGTAGAAATTAGACCAGAAGTACGTGAACAGTGTAATAATTAGAGAGGAGAGATTATCATGGCAGCAACACAGTTTGAAGTTATTGAAACAGTAAACAATAATAACGCAGAAGAATCTGAAACAAAGATTAAAAGACGTAAGGATGGAAGTCCTAAATGGACTCGATCTAACAAACAGAAAGGCGTATCATCTTTAGTGTATCCGATCAAGGACAGAAAACAATTTGCAGCCTTTAATGCATATTTTAGAGACCAGATTGATAAATCGTACACAGAGTACAAACGATATGTAGCTGCCAGAAACAATCTTTTGGTTGCAGTTGGAAACAATACAGCATATCGTATCTCTGATATCGTCAGACTCAAATGGGGCGATTTATTAGACGATAAGACTCGTAAGCAGGAAAAGAAAACAAAGAAATTCAGAACTGTATACTTTAACGATTTGGTAACTGAAGCAGTGGATATTTTCTTTGAAGCTGTTGCAGGAACTAAATATGATGTCAAGATTGATGGCGAAGTGCCAATGGATGATTATGTTTTTGGAACATGTAAGTCTGGATCAGGACACATGACTGAAGCAAATGCTTTGGATTTTGTTAAAAAAGGTGCTAAAGCAGTTGGAATTGAGGACAATATTGGTACGCATACATTACGAAAGAACTTTGTGTATTGGACACTTGTCGATCATAAAGATGATCAGAACGTATTGTATACACTTATGAGATTATTGAATCATAGTAGCCCTGCAATGACATTTCTGTATGCAACAATCACAGAGGAAGAAACTCATGTATTGTTTGATGATATTGCGCAGACATACAAGGAAATTATCAGTGGGGCTTTTAACGGATTGAAGGAAAATGTTGTTAATGTGAGTTATGATAGAGTTATGGAGATTATCAAGTTTGCTTATAAGACTGGCAAAGATGATGCAGATCAAGATGATAGAGTACATGAAGATAATATGCAGGCATTAGAAGAGTTATTGGAAGGAGTAATTGTATGATATTTGTAACAGGAGATACACATGGGGATTGGATGACTCGATTAAACAGTCGTTCTTTCCCAGAGGGAGTTGAGTTAACCAAAGATGATTATGTGATTATCTGCGGAGATTTTGGACTGTGGCATGACACAAAAGAAGAACGATATAATCTGGAATGGTTAGATAACAAGCCATTTACTACATTGTTTGTATGTGGGAATCATGAAAATTACGACCGCTTATATCAATATCCTGTAGAGAAATGGTGTGGCGGAAAGATTCACAAGATCAAAGACTCTGTATTTCATCTTATGCGTGGACAGGTGTTTGAAATTCAAGTAAAGAAATTCTTTACATTTGGCGGTGCCAGTTCCCATGATGTGCAAGATGGAATTTTAGAGCCAGACGATCCAAGAATTAATGAATGGTACAGAGATTATGACAAAATGTTTAGGATTAATCATGTGAGCTGGTGGAAAGAAGAATTGCCTTCAGAGGAGGAAATGACAGAAGGTATGATGAATCTGAAGCAGAATGGATCGCAAGTGGATTATATAATTACACATAGTCCATATGCATCTGTATTATGTCAAATGGACCAAGGATTAGGAGTGTATAAAACAGATATATTGACGGATTATTTGCAAGAGATTAAAGAATCTGTTGAATATAAAAAGTGGTTCTTTGGACATATGCATGTGAACCAGAACTTTCCAGGAGATAATGCGATTGCAATTTACGAACAAATTATTAGGATTTTATAGGAGAATTTTGTATGAAGATAAATACGATTAGACAAAATAAGGAAGAAAAGAAAGCAAACCAGAATCTTATGTGGATTTCAGCAGAGATTCCACCATTAAAACCAGATAATGCATCACGTTACATGAGGTATAAAACATATCCTGTTATTGTGGATTACAAATATAATGATGGATGTGTGGACGAAGTGCTTGATTTTTGTGACTATGATTTTGAAGAAAAGAAATGGAAACTGGATAAGCCTCATAAAGTTAGACAGTATTTCCCCCTTCCAAGTAAGCACAAAGTAAAGTGTTCGAACAAAAAGAGAACATCTGTTCGAAAAATATCTTGATTTTGTTCTATGGTAGCATTATAATAAGAAATGTAGAGATTCTTTGTTCACAACAAAAATTAACTTTCTTTCTTGCACCTATTGACAGGGTGCAAAAAGTATGGTATATTTAATTCATGAAAATAAAAAATACAACTGGGGAAAGTTGAGGGACGTAAAAATGAACGGATATACTAACAAAGAAAGAAAAGGAAACGATAACAGAAAAAGAAAAGAATATGTATATGGTAAATATCAAAATCCTCAAGTTTGGGGAATATATTTTGCAGATTTGCCGAAAATTGAAGGTAGTCATATCTTGCATGGGAAAAGACCAGTCATCGTATATTCTAATAATATTTGTAATAATACGAGCACAGAGATTAACGTGTATCCAATTACAAAAAAATTAAGGAACTGGATACCGACACATGTAACCATTTATCCAAATACCAGTAATGGATTAAAAATGGTATCACAGGTGTATTTAGAGCAAGGAAGAACAATTCCAAAGAATAATCTTTTAGAGTATTGGGGAAGAATATCTGATCTATCTTTAATGTTAAAAATAGGACATGGCATTTTAATACAAAACGGCATGTTATCGTACATGAATGCAATGGCATCCTAGAAATGGAGAATATTATGAATAATAAAGAATTGATACAAAATTATATAGATTCTCACGTATCAGAATCACGTCGCCCAACATGGAATTGGTTGTTAGATTCTGATATTGCGGACGACAATGAATCTGGGTTAACGTATGCACCAGGTACAATCCAAGAGGCTATATTATCAGATACTAGAGGTAAAAAAACCAAAAGTATGAATTCTATTAAAAAAAGATATGACCAGCTCGTTAAACTATATACTTATGCATATGAACAAAATTACATTAAATATAATCCATTTGTTAATGATAAATTTATAAACTTGCAATTAGCAGTTGATATATATTTTTCAAATAGAGTTAATGTTAATTATGTTACACCAGATAAAATAAATGCGTTTATTTCGAATCTGATGTCGTGCAATGCATCAGCCGATACCAAATTGAATACTAGATTTCATATTGTGAGTTTATATAATGGGATAAATGGAAAGGAGTTAAGAAATCTAAAATTCTCAGATATTAATCAAAATGATTTAACAATTTTTGGGAAACCAGTCTCCAAAGATTTTATCGAGACATTGAATGAATATAAATTGAAAATGGGAGATACGAATATATATGATGATTTTGTATTAATACCACGAAAAAAATGTAATAATATAGAAGAATATCAAGCAGAGCAAAAGAGGATATATAATAATGTGCAGTCTCAATTAGAATTAACTGGTAACACTTTATCTTATGAGAAATTGACAACCATTGATGTTATTAATTCTGGTTTTATACAATATTTAAAATCTAAAATGGATATCAAGGCAATTGCAGATTTATATTATATTAAATCAAAAGAAGGAATCGCACGATCTATAATCGCACGTCAATTTAGTGAAATTGCAATTGAATTTTATTATAATTATTATATATCATATAGATTAAAAAAGAAACAATTTAGTGATCGTCAAACTGTAATTGGTAAAACTATTGGTTATTTATATAAAGATGAGGACTATAAGAATTATCGTGTACATCAAATTATGACAGAATAAAGGAAGGTATATGTATGGACAATCAAATATTAAAAACATTGGTAGCGAATCAATCAAATCAAATGCATATTGATGTACTTGATTTACACTCATCAGAAATGTCATCGTGGTTTCTGAGTGAATATAAGATTCGAGCAGATGATAGAAAGATGAAGATCTATGGCAAAGATAAAGATCTTTCATATCATTGGATCGAATTTATTCAAGATGAGAATTTGTTCTCTCATATTAGGCAGGACGACATATTTGACATAATCAAATGCCTGCAATTTACATACAAAGAGAGATACAATGTTGGAATAAAAATACAGACAATAAAAAAGAAAGCAGAAGTCTTTGGTAAAACTTCTACTTTCACACAAACTAAAAATTTCAACTAAACAAATCATAGATAACAAAAAAAGATTTTTTGAATCTACCGTGTTGGCAGCACGATAGAAAATCGAATTTGATATTTAGAATTGTTTAATAGATAAGGATATTATTATCCTTAAAATCATTATAACAATTCTAAACATGTTCGTCAACATGAAAATTTTTCCAAAAAACTACAATTAAATACAGGAGTGATGTATGAAATACATAATTACGAATGGAGAGTTCTATGTGAAAAGAGATCATGCAAGAAATAAATACGTTCGTGATAATCGTAAGTCTGAAGCTACTCAATTTACCTCTAAGCAAGCAAAGCACATTTTAGGTTTGAAGCATAAATATACGTGGATGAAAGACGGATTTCATGCCAGAGAAATTGAGCTAGGTAAAGTTGGAAAACCTATGGAATCTAGTGAAATAATGCGTAAAAGTAATGGAAATTGCTTTATGGATTGGGAATGTGATAATACATTGATCGACAATATAGAGACTGAGGAAAGAGCTATAGTAGGACTTCTAGCATATGACTCAGATCAATTAGGAGAAAAGAAGTTTGAATTAGAACAGGCATTATCATATGCCGATTCTGCCAGAAGTGATATTCTTCATGCGATTGAGTTTAAAAAGATTGATGCTGCGAAACGTGCAGTGATTGTTGGGTATCTTAAAACCTTACAAGAATTGCATAGAAAGATCAAGAATTGTATTCGATACATAGAAGTGATGCAGAATTGCATGGATAATCAGAAAGATATATGTACTTTGAAGAAAGAATTAAAAGATGCAGAACATAAGTCGTATGTCGGCAGGACAAAGTATTATGAGCTTATCCAGAATATAATTGGGTAGAGTTTCTTCCTTATTATATGTAATGACTCGCACAGGCATTTGTGCAAAATTAAAATGTAAATATTATGTTAGAAAGGAGATAAATTCCAGTACCGTCTTGGTACTAGAGATGGGTACGCAGGTATTGAGTGTCGATGAATATCAATACCGTGAAAATGTAAAGTAACAAATTGATACATTAGAGAGGAGAATTATATGGATGAAAATAAAACGGGCGTTTGGGTGCAGACTAAAGGCAGACACAGAAAGAGACTTGATAGTGATGATGAAATTCGTTTGAGCATTGGAGATTATATACAAGTATTTTCCGATGTTGAGAATGTACTTTTCAAGGTAGTAAGTGTCGAATATAACAGAAGTAGAGGATCGAGCTTTCAAAAACTTTTGCCTGTATGTAGTGTATTTGGGGAAGATGATAAAGCCATTGATCCAACAGCTACAGGGTTACATCATTTAATATATACGAAAATAAATAGTAATAATAAGATGTGGTTTGATGGTGATTTATATAGGTATATTAATTGTGTTGTTCGAACTTCAGATGAACTACAGGTTGTGCTTATTCGTGGAACAATGAATGAAGATATTGAGATTCAGACAGGTACGATTTCAGCCGACAAAATACAGGTTGATACATTAACCCTACCGTCACTCTCAGAAAGAAGAGTGTCTGCTCTGTCACACTATCAACAAAAACCAATTACTGCAACGTCAGAACCAATAAAGAATGAGGCTGGTGAGCTTTCAACCACAGGGAAATCGTGGATGATACATGACGACCGTGGGTTGAGTCCTTATGCACCAACACATATTGATTGGAATGGTGAAATGAGTGCAACTTTAACATTTGCGCCAGAAAAATTGGATGAAATCATGAGTGAACTTACAGGAAACGAAGAGGAGAAAGATATGAATACAGAAAAATTAAAAGACAAAATCAAAAAAGTTATTTATGTAGACAAAGAGATGACAGTTAGGGAACCTGTTTTAGATAGTAATGGTAAGCCACTCGAAAGAGGTGGTAAACCAGTAACTAAGGCTAAATTTTACAGAGGTATGGTTAAGGTGGTTTGGAACTGTGGTACTGAAACTGTTGCTTATACAAGCAGATTCGACAGATTTAACAGAGAAGAAGGTTTCAAGACTTGTGTATTAAAATACCTGTTTGGTAATGCAGGTGCTCATGATGCAGTTGATTTTTGGACAAACAAATATGTGAAATATCCAAGTAGCTGCATTGAAGTGACAGAGAATTTATGTAAATTAGAAGAGATTCTTGAGAATGATAAGAAGAGAGAAGAGGAAAGAAAAGGTTTACCTCATGCGAAGTTCTTTAGGGAAATCAAAGATGAAATGTTGTTTGATTCATATGATGACGAAAGTCTTAAAAATATTAATGAATTCAAGAAACTTGCCAAGAAATATTTTCCAGAACTTAAGGGCAAAGAAATATATATTAATGACAACAAACAGGATGAAAAATTCGTAGCAATTAAATAATACATAAAAAGGAGATAAATTATGTGCACACCAATGAATGAAAACTGGAGCAATTTTTTAAACAAATTGTCAGAGCGTTTAAATAAAATGCTCGACTATGTAGAGAAAAACAATTCTACATTGTATGAAACTGATATTGATAAAGATGTGCTGTGGGAAGTATATCTGAGTAGTTTTCCTGAAGGAACAAACAAAATGTATCGCAAACGACGAGAATATGACTGTGGTCATTGCCGAAACTTTATTAAAACAATCGGTGGAGCTGTGGCAATTGTTGACGGCAAGATTCATACAATCTGGGAAATTGATACTGAAGATGCCGTATTTCAGCCAGTAGTTGATGCTTTACGAACATATGTAGAATCAAAGCCAATTAAAGATATTTGGAGACATTTTACAAATACAGTTGGTACAAAAACGACAAATGAGTATACAGAAGATAAGCAGATTATCAAATGGACTCATATGTATACACCGATTCCAGAGAGATTACTGGAAAGGAAATCTGATATTCCTACAGTAAAAGCAAAAGTTAGAGATCGAAAGAATGTGTTCAAAAGATCACTTGATGAAATCACAGAAGAAGCTGTTGATACAGTGTTAGAACTGATTGCTTCAAACACTCTTTACAGAGGACAGGAATGGGCAAAAGTATTAAAAGATTTTAGAAAATATCAGCGAGAATACAATGGTTTGTCTGATGAAGAAAAAGATACATACACATGGACAAAAGCCATGACGATCGGAGATGTAGTTGGTCGTATTAGAAATCATAGTATCGGTACATTACTTGTAAATATCAGTGAAGGTATGGACTTAGACAATGCAGTAAAGGCTTATGAAAATGTTGTAGCTCCTGCGAATTATAAACGACCAAAGGCAATTTTTACTAAGAAAATGCTTGAGGATGCAAAGAAAACTGTAACGGATTTAGGATATATGGATTCATTGCAGCGTAGATTTGCAAGACTTGATGATATTACAGTAAACAATATTCTGTTTTGTAATCGTGATGCAGCACCACGTATCCAGGGTGGCTTAGATATTTTTGACGAGATGAGCAAGGAAGTCGCTGTAAATCCTAAGAAATTTTCTAAAGTAGAAGAGATCAGTGCAGAGAAATTTGTATCAGATGTTCTACCAACAGCAAAAGAATTAGAAGTTCTGTTTGAAAATCGTCACAAGAAGAATATGGTTTCGCTGATCGCACCTGTAAATAAAGATGCTAAGAATATGATGAAGTGGAGTAATCCTTTCAGTTGGGCATACACAGGAAATATGACAGATAGCGAAATGAAAGAAAGAGTTAAGAACGCAGGTGGAGCAGTCGATGGAGTCTTAAGATTTTCAATTCAGTGGAATGCAGGAAAAGATTGGAATAGGGATGATTTTGATGCACATTGTAAAACACCTTGTCAGCATATTTTCTTTAGCCATATGGTTGATCACGTGACACGAGGCAGACTTGATGTTGATGTAATCAATCCAGAAAAAGGAAAACCTGCTGTAGAAAATATCACATGGGCAGATAAATCTAAAATGGTTGATGGAGATTATGATTTTTTCGTACACAATTATTGTCATAACAATGGTACATCTGGATTTACAGCCGAGATTGAATTTGATGGTCAGATTTACGAATTTGAATATGATCAGCCTTTAAGACAGGGACAGAACGTGCCAGTAGCTACAGTTACATTAAAAGATGGAGTGTTCACAATCAAAGAAAAACTTCCATCAACAACATCTTCAAGAGAAATCTGGGGAATCAATACAAATCAGTTTGTGCCAGTAACAGTAATGTGTTATTCACCTAACTATTGGGACGAACAGACAGGTATTGGGCATAAACATTATCTGTTCATGTTAAACGGATGTGTGAATGAAGATACTCCAAATGGATTCTTCAATGAGTTTTTGAAGCAGGAATTAGTACAGCACAAGAGAGTATTCGAGGCTTTAGGAAGTAAGATGCATGTCGCAGATGACCCAAATCAGCTATCAGGAATTGGTTTCAGTTCTACAAAACGAGATGATGTGATCGTCAAAGTCAAGGGTGCAACTGAAAGAGTTCTTAAAATTAAATTTTAATATAAAGGAGATTGAATTATGACAACAGAAAATTTATTCGAAATGGCAACAAGAAGCAAATTGAGATTCCCATCAACAAAGGGAGAATTATCCGTAGAAGATTTATGGGATTTATCTGATAAAGATTTAGACGTGGTTTATAAAAATCTGAAAGATCAGGAAGTTAAATCTTCAGAAGAAAGTCTGTTGGATGATGCAAATGTTGATCCAAAATTAACGGCTGCGATTGGTATTGTGAAGTATATCTTTACAACAAAACGTAATGAGAGACTTGCTGAAAAGGAACGTATTAATAAGAAACTGACACAGAGAAAATATATTGATGCTCTTTCCAAGAAACAGGATGAGGCTATTGAGAAGATGTCAGAAGCAGAATTACGTGCAATGATTGATTCGTTAGAAGATTAAGATAATACACCTTCCCGTCAAATTTGACGGGTGGGTGCTTAAAGAAAGGAGACTGGAATGATTTATAAATTAGAATTAGGCGACTGGTCGGAAGATGGGCATAAAATATCAGAAAGTTTTTTATTTGATTGTAACTATGATATTCATAAAATTCGACAAGCGTATAAAGATAGTTGTAAAAAGCTAGGAGTAGCTTTTAATTACAATGAAGATTATACGGGTCTAGGTCTTGGTTATAGAAGTGAGAGACTGATTTGGACAGAGTATCAAGAATCAGAAATGAGCGAAACAGCATTTGAAATTTTAAATAATTCTGGGTGTTTTAAAGAGGTTGATTTCTATAAAGAAGATGGCGTGTATTATATTGAAGAAAGGAAAGATTGTGCAAAACTTATTATGAATTTTATCGCACTGTCTATGCCTGAAGATTTTCGATATAAGCTTGTCCAAGAGCCAAAAGTTGAATCGATTAATAGTTGGAATGATGAACTGAGACAGCACTTTGGGTATGGATTATTTGATTAATAAAACAGTAATTTAAAGGAAGGAGAGAAAATGAGACAGATTACAGACACACATACAGGAGAAATTATCTCCGATACAGATTTAACATTAGAATACTTATTCGTTGGTGATTATGGCAAGGAAAACAACATTAAGGCAGATTTTCTTGGGTATGATAAACGAATTGAAAAAGTTGAACATAAACCAGTTGATATTAGAGAAAAATTAGTTGTGACTGTTTCGTCGCAGAAAGGTTGTCCGATGCATTGCAATTTCTGTGATTGCCCTAAACTTGGATTTAAAGGAAACGCATCGTTGCCAGAGTTAATGATGGAGATCACTTCTGGAATTGCTTTATCAGGAATCAGACATGGAGAACGATTAAATGTACATTATGCAAGAATGGGAGAGCCTACATTTAATCAAAATGTAATTGCTTCGGCTAAACAGATTGCACATATGTTAGCAGATCCAGACAGTGATATACATTTCAACACATATCATCCAGTAATTTCTACAATGATGCCAAAGGCAAATAATAATTTAAAAGAATTTTTACATAAATGGGTTAAAACTGGATTCGAATATGGTGGAGAAGATGGCTTTGGTCTTCAGTTCTCTATCAATACTCTTAATGAAGAACAAAGAAATGAAATGTTTCGAGGATGTTCATTATCTTTAACAGAGATCGGAGGCATTATTGATTGGTTGCCAATGCCAAAGAAGCGTAAGTACACATTGAATTTTGCTGTTACGTCCAAAAGTAATTTAGACGTAGATTTGATGAACAAGTATTTCGATAAGGAAAAATGCATTGTAAAGATTACTCCTATCCATGAAACAGTTGAAGCAGTTGACGAAGGATATGAGATTGTAACAGATTTTGACGTATATGAAAAATTTGAACAACCACTTGTAAAAGACGGTTGGGATGTAATTGTATTTGTTCCATCGAAAGAAGAAGACGCAGACAGAATTACATGTGGAAATTCATTAATTGCATTAGGAAATTAAATTGAAGAGGATGATTAAACATGGAAGTTAAAGCAAAATGGACAGGTCGTGGTTTTGCACTCTGTATTGGAGAATGGAAGCTTTATGTTGATGGTAAAGATGTTACCGATAAGATTCCAGAAGACTTACGCACAGAACCTATGAATACATATAAAAGATATGAGCGATGGTATTTTAAGGACTGGGTTGAAGAATGGGAATCATATTATGACGGACTGAAACAAGATGAGTGGATTGAGTCTAATAAATATTGGTTAGATGAAATTACAACAGACATTGATGTTCAGCGTCAGATCTTCAAAGCAATCAATGAAGAGGATTTTCGCCCTAACTCATGTGGTGGGTGTATTTAATAACAAGATTATAACATTTATATATGGTGTTGTGATAAATAAATTTTATAACAAAGGAGATATTTATGATTGAAGTAATTGGAACAGTGGTACCAGTGGTTATTGCGGTAGGTGGCGTAGGAGCTATTATCGGTAGCGGTTATGTCAAAGCAAGTCCAGATAAAGCTTATATTATTTCTGGACTTAGAAAGACACCTAAGACATTAATTGGTAAGGCAGGGTTAAAAATCCCATTCTTTGAAAAAGCAGATCATCTTAATCTTGAGTTAATTCCAATTGATGTTAAGACATCAAGTTCTGTGCCTACAGCAGATTATATCAATATCAATGTAGATGCAGCGGTCAATGTAAAGGTTAGCAGTAATCCAGAAAGATTAAAACTTGCAGCAGAAAACTTCTTAAATAAGCCAGTAGGCGATATTGGACAGGTCGCAAGAGAAGTCCTTGAAGGTAATATGCGAGAGATCGTTGGAAAGATGAGTCTCGAAGAAATGGTTTCCGATCGTCAGAAATTCGCACAGCTTGTTACAGAAAATGCAAAACCAGACCTTGCTGCAATGGGATTAGATATTATCAGTTTTAATGTGCAGAATTTTATGGATGATAATGATGTTATTGAAAATCTTGGTGTAGATAATGTTGTTAAAATTCAGAAGAAGGCTGCGATTTCCAGAGCTGAAAGCGAAAGAGATATTGAAAAAGCAAAAGCAATGGCTGAAAAAGAAGCGAATGATGCAAGAGTCGAGTCAGAAACAGCGATTGCAGAAAAGAATAATAATCTGGAGATTAAAAAATCTGAACTTGAGAAGATTTCAAAGGCAAAGAAGGCTGAGGCAGATGCAGCATACAAGATTCAGGAAGAAAAATCACGTAAAGAAATTGAAGTTGTAACTGCGGATGCTAATATTATGCGTCAGGAAAAAGAAATTGAATTGAAACGCAAAGACGTTGAGGTAACAGAGCAGACATTAGATGCACAGATCAAGAAACAGGCAGAGGCTGAAAGATATGCTTCTCAGCAGAAAGCAGATGCAGATTTATATAAGAGACAGAAAGAGTCAGAAGCAAATAAATATGCTAAAGAAAAAGAAGCTGAATCTACAAAATATGCTATGGAACAGGAAGCTGAAGGTATCCGAGCAAAAGGTGTAGCAGAAGCTGAGGCGATTAAAGCAAAAGGTATTGCTGAAGCAGAAGCTATTGAGAAGAAAGCTGAAGCTATGAAACAGATGGGTAAAGCTTCTATCGTAGAAATGATGTGCCAGATGTTCCCAGAAGCAGTTAAAAATGCAGCTGCGCCATTAGGTAATGTAGGAAGCATTACTATGTATGGAGAAGGAAATACAACAAAATTAACAAAAGATATTATGAATGTTGTGAATCAGGTATCAGATGGTGTTAAAGGATCTACAGGTGTTGATCTTGCAAAGATGTTGAAAGATTTTGTTTCTGAAGATAAAGAAGTAGAGTTTACAGATAATGAAAGTCTTGGAACACCAGAGCCAGCAGATTACCGTGAGTTCTAATAGGAGAAATTATTATGGCAATTATTATTATTTGTGTAATTGTAGCAATTATCGCATATTTACAATTTACTAAAAACGGAAAGCAGATTAAAAATGTGGCATCTGGAACAGTTACAGAAAAGATCAAAGAAAATGCAATGACTCCAGAGGGAGCAAGAGCCAGATATAATACTGCAATTAAAGAGAAACAAGACTTTTATAAGAAAACAATGGGTACATACACAACGGTAGCTGGTAGATTGGCAACAATGGAAGATGATCTCAAAGAAACAAAAGAAGAAATTTCTAAAACCGAGGCAATGATCAACCAGTACATTGATAATCATGATGATAAAAAAGCAATGTATTATGCTCAAAAATTAGCCACGCTAAAGGCACAGAAATCAGTGTACGAAAAGAAAATCCCAGAGTTGCAAACCACAAAGGATAAACAGGAAGAAATTAAAAACCAGGCATATGATCAGCTCATTAAGTTAAAAGGCGAAAAAGATACTGTAGTTCTCCAGATGGAGGCAGATCAGCAGATTGCAGAATTACAGAAAAATTTAGATCAATATAATAGTTCAAATGTTGCTCAGGAAGGTTTGGAAGAGGTTCGAGAAGGAGCAAAGAAACTTAGCGAACAAGCCAAAGGCGTTGCTATTGCGTATGAATCTAGTGCAGAAACATTAGATTATCGTATGGAGCAGGATGAACGACAGCAGGAAGCTCAGGCTATCTTAGATCAGATGAAAAACGCTCGTAAATAGCAGATAAATTCATCTACAAAAATTAATTTCACAAACATAAAACTGGCATTTTATGACTCTATAAAACACAATATATAGTGATTATCCAATTATTGAACCACTATATATAGTTGTATAAAGTGCCAGTCATGGAAACATAGCTCAGTTGGTAGAGCAGGCAATACATAAACATTCATTTTTCTACCTCCATATAAGTATTTTTATTTATTTACATTTAATTTTCATCACATATAAATTGCCGACACAGGTTCGATTCCTGTTGTTTCCACTAAAAAAGACCTCAACCTAAATGGTTAAAGTCTTTTTGGTTAATCGTTTGGTATGACCTCGATAACATCTTCAACTTTGCAATCAAGATATAAGCAAATTTTGTCAATGTTTTCGAGACTGATATACTGATTCTTTGCCATCTTGGCAATTGTACCAGACCCCATATTTAAAGCGGTTCGTAAATCAGATTTTGTCATACCCTTTTTCGCTAAAGTTACGAAAAGCGGTTTATAACTTATCATATGATATACCTCCACATCTATATTGTAACATATTATATACAGGATGTAAAATAAAATATTCAAGAAGTTGAAGATTTTGCATTGACACTATGTGCAAGAAGTGGTATATTATATTCAACAAATGAAAGGTAAACTTCAAGAAAATGAAATATGAAGGAGTGAGAAAATGTCAAATAAAATTTACAGATATTATCAACCAAACGATAAAGATACAAAAGACAATCATTCAGATTGCGTGATCAGAGCATTAACAAAAGTGCTTGATAAAGAATGGTTAACAACATTTGATGATTTGTTACCATACGCAAGGGATATGCAGTGTATGCCATCAGAGCGAAAATGTTACGAAGAATATTTATTCGATAATGGGTTTGCTTATCAAGGTATTAGCAACCGAAAAGGATCTAAACGACCAACAGTTGAAAGTTTTGCAAAAGATCATAAACAAGGCAATTACTTGGTAAATGTTGCGAATCATGTAGTTGCAATTTCAGACGGTTGTTATTACGACACATGGGATTCTGGAGATTGTTGCTTGTATGGATATTACTATAAGGAAGAAGGAGAGAAATAAATGAGAAAGAAAATTTTGGCAACGGTTCTAGGAACAACGATTTGCTTAGGATCAATGACAGGATGTACCGCAGGATTCAAAAGAGGAGTTGTTGATATGAAAAGCAATTGGAATGGTGGTATGAATAGAGTCATTACAGTATACACGGCAGACGGTAAGAAGATTGCTGAATATAAAGGAAAAATTGATATTGATACAAATGATGGTGGATATGTCAAGTTTGACTACAAAGGTAAGAGATATATTTATTATAACTGTTTTGTAGAGAGTATCGCAGATATTGATTAGAGAGGAGAGAAACAAATGAATTTAGAAGAAACTATCAAATGCGCAAATGATATGGCAACAAAGAAATACACAGAAGCCATGTTGTGTCATGCGAATCCAGACGATGAAGAACTTGATGGATTGATTGACTGTGCCTTAAATCATGAGCAACTTGCGAAGTGGCTGGGAGAATTGAAAGAGTTAAAAGAATATAAAGAAAAGTATAGATGGCATGACTTAAGAAAGAATCCTGATGATCTGCCAGAAGATATTAAGTACGTTTGGGTTTTTATAAAAGGTGAATGCACTCATAGGTCATGGCACGATTCTCATGGATGGAGAAGGCGTAACAGTAACATTTTATACTATAACGACGAAAGTGTTTTGGCGTGGAGAGAGATTGAAGAGTTTAAAAGTGAGGGGAAATAAATGAGTACAACAAAAACAATTGATATTTCAGTGCTGCCAGAGGCAGAACAGGATCTAATAAAAGCATTATTTGATAAATGTTGTGAAAGAGCGAAACCAAAAGAAAAAACTAATTCAGGGTCTAAAGTTTGGAAACCAAAATACGGTGAAAGATATCATTACATTGATGGTAGCGGATCTATTTATAGTGCAATATGGTTTAATAGCATTGTCGATAACGGTAGATGGGTATTAGGCAACGTATTTAAAACACAAGAAGAAGCAGTATTTGCAAGAAAGAAAAGAAAAGTAGAAGTTGAACTTGAGCGGTATGCAAAGGAACACAATGGCACAGAATTTGCCAATCGTTGTTATTGTATTCGATGTGAAGAAGACGGAAAAAGACTTCTTTGCGATACATGGGCTACAACAAAAATACAGGGTACAGTTATGTTTACATCAAAAGATGTTTTAGTTGATGCAATTGAAGCAATCGGAAGAGACAGAATCATTAAATACATCTTTGGAGCATAAAGTGAGGTGAAAGAAAATGGGTACAGAAAAGACAATTGATATTTCAAAATTATCTGAAGCACAACAGAATTTATTCAAATCATTATTTGAGCAATTTTGTGAAAGATCAGAAAAAGAAGAAAAAGCTAATTCATGTGGTTTAAAGAATGGGGATACGTATTATTTCATCACTGATGATGGGCATATCTGTATGGCAAAATGGCAAGGTAGAGCATCAGATTTTAGAAGATTAGCTTTAGGTAATGTATTTAAGACTGAAAAGGATACAGAGTTTGCTATTGAAAAGCAGAAGGTTAGGGTTGAATTGCAAATATATGCTGATGAACATAATGATCCTGATCAAGAAGAATGGGATGGAGCGAATTTTCATTATTATATTGGATATGATGTGACTGAGGATGATTTGGCAAAAATCCCTGCCGTACAACTTAGACGCCTAAATGAGGTATATTTTTCTTCTAAAGAAATCGCTGAGGATGCCGCCAACAAGGTTGGAGCAAAACGCATCATAAAATATCTATTTGATGTTGATTGTGAGTTGGATGAATAGTATGAAAGTTTTATATAAAGGTAAGCCATACAAAGTGTATGGAGTAAGCCCTAGCCCATACACACAAGGTTATTACTATGAAAAGGGTGCAGATTTCTTAATCTATATAAAAAATAGTTGGGTATGGGTATCTTCTGATTATTGTGTACCATACAAAAAGAAAAAACATAAGAAGGAAGAGGGTAAACGATATTAGATACAGATACGCACTTAGAGATGTTTCGCTATTTGCACTTACTGACGATACAACCGATGAAGAAAAAATAATATTTACAATTCAAGGGAGCAAGGCTGATATGAATTACAATCTAACATTTCCTGTCGTAGTTCTAAAAGATGAGAATGACTCGGTTCCATATATGGCATATATCCCATATTTTGACGTAATGACACAGGGATATGATGAAGAAGAATTGCAGATGATGGTCAAAGATTTGTTGAATCTTTGCTTAGAAGATAAGGAATCTTACACAATTCCTGCATGGGCATATAGTTATTTTAATGAAGACGATGTTAAGGAACGAGGCAGAAAATATTTCACAGAACTTGATGACGGAGACGATACATATTTTCAGAAGAATTTTTACACAGTATGGTGGTTTGATTTTAGGAGATAGTAGTAGACAGAAAGGAGTTGTTGATATGCAGATTTTAAATCTTTCCAAAGAAGATAGTGAGGCGATCATTAGATTGGATGCAACAGAGCTAACAACATTATGTAACGCATTGTATTATTGCAGAAAAGAAATGGTCAAAAACGAAACATATCATAAGATTTATGGAGATTTGACAATGGCACGAAACTTTGCATCGTATGGACACATAGATGATTTTGCATTTAATGTGGTCGAAAAACAAAGAAGGTATCTCAGAAAAATAGAAAGAGATCGAAGAAAAGGAGAAAGATAAAATGGACGTTTTATTTTACATAATTTGGATATTGGCGTTTATGGTGATCATAGCAATTGGTGTTGGAGTACCATATATGACCTATTACAATTACAAAAGAATTAAGGCAATGGACAAGAAACTTACTGGAATGTGTACGGGTCTTGGTATTATGTTAAGACCAGAAGAGGATGATAATGAATGAGAAAATTAATTTGGTATATAAGATCTTGTTTCTGCAAACATGAGTGGGAACAGATATTTGATTCAGATATATATTGGAGCAATAAATCAACTAAGCCTTATAAGTGTGAAAAAGTTTATCGCTGCAAGAAATGTGGTTGTGAGAAAAGATATGTAATAGAGTAAAATCTGAGTTTTATGTAAAGGGAGGTGATTAATATGGGAGCTAATATTGAGTTTGCCATTGGGTTTTGTATCGTTGGAGTGATTGTATTTCTAAGATATGAAAGAAAGTTAGATCGGATGAGACAGACAAATGTAAATCTGATCTTAGATAAAATGTCATTCATGGCTGATGCGAACGACAAAGAAAATGGTACATATAATAAGGAAGAAACTCGTTCAGATGTTAAGGATGCAGTGAAGTATGCAATGAAGAAAAGTCATCCAGACAATGGTGGTAGTGTGGATGATTTTAGAAAATTTAGAGAGCTTTATGAAGAAATGGAAGGTAAGTAAATGCTAAAGGTCGGAGATAGAGTTTATATTTATAGAATGAAGCCAGCGGCTAAAGGAGGTTTGGTTAGAAATAACGACAAAGGTACAATTACTCGCATCGGAACAGATGAGATTGGTCGTAGATATGGGTATAGATATATGACCGTTAAATTTGACAAACCAGTAAACATCTCTAATCGTGATATTTACTCTTTAGAATTTTTTGAAAACAAGGATGATCGTAAGATAGGTAGAATACGAGATCTTGGATTCTTACTATATGGTAGAAAATGTGAGGAATAAGACTCATGAGTAAACAAGAATCATTGAAGTTTTTGCAAGGTTTGATTGACGAAGTAGAAAATTGGACAAAAGAAGATATTGAACGAGCGCAGAAGTTGATGGAGAAAATAGATAAAGAAGAGCCAAAAGAAGTTGAAAATAGTGATGGGTATTGGGAATTTATAATGCCAGATGGTAAGGTAGTGAAGTAGATATGGCTAAGAAACAAAATAAAAATTTTAAAATATTTGGTGTGTTTTTGGAATATAAAAATATTCTGCTCAAATAGTTTTTGAGTACGCCAAAAGTGAGGTTTGTTATAGCACTCACTAAAATCTATGTTATTTTGTCGGATTTATGTTATTTGGGGGTTTGGCAACTATAAAAAATAACAGAACTAAAGGAATTTAAACAAAAAAATGAAAACAAGACAAGAACGTAAACAAGAAATAAAACGATTCTTTGATCAGTTGAGCCCAGACGAATTGGACAGGCTATTAGAAAGAAATGGAATTAATGACAAAGAGTCTGATGAGGCTCTTGCATATAGAATTATTAAAGAAGAAATTGAGAAAGGAGAGATAACATGAACCACTTTTTATATATTGAATCACGAGAAGAAGAGGATTCATCGCTTGACTCTAAGCGTGTTTTATTGAATGAAGAAAACTACAAACATATTATTGCATCATTAGATCATTATCCACCGACAGCACAAGAAGTTAAGAAAGCAATTTGTATTTTGGTAGGAAGATTGATTTACAGAAGTGTTTGGAATATGGAAACTGATATTGATAGTTTGAATATGAGTTATTCTCCGCCAAAAGAAATGACGATTGAAGAAATTGAAAAGGAACTTGGTTATAAAGTTAAGCTTGTAAAGGAGGAAAAAGAATAAAAACTAAGAAGGGCTATGAAAACAACAGTATTGAAAACTGTCTAAATCATTATAAATCAGCACAACAATTATTTATGGAACTGTATAATACAGGGGATCTTTACTTGATAGGCGGAGCCCCAAGAGAATTTTTAGAAACAGGCAACATTAAAGATGCAAAAGATATTGACGTTGTGATTGATACAAAAGAAACAGATAAGTTTGATGCAGTTTGTAAAAAATATCATGCCAGAAAGAACTTTTTTGATGGATATAAAATTACCTACCATGACATTGTTGTTGATGTATGGAGAATAGAGCAAACATGGGCATATAGAGAGAATATCATTAACTGTTCTGAAGAAGATTATCTAAAGAATTTACCTTTTACTGTATTTTTCAACTTAGATTCTTTAGTGTACGACATAAAAAGAAACGTATGGTATGATGAGCTTTATATAAAGGCAAAGGAAAGCAATACATTAGATATTGTATTAGAAGAAAATCCACATATTGATCTAAATATTTTGAGGGGAATGATTTTTCAAAACAGATATCATATGAAATATTCTATTCGTCTTAAAGAGTTGATCTTGGATCACTATAAGAAAGAGAGAGAATATGAAAAGATACTGCATGACATTCAATTTAAACGATATAAGAAAGAAATTTTGTCTTTGAATGATATTAAAAATCAATTGGATTATATCTTTTCAAAAAGATAGATTAGTAGATGTTTGTATATAAACAGAGAAATGAGAAGGAGGACTAAAGAATGAAATGTTTTTATCATGTGGATCAAGACGGAATCGTGTCTGGATTCTACGTCAGAAAAGCTTGCGAACAGCGAGGCTTGGCATTTGAACCAGAGGACTTTCGAAAAATTAATTACGGTATGAAATTCCCGTTTCATGACATTGAGCAGGATGAATTTGTGTTTATTGTAGACTACAGTATTGAGCCAGAAGAGATGTGGCAGTTGCTCAGTATTACAAAGAATGTATTTTGGATCGACCATCATCAGTCTACGATTGAAGCGTATAAAGATTTCAAGTGTGATGTAAAAGGAATCAGAATTACTGGAGCGGGTATTTCAGGAGCGAATTTGACATGGTTATATTTTAAATATATGTGTGATGAAAATTGGGAGCAAATTGAGAGGACGGATGAGAAAAATGTAAAAAGATTACTCAATATATATAAATATAAAGCAGATTATCCAAAACTGGTAGAATATACAGCCATGTGGGATACATTTTATTTTGGTGAAACGTCAAAACAATTCGTAAAAGCATTTCACTATGCATTTGAATCGTATGATTTTGATGCGTTAAGTCCTTTGCTAAACACGTTAAATAAAGATCAAGGAATTTATGAAGCAGCAAAAATTATTGGTGATATGATAGCAGATGGCTTATCAATTATTGAGTATTTAGCAGCAAATGCAGAACAATATCTTAGAGCATATGGTTTTGAAACCATATTTGAAGGGCATAAAGTCTATGCAATCAATCGAGCATTAATCAATTCTGATTTCTTCGAATCTATTGACGCTTCTAAATACGATATGTTCATCGGTTTTTCATTCAATGGAAGTATGTGGGAATACCAGCTACGATCCGCAGAACAGGATAAAGTAAATGTGTATGAGCTTGCTGTGAAATATGGTGGTGGCGGTCATCCAAATGCAGCTGGGTTCAGAAGTGATAAATATGTGTTAGGAGTGTGATGTATGTCAAGGAAAAATACAAGAGAAATTGAACTTGCTTTTAGTAAACACAGAGATCCAGATTGGGAAGCCGATGTTGAAATTTATGGTAAAAGAGTTTTAAAAACAGTTCGTGGTATTTGTCTTGGAGATGAATGGACGGAAATTGATTCATTGAAAAATAAAGATTGGATTGAGCTGTCAGATATGTTTGGTAATTTTGACAATCATAATCCCTATTTCAATCATAACCCACAATATGTTTTATTGGATAAATTCTCTATAACATCTCCTGCGATATTGTGTAGCAATGAAATAGTTATGAAAAATGGCAAAGTTTTGAGTGTTAATAATATATCAGCAAATCTATCAGGCGAAAATGAGGTATACAAGATTTATTCAAATACGAAATATGATGATTATACATATTATGATGAATCAAAAAATTTAGTATTTGAATTAGCATCAAAAGATGTTGATAAGATAATCCGATTTATGAGAGATTTTATGGATGTATTGCGTGACAGTAAGTTAACAAAGTATAGAAATAGTAGTTTTTTATGGAGACTATTTAACACTCTTGATATGCCATATTTTAAACAAACATATTCCATGAATGATTTGAAAAAATATACAAACACATTTAGATCCGAGGTTTGTGGTCAACTAAAAGAAACTATTCCTAATTTTAAATATACTGGAGTTCCAATGGGCGGGTATATTGAAAGATATTTTGAATTAAGCTATGTAGAGGAAGTACAAAAATTCATTAAAGAACAGGAGGATAAAAAATGTGAAGAAATTAAATGATGAACAGAGAAAATTGGTAGAACAAAATCATAATTTGATTTACTCTGCTATGACAAAATGCGGTATCCGCAGACAAGATTTTGATGACTATTATGGATTCGCTGCTATTGGGTTGTGTAAGGCAGCAATTGATTATGATGAATCCAAAGCTAAATCATTCTCTACATATGCATATAAATGTATGCAAAAAGAAATTATAGCATATACTCGATGGAGATTTGCAGATAAAAGAGATGAACGACTTACCTTATCGTACAATCAGTTAATGAATGATTTAGATGAAGACGAAAAAGAATATTCTTTTTTGCTAGCTGATAAAAAAAATAATGAAAAAAAATTAATTTTCTTTTTGTGTTTTGATGAGCAAATGCGAATACTAAATAATAAGGACAGGTTAATTATTAATTTAAAGGCAAAAGGGTATACGAACGAAGAAATAGGAAATACCCTTGGTGTTACATATCAAGCAATTCAATATCAATTGAAAAAAATTAAAAATAAATTAATCCCATCCTTATAATTTCAAAAAAGCTTTTTGCTTTTATTATTTTTTTTGACGCATTTGTTATAAACGTAATAGAACGATTATAACAATATAAGCCGATCAGATAAAATTATTTTTTGTTCCTGTTGACTTTGGCAGAGTTGACAGTGGATATAAATTGATGACTTATTTACAAACTAAAAACTAACTAAACAAATTTAATAACAGAAAGAGGTAAATTTATTTGGCAGAAAACACAAAATCTAAAAGACTTTTCAACTTACCAGAAACTAAAGGTACATTTCAGTTAGAAGGATTAATCACTGATTGTGCAAAAGACGACTTTTATAAGGAAGGTAAAACGCAGAAAGGCAAAGGTAAACGAACGTTATCTTTCGGAGTTAAAGTAGAACCTGACGTAAAAGTTAGATGTAAAATCCAGGCATTTGAAAAACCAAAAGTTTATTTCCTTAAAAGAGAAAAGAACGGTAAAAAAACTACATACAAAACTAAGGATATTCCTTGGGCTGACCGTTTTAAATCTGTTAAGGAGCTTGGGCTTGGAGATGATTGGTCATTGATTGGTTCAAGGGTTGGTCTTGAGAAAGAGACTAATGATAAAGGACAGGTCGTTAACAAAAAACTGGTATTAGATCCATTTGATTTAACAAAATATGCTTCAGAACACATGGCAGATAACCAGAGTGTATTCATTAAAGGAGATATTGAATATGGAAGTTTTACTGGGGAAAACGGAACTAAACGCCAGTGGTCAAGAATGTCTCCAACACAAATTAGTTTAACAAGTAAAGAAATTGATCTTGATAATGAGGAGCATAAGGTAAGATCTGATTTTAAACAGACAATGGTTTTTACAAATATTGAACAGGAAAAAGAAGATGATGTGCCAACAGGACGTTTTATCGTTTATGGAAAGATTATTGGTTATTCATCTGTTGATGATGCTGAATTCTATATGACAAATAAGAAATTAGCAAAAACTTTTAAGAAGAATGTTAAGCCATATTCATCTATCGAAGTTTGGGGACATATTAAGACAGAAATTCAGACAGAAGAAGTTGAAGTAGAAGATGATGGATGGGGAGAAGCAGATCCTACAAAGAGAGTCGTAGATTCTGCAAGAAAAGAACTTATTATCACTGGCGCAAGCAAAGATAGTATTGATTCAGAAACATACACCAGAGAAGCAATTGATGCAGCGATTGAAGCTATTAAAAAGGCAGAAGCAGCAAGAAGTGATTTCGGTGAGTCTGATGACGAACAGACAAGTAGCTCTTCTACAGATGATGAATGGGGATCTGGTTTTGATGATTCTTCAGATGATACTGAAGGCGATGTTTGGTAAGAACAATTCTAAATCATTTCACAAATAAATAACAAAACAATATATACATAAAGGAGTTTTACATTTGGCAAAAGCAAGAAAAGCAGCAAAAACACAGAGTAAATTGATGACTATTATTTATGGAGAACCTTTTACTGGTAAAAGTACACTGGCAATGCAGTTAGCGTATTTTAAACGCCCAGATGGGAAGCCTTTCAGAGTCTTATACCTAGACTCTGAATCAGGAAGTATTGATGATTATTTACCAGAATTAGAGGAAAATGGTGTAAATCTCGAAAACATTTACATTGTTTACACTCAGAGCTTAGGAGAAGTAAGACATTATATTGATACAGTTAAAACAAACGGTGACTTCTACGAGCTTGATGACGATGGAGAAGAAACTGATGATGTAGTTTTAGACGCAGATGGTCTTCCATTTAGAGCTGACGCAATTGTTGTGGATGGATCAACAATCTTAAATCTGACTACAAAACAGGGATTGATTGAGTTCTCTAAGAAAAGAAATCGTGTAAAAGCGGATGCTGCAAATATGACAGGTGAAGCCAGACTTGTCAAGATTGAAGGTGCAGGTATGGAATTAAAAGATTACCAGACTGTAAACTTTAAAGGTCAGGATTTAATCCTTGATTTATTAGCTTCTGGAGCACATTGTGTTGTAACAGCAAGAGAAAAAGATGAAACAGAATCTAAGATGATTGACGGTAAAAGAGAAACTGTTACGACAGGTCGTAAGATTATTGATGGATTTAAAGGTATGGATTATAACGCAAAAACAGTAATTCGTACATTCGTTGATAATGAAACTGACATGGTTTGTGCTCAGATTGTAAAAGATAGAACGCATACATATAAAAAGAATGAGATTGTAGAAGATCCACAGATGTTAGCTTGGCAGAAAGTTATTGATAATTCTGTTGGAAACAAAGAGTTTACACTTGGTAATGCTCTTACAAAAGCAGTAGATGTTGAACAGAAAATCTATAAGAGAGAAATTCTTGGAGAAGCAGGTAAGCCAGTTTCCGAAGAGGAAGCAGAAAAAGAAGAATCTGGTGCGTCATCCAGTGAATCATCTAGTAAAAAAGATTCTGTTCAGGATGTAAAAAAACGAATTTCTGACAGAATCAAAAAATTAGCTCCTCCAAAACGACAGGAAATGAAAGATAAGCTCGCCAAAGAAGGATTACCTACCGCCTTTAGTCGTCTTAATGATCTTGATCAGCTAAAGAAGATTGAAGAAATCTTAGTGAAAAAAATCAAAGAAGATCAGGAAGGATAAGGTGAAATTACAAAAGGGTTTATGTGGTAGCCATTTTGGCTACCTAATCCTTTGATATTGGACGAGGAGTAACTGTAGCATGGCAGATGTTTTAACAGTAAAATGCGCTTATTGTAAAGAAGTAATTGAACTTGATTTAGATAAAGTGCAAGAGATTGTTAAATATGACAATAGTTATTATCACAAAGAATGTTTCCGCAAAATGTGTAAAGCAAAATTATTATCCAAAAATACTAAACATGACAAATGGTTATCTGCATTGTCTAAGATTGATGAATATAATCAGAAAGCACGAGTGTTACTTGAACCAAGATTGTTAGAAGACAAAGTATATCGGTTTATTCTTGATAATTATAACTACATTGGTTCTGTACCAGCATATGTTTTTACAAAATTGAAAAGTATTTATAAAGGTACATATCGTGGTCTGGCGAAACCAATTCCACCAAGTGATCTTTTAGATATGTGGAAGCGTCAAATGAAATATCTTAAGAAAAATCGAACATTTTTGATACAAAAAGGAACGATGGATAAAGATAATCCAACGCACCAGGTTAATTATGATTTGGCAGTTTTAGTAGGAAAGTATGATAGTTATTTACGATGGAAAGAGAAACAGAAATTAAATGAAGTAGACAAAAAGAATAATGAAAAATTTGCAAAATCTTTTGTTGAAACAAATAATATCACAACTCAGAAAACTGTAGTAACAGCCACACAAGACGATAACATGGACGACATTTTAAGTGATATTTTTGGTGAGGGACTTGATTGACAGAAGAAGCAGTAGAACGTAAAAGTGTAACTAACATTCAGAGTGAAATGATGTTTATCGGTGCTTTGTATAAACAGCCAGATTTATATGTTTCTTATGGTGGATATATGAGAAGTCAGTATGATTTCAGCGATGAGGCATGTAAATTCTTCTATGATATGTTTGAGATTATGTATAAAACATTTACTCAGACGATTGAGGAGGATAAGGTAAATATGTTCATGAGTCAATCAGATGAAAGACTTAGGACATACAAAAGATACAAAGGGTGGAAGACGATTTCATCATGGATGCAGGTTGCAGATTGTGATGATTTTAAAAAATATTATAATCTCGTTAAGAAATATTCTCTTGTAAGAGAGTATGACAGAAATGGATATCCTGTTCAACGAATTTTAAACCATAGGTTATTTGAAAAATGGGAAGCAAAAGATATTTATAGAGTGATTCGATCTCAGGCAGACAAAATTAATACTGTTATTAGCGCAGGCGAAGATTCTGTCTTATTGAATAGTGGTGTTGAATCACAGGTTGAATCATTTTTATCAAAACCAGATTTAGGGATTCCGTTACCTTGGGGGATTCTCAATAAGATGTTCAGAGGGTGTCGACTTGGAAAGGTAATTTTTAATGGATTCTTAAGTAATGAAGGAAAATCAAGAAATATGATGTTGTTGATCGCATATATCGTATTGGCAATGGATGAGAAATTTTTATTACTCAGTAACGAAATGGATGAAGACGATTTGCGAAATTGCTTAGTCGTTACAGTGATCAACAACAAATGTTTTAAAGAGCTTCATGGGGTTGATATTGAAAAGCCAGAAGAAGAAATAGTTCTTGGTATTTACAGAGACAACAATGGCAATGTGATTGAAAGAAAAACAAATGAAAATGGCGACTTTATTGAAACAGAAGAGGAGTACAGACATAGAGTAGCTACGACGTCAGATGAGTTTCAAAAAGTTATGCAAGTTGCAAAATGGGTAGATCAGAAACGTCAAGGAAAATTATATTTCAAAGATGTTGGCTCTGATTACTCAGATTCGGCATTAGAGTTTGAATTTAGAAAACATCGTATGTTATATGATGTGAAATATTGTGGTTATGACACGTTAAAAGGTTATCGTATTGATGATTGGCAAACGGTGAAACAGACAGCCACAAAAATTAAAGAGCTTATGAAAGAGATCCATATGTTTTGTTTTTCTGTATTCCAGTTAACAGATGACACAGTGTATACAGATATATTCCAACTAAGTAGTAATAATATTGCCAATGCAAAACAGATTAAGCACGTTGCTGATATCTTAATGCTTGGTAAAAGATTACATCCTGACGAATATTACAAATATCAGTATATATCAATTAGTGATTGGGGAGAGCCACAGGCGCACGATCTAAAAAAGGACAAGACATATTTCTGTATTAAGGTTGATAAAAACCGAGGCGGTAACAAAAATGTTATTCCAATTTTTGAAATCAATTTGGATTTAAATACTTGGGACGAAATAGGATATGTCATAAAACGAGAGAAAAACGGAGCGTAGGTTATGGATGTAGCACAGCTAAAAGAATATATATACGACAATAATTATGTAGAAAATATTCTGAAAGATATAGGCTGTCATCATATTAAATATCATTCGTCTGGATATTGGAGCTGTGCAAATAAAGATGGGGATAATGAATCCGCAGTTATTACATATAACAACGAAAACCTAAATTGCACAAATTATACAAGAAAAATGACAGCAAAAGAAAGACAGACAGATTTAATTGACTTGGTATGCTTTACAAAAAGTCTGTCTTTCCCAGACGGTTTAAAATATCTAGCCAATTTGATCGGCATAGATTATTATCATGATTTTAATGAGCAACTGCCAGAAAGTTTGCAGATCACTCAATTGATTCATGATATGAAAGAAAATATAGAAACCGAAGAAGATAAACCAGTCAAACCAATTTCAAAACGAATTCTTTCTTATTATAAGGACTATGTTAATGATCTGTTTTATGAAGATCATATTACTTATTTAACACAGAAAGAATTTAATATTGGCTATGACGAAGATACAAACAGAATTACAATACCTATTTTTTCTGAAATTGGTGATTTGGTAGGTGTTAAAGGACGATTGTTCAAGAAAGAGTTAGATAAACATGATTTGAAATATTTATATATTGAGCCATGCGCTAGACAAAGAATCTTATACGGATTGAATAAAACTCTACCTTATATAGAAAGGGTTGGAAGAGTATATGTTGCAGAAGCAGAAAAAGCTGTCATGCAGCTATGGTCATATGGATATCAAAATGTTGTAGCAACTGGCGGCAAGCAAGTTTCAAGACAGCAAATTGATATGTTAACAAGACTCGGAGTTGAAGTAGTATTTATTTTTGACAAAGATGTTGAGTTAGAAGAGATTCAAAAGCTTGGCGATCGTTTTATTGATGGAGTTCCGATTTCATACATCATGGATAACTCAAAAGAAGGAATCCTTGATGAAAAAGAATCACCTACTGATGATCCTAAAAAATGGGAACTATTGTTAAATAACTATTTGTATACACTTAAATAAGAACAGGCAGGTTATACATATAAAATACAAATTATATGAAGGTGGCACAAATGATACCTCTAATGTTGTGCCAGAAATTTTAAGAAATAGAGGGATTGATGATTATGAAACGTATTTGAACCTCGATGATAGCGTAATTCAAGATTATGCTGATTTAGAGGGTATCAAAAATGCAGTAAATACAACGATTTTTGCACTTGAAAATGGACATAAAATCGGTATTTTAATTGACGAGGACGTAGACGGATTTTGCTCGGCTTCGATGGCATATATGTACTTAAATCGCATTAATAATGAACTTTATGATGGTAAGAGTAACATTTGTTACTTATTACATAAAAAAGCAAAAGCTCATGGATTAAGTGAAGATATTACTATACCTGAAGACGTGAAACTTCTAATAATTCCAGATGCAGGCACCAATGATGTAGCACAATGTACAGAACTTGTAAATCGTGGCGTACAGATTGTAATTCTTGATCACCATGAAAAAGAAGAATCTGAAATTAAAATGCCAGAGGAAGTTGTAATTGTAAATAACCAGTGCAGTCCACGCTATAAGAACAAAGACTTATGTGGGGCAGGCGTTGTTTATAGATTTTTGCAAGCAATGGATGACGAATTATGGATCAATTATGCTGATGATTATTTAGATTTATGTGCATTAGCGAATATCGGTGATGTCATGGATATGAGATCATTTGAGACACGTCGATTAGTGGATAAAGGGCTTCAGAATATTCAGAATAAATGCTTTAAAGCACTAATTCAGGCACAAGATTATTCAATGCATAGTATTGTTAATATCCATAATGTTCAGTGGTATATCGTTCCAATTATCAATGGTATGGTACGATTTGGTTCTTTGAAAGATAAAGAATTAGTTTTTAGAGCATTTATTGAAGACTATGAGGTATTTGACTATAAGAAAAGAGCAACAAAAAACAACCCTGCGGAAGTAATCAAAGAGAATATTTACGATCGTGCCGCTCGATTATGCAAAAATGCTAAAGGCAAACAGGATCGTCAAAAGAAAAAGATGGTTCCGATTATTATGAAAGAGGCAGAAAAAGATAAAGATAGTAAGATTACTATTCTTGATGTTACAGAAACATTAGATAGCAGTTTGACAGGATTGGTTGCTATTAAGATTGCTGAAGATATGAACAGACCATGTTTGTTATTACGAAAACATATTAATCCAGAAACAGGATTAGTAGAAATGAGTGGTAGTGCAAGAAATGTAGACCATAGCCCGATTGATAGTTTGAAAGATGTGATATCCGAAACAAATTCATTTTTATGGGCAAAAGGTCACGCCAATGCATTTGGATGTTCGACAGATAATATCTCTGGAGCACTCACAGAATTAAACGACAAGCTGAAAGATATTAAATATGATTCAACTTATAGAGTTGATTTCATTGTAGATGCTTGTAGATTAGATTTTGAACTACTACAGGAAATGTCTAAATTGGATGATATTCGCGGGCAGGGCATTGATGATCCGATGATTGCTGTCGAGAATATCACATTAAATAAGGAAGAAATTAATGTTGTTGGTAAGAAAATGGATACAATGCAATTCAAGATTAATGATATTCCATGCGTGATGTTTAGATGTAATGAAAAAAATAAGATTTATGATTGGATTATGAATGATTTTTCTGACGAAGGCACAGTTACATTTGAATTAGTAGGAACTGCACAGACTAATATCTTTAACGGAATTAGACAATATCAAATTGCGGTTGATGATATTAATGTTCTGAGCATCACAACAGATGAAGAATTAGACGAAGATATTTGGGATTGAGGTGAAAGTTAGTGAGCAGTTCATTACATACACATTCGCATTATTCATTGTTAGATGGATATGCATTACCTGAAGAAAACTTACAAAGAGCAGAAGAGATAGGACTAAAAGCCCTGGCTATCACAGAACATGGCAATGAGTATAGTTGGTGCTATTATGATAAGCTTCATGAGAAATATCCAAGTGTTAAATTGATTTTTGGAGTTGAATTTTATGAATGCTTTGATATGACAGAACAGAATAAGGATAGCAAATATTTCCATTTAATTGTATTAGCAAAGAATGAGAATGGTAGAAAAGCAATTAATCAATTGGTAACTGATTCAAATTTTCATGGATTTTACTATAAGCCACGAATTGATCTGAATGCGTTGAAACCATATGCTAAGGATCTGGTTGTGAGTAGTGCTTGTTTAGCATCTAAACTTGCCAGAGAGCCAGATTATCAGAAATGTGTTAAATATGTTCGTGAATACAAAGAGATTTTTCCACATTTTTATTTAGAAATGCAGTCACATTCACATCAGGATCAAATGGTATATAATCAGAAAATCTTACAGCTTTCAGTAGACACTAATACACCATACATTATCACAACTGATAGTCACGCTGCTAGAAAAGAAGATCTGTATTATCAGAACTGGCATGTAAAGCTTGCTCACGATACTGAAACCGCAGCAGAAATTTATGAAGGATGTTATTTACAATCTGACGATGAAATTCATGCAATTATGGATAACCAAATTGGAGAAGACGCAGTAACTAAAGGACTTGAAGAAACTGATAGGATTGCAGATTTAATTGATGAAATTCACATGCCATTTCAGGCACCTCAGTTACCATCTTTCCCATTACCAGAAGGATTTGAAGATAATTATTCTTATTTAAAGTATCTGATTGATACAGGGTGGGTAAAACGAGGATTCGATAAATTACCAGAAGATGAGCAGAAACTCAGAAAAGAAAGAATTGATTATGAGTTAGATATTATTCATTCAATGGGATTCGATGGATACTTCTTGATTGTTTGGGATTTTATCAATTTTGCAAGAGAAAATGGTATTCCAATTGGTGCTGGTCGAGGTAGTTGTGCAGGTAGTTTGGTGTGTTACACGATTACAATTACAGACTTAGATCCTATCAAATATGGACTGATTTTTGAAAGATTTTTAAATCCAGAACGAATTTCAATGCCAGATACAGATACAGATGTTGGTACACGAGATGAGATTATCCAATATTTGATCGATAAGTATGGCGAAAACAGAGTATGCCAGATTATCAATTTCAGTTTTATTACTCCAATTGTGGCAATCAAAGATGTTGGCAAGGTTTTAGGGTTCAATTATCACGAGATGGACAAACTAAGTAAAAAATTTGTATATGACACGATTGAAGAATCTTTATGGAATAACAGAGATTTAGCAGAGAATCCAAGATATGAAGAGCTTTTTGACGTTGCATCTCATCTTGCAGGTAGAGTAAAAACAGTATCTTCTCATGCAGGTGGTGTTGGAATTGTAGATACAGATATTAGCGATTATATGGCAATGAAACTTGGAACTGATGGAGAACACGTCATCCAAGTAGATAAACGTATCGTTGAAGAGATTGGGATTATTAAATTTGATATTTTGGGTGTTGCTACATTGAACACTGTAAAAGAAGCCGAAATTGACGCAGGGTTAACTGAGTTTGATGTAAATATTAACAATCCAAAGTTTGAAATGGATAAAGGATCATATGAATTATTGCGTAGTGCAATGACGAATGGTGTTTTCCAGGTCGAAAGTGCTGGTATGAAGGATTTGCTGGTTAGGTTACAAGTCTCAAACATGGAAGAGTTGGCAGCTGTATTAGCACTGTATAGACCAGATGCAATGGATGTTTTAGAAGAATTCATTGAGTATAAACATCATCCAGAGAAAATTGCATATATCCATCCAGATATGGAGCCAATCTTAAAGGAAACGTATGGATGTATGATTTATCAGGAGCAATTACTTGATATTGTTCGTAAATTTGGTGGTCGAAGTTATGGAGGAGCTGACTTATTCCGTAAGGCGATTGGTAAGAAGAATATTGAACTTGTAAAGTCTGAATCTAAAAAGCTTTATTACGAGATTATTGAGAATGGATACCCCGAAGAAATTGCAAAACAGATTAGCGAGACATTATCCCAAAAAGGGGGATACTTATTCAACAAAAGTCATGCGTACTCCTACGCTGTATTATGCTTACAAACAGCGTTTTTAAAGAAACATTATGCGTTGTGTTTTTTTAAGGCATTATTGAATCGCAATAAAGATAAGGCAGGAATGGTAAATAAATATATTCTTGATGCTAAGGCGTTTAAGATTCAAGTGTTACCACCAAACTTAAACAAATCAATGATGAATTTCAGTATTGACGATGTGTATATATTGTTTGGATTATCGGCTATCAGTGGCATTGGAGAAAAAATTGCAAAGGTAATTCTTGAAGACCGTGATAAAAATGGTAAATTCATAGGATTTGAAAACTTTTGCGAACGTATTAATCCAAGTAAATCACAGGTTATTCAGTTGATCAAAGCAGGTGCAATTCCAACAAAGAATAAGCGTAAAACTTTAATTCAGTATTTGAAATCTATGTATCAGCCAACAACATTCAAGCCAGTTGCAAAAGCACCGAGTTACAAACAATTACTTATTAAATGGGATATTGACGCTGAAGATTACCGTATAGGTGAGAAGAAATATGATTACGACAAAGATGCAATATTGAAAGTTTATAACGATAAAAAGTATGAATTGTACAAAGATAAGGAAAAAGAACGATTTCAGAAATTTATCGCACAGAATCAAAAATATCTTGAGAATGAAGATTTTTGGGAATTTGAAGCATTGCAAATCTTTATCAACGATAACCCATTTGATCAGGCATACAAGTATATGTCAAAACAATTTCAAGATGTTGAAAATGGAGATGATTGTACTGTGGTTGCAGTGATCGCTAAAGTTGATAAAAAGAAAGACAAAAATAAAAAGACATTTGCGTATGTGAATTTATATTCTAGTTTTGGATTGACTGAGGCAATCGTCTGGCATTCGCAATTAAAAGAATATGAAGATATGATTACCAAAGGAAATCAGATTGCGATGTTATGCAGAAAAGATTCAGAAGAGAAGGTTATCGCAAAGAAAATTAAACCATATAAACAATGGCTAGAAGATATTAAGAAAGTGAAGGGGGTTGTCGCCTAAAGTGGTGGATAGTACAAAAGAATATGAGTTTGAGATTGTCCCATTATATCAGATTTATTATAATGAAGAATCTTTATTTGGGATTTACACATTCTGTACAGCAGAAGATTTACCAGAATGTAAACCATATAATAATAATGATTTTGATGACTTATCCGATAAAAAAATGAATAAATGTGGCAAATTGGTTGGTAATATGCAGGAGTTGTATTTAGGAACGAAATATAAGGTTAAAGCCAATATGACATATTCTAAGAAATACAATGAATACCAATATAAACCACTTTCTATAGTTGCTGAAGTTCCTAAAACTTTTGAAGCACAAAAGGTATTTTTAAAAACACAGACGAACGCAGTGATCGCAGATCAGTTAATTGCGAAATATCCTAATGTTGTTGAAGATGTAATGAATGGTCAGTTAGAGATGATTGACCATTCAGAAATCAAAGGACTAGGAGATAAAACTTGGAAGAAGCTTAGAGATAAAATTATTAAAAACTATGTGATTTCTGATATTGTTGTAATGTTGCAACCATATGGGGTTACGTTACCAACGATTGAAAGATTATTGAAATCCGAACCTAATCCAAGTGTTTTAAAAAAACAGATTGAACAAAATCCATATATACTAACTAGGGTAAAGGGCATGGGCTTTAAACGAGTTGATGATATTGCGCTCAAATTAAAACCAGAATTGCGATGCTCAAATCAACGGTTAAACGCATTTATTTCTTACGACTTGCATCAAGTTGGTGATAATGATGGACATACATATGTGTATATCAAAAATTTAAGAAGCAATATTAGTAATGCAGCGTCTGAATGCTTACCTATATTTGACGAATGGTTTGATGAAGAATCAGATAAAAAATTACCAAATTATTTATATACATCTGGAGATAAAATTGGTCTGAAATCGTATTATAAAATTGAAATGGATATTTACGAATTTATTAAAGATATGGAGAAATATTCATTTGGAAATACAACAGATTACGAACCAATAACAGATAGTGAGATTAGTCAGACGATTTCTGAAGTTGAAGATGAAGAAGGGTTTATGTTTTCAGAAGAACAAATTACAGGAGTTAACAAAGCATTAAATTGCCAAGTTGTGTTTATTTCTGGAGAAGCTGGAACTGGTAAAACAACAATTCTGAAACCAATTATTAAATGCTACCAAAAAAGAAATAATAGCATTGTTGCGTGTGCTTTATCTGCAAAAGCAGCCCAAAGAATTAAAGAAGCAACAGGCTTAGACTCACGGACTATTCATAGGTTACTTGTAGCAGAAGGTATTGATAGTTTTTGTTATAACCAAGATAACCCATTACCTGCTGATGTAGTAATCATGGATGAAAGTAGCATGACAAATGCGAGCCTTTTCTATAATTTTTTATTGGCAATTCGACCAGGAACACGATTAATTTTTTGTGGTGACTATATGCAGTTGCCACCGATTGGATTTGGTAATATTTTCTCGGATCTGTTGAAAAAGAAAGGTTTAAATAGTGTACAGCTTACCAAACCGATGAGACAAGCAGAAAAATCTGGTATTTTAACGGATGCAAGAAAGATTCGCAGAGGGATTAATCCATTGGATAGCCCACAATTAAAAATTGTTCATGGTGAACTAAATGATATGTTTTATTTGTTCAGGAAGAATAGAGAATCATTGTTCAATATGGCAGTAAAGCAGTATATCAAATCTGTCAAAGAGGAAGGGCTTGACAATGTTGTGATTATTTCTCCACGAAGAAGTAATTGTACGAACAGCACAGATGAATTGAACAAAGCAGTACAGAAAGAATTATTTGCTAGTAGTAACAAACCATTTGTTGAATTCAAAGATCGTAAATACTATTTAGGAGATAAGGTATTACAGACTTCAAATGATTACGAGCGAGATGTATTCAATGGTGATATTGGATACATTACAGAGATTGACAAAGAAAAAGAAATATGTTTGGTGTCTATGAATGCAAATATTGAAGAAAAGCTGATTGAATATTCTTTCGCTCAGTTAGGACAACTGCAATTAGCATATGCATTAACCACGCATAAACTTCAAGGATCAGCTGCGCAAACTGTGATCGGTATTATTGACAATACACATTACAAATTGCTTGATAACTGTATGTTATATACAATGTTGACACGAGCTAAGAAAAGATTTGCACTCCTTGCAGAGCCAGAAGCGTTTAAGAGATGTATTATGACAAATCATAATAAGAGGCGCACTTGGTTAAGCCTAAAAAATTAACTTTATTCTTTGCACCTATTGACAGGGTGCAAGAAGTATGATAAGATACCAATATGCTAAGGAAAGGAAATGTGAAAATGAGAAAAAGATTTTTAATGAAAGTTGTCTCGTTTAGTTTTTTAGCAATGTGTTCGGGCTTTATGACTCACACGGTTAAAGCAGAGGAGCGACCCTCGGTAGAGGCTTCAACCTTATCAACAGAGACAACTGTTGCAGAAAATAAGCAAGGCAATGTGATTTCAGACAATCCAATCAGCCAAAGCGTTGCATTAAAAGATGTTCATGAGCATTATCAGAAATGTAAGAAAGCTGATGAAGAGCAAGCAAGACAGATTCGATTAGAAAAACTTCGAAAGAAACGATTGCGAATTAAACGACAGCGGCTGAAGCGAAAGCGAGAACTTGAAAAGAGTTCACTTGGAACATTTTTGATCACGGCATATTGTCCATGTTATGAATGTTCTGAAGGATATGGATCTAAGATTGCTTGGAATCATGCAGGGCATAAATTTGCTCGACCATATCATACGATTGCGGTTGATAAAAACATTATCCCTTATGGAACAAGAGTTAAGATTGAGGGATACGGTGACACAATCTTTGTGGCAGAAGATTGCGGAGGCAAAGTAAAAGGAATGCATGTAGACGTGTTCAAATCAACACATTCCGAAACAATAAATGTGCAACAGCACAGAAAAATATATGTAGTGAAGTAATTGGCAGTTACTGAAAGACATAGAAAACACAAATTAAAATAATTAACTAAACAATATAAACAAGAAAAGGAAAATCCAAAAATTATGAAAACTGAATATGTGAAAGAAATGAATGTCTTGATCGACAGAATCAATGATGCTTCATATGCGTACTACGCAGAGGATAATCCGCTCATTTCAGATAAAGAATTTGACGATTTATGCGCTGCTTTAGAACGACTTGAGAGAGATTCTGGCGTTGTTTTGAATAATTCACCCATCCACCACGTTCAAGGATTTATAATTGATTCTTTGGCTAAAGTAAAGCATACACGCCCAATGTTATCAGCTCAGAAGACGAAGGATGTCAATGAGGTCAAAAAATTTCTTGCGGATAAAATTGGTGTTTTATCGTGGAAAGAAGATGGTTTGACGGTGGTACTAAGGTACGAAAAAGGACGCTTAAAACAAGCAATTACAAGGGGAAATGGCGAAATTGGAGAAGATGTGACTCATACAGCACGTATGATTTTCAATTTACCTCTTGAGATTCCTGATAAGCGTAGTATTGAGGTACGTGGCGAATCAGTTATTAGTTATGAAAACTTCCAGAAAATCAATGAAGCGTTGCATGGTAAATACAAGAACGCAAGAAATCTGGCAGCAGGTACAATCAGGCAGTTAGATGCGAATGTAGCAAAGGAAAGAAAACTTGCTTACAAAGCATTTGAGTTAGTCAAAATTGATGGCGTATCTGAAGAAGAAATGCCAAGTATTGCTGATAGTTTTAAATATCTTGCAGAGCAGGGATTTGACGTTGTAGAACATCAGATTGTTGATCGAGATAATGTTGAAGAATATATTGAGAAATTTGATCCAGAGGCATATGAATATCCTGTTGATGGTCTGATTTTCACTTATAACGACTATCAGTATGGGAAATCTCTTGGGGCAACGAGTAAATTCCCCTTAAATATGCTTGCGATGAAATGGTCTGATGACCTCTACGAAACAACAATCAGAGATATTGAATGGAATACATCTCGTACAGGGTTGATTAATCCAGTCGCAGTATTCGATCCAATTGATCTTGATGGTGCAGAAACCACAAGAGCTACATTACATAATGTAAGTTACATTGAAGGATTAGAGCTTGGTGCAGGCGATACGATTCAGGTTTATCGTAGTAATATGGTAATTCCAAAAGTACACGATAATCTGACAAGAAGCAATACATTCAAGATTCCAGATACTTGTCCAACCTGCGGTGGCGAAGCAAAAATCATCAACGAGAATGGCAGTAAGGTTCTGAAATGTATGAATCCTGACTGCAAGGCAAAGCTATTAAGCAAGTTTGTGAACTTTGTTTCCAGAGATGCAATGAATATTCAAGGTTTATCTGAGGCAACACTGAAAAGATTTATTGATCTTGGATGGCTAAAAGATTATACAGATATTTATAATTTAGCAGAGTATAAACCTGAGATGAAGAACCTTGATGGATTTGGTGTAAAAAGTGTTTCTTCCTTATTACATAGCATCGAGGAAAGTCGTAAGTGTAAACTGGTTAATTTCGTAACAGCACTTGGCATTGAACTTGTTGGGAAGTCAACGGCAAAGGATATTTGCAAGCTTATTGATAAGATTTCTCTATCGAATAACGAAAATCCATATGATGTGTTTATCGAAAGAATCAAAAAGAGAAAATATTTTGGACATATTGATGGTATTGGTATCAATACTTCATTGTCAATGGATGATTATTTCAAAGAAAACATTGAAATGGTCGAGAAATTAGCTAAAGAGCTTGAGTTTGAGATGCCAGAAAGCAAAAAAGAATCAATGGTTGATCTCACAGGAATGACTTTTGTTGTGACTGGTAAAGTAAATAAGTTTGCCAATCGTAATGCGATCAAAGATGAAATTGAGTCCAGAGGTGGCAAGGTTGCAGGATCTGTATCAAAGAATACGAATTATCTTGTGAACAATGATGTGAATTCTACAAGCAGTAAGAATAAAAAAGCACAACAGTTAGGCATTCCGATCATTGATGAAGATGGATTAATCAAGATTCTGAAGGGAGATACGAGTGAATAAACTAACCATTTACGAATGTTTTGTTAGACAGGGAATCCCAGAAAGCAAAATCGAAAGGTTTGTTGTAAAAGACAATTATGTAGAATATCGCATCTGGGAGCCGTGTTCAATTTGCTATAACGGAGAAACATACAAATATGGTAGACGTTGTAAAGTAAAATATCTTGCTACTCCAGACGAGATGGATCTAGTTTTTGACGAGAGTTACTTCGTTAAAGATGAAGATGCAGAGTTTTGGACAGAAGATTATGAATTCTACAAACAGCAGACAGGTGTAGAACCTTCAGAAATTGATTGGTCGAAACAGAAAGAGATTAAACGACCTAAGTTTTAAAAGGAGAAAATTGAATATGAGCAAAGAAAAAAGCACAGCATGGAAGATTCCAGTAATTATTCTAGTAGGAGTTGTGGCGGTATTTCTAGCCTGCACATTTGGGGTTCAGAGTTCGCAGAACCATGCAATTTCATTAGAAGAACAGGTTGATAAAGCAAAATCTGACATTAATGTACAAGAGAAACGTAGGGTTGATCTGATTTATAACTTGGTAGATTGTGTGAAATCTTATGATAAACATGAGGCAAATACACTTAAAGAAATCGTTAAAGGACGTAGTTCTAAAGGAACTGTTGAAAATGCAAGCACAGCAATTGCAGCAGTTACAGAATCTTATCCAGAACTCAAGGCGGATAAGAACTATAAAAGGTTAATGAACGAATTATCTGTCACAGAGAATTTAATTGCCGAATATCGCAGTAACTATAATCAGCAGATTAAAGAATATAACAGATATGTAAAGAAATTTCCAACACGAATTTTCTTAAATAATCTTGGATATGAAATAAAGAACTATACTTATTTAGAATATAAGGATGCTCCCGAAACTGCACCTCAGCATTTATTTGGAGAGTAATATATGAAGCAACACAAAGGATTGAATTTTGGTAATTATGAGATAACTCCAAGGGAAATCTTAGCGAGTGTAACATTGATCGCAGTCATGCTTGTGTTTGGAATCGTTATCAGTAGTAATATTGATAATTCCATCCTTGATAAAAATGAAGAATACAATCACGCCCTTAAGATAAAAAATGATGATGTTTTTCAATATGGTATGGAAACCAATGTAGGTAACGCTTTTGTTTATGGGAAGTTAGAACCTGTAGACACAGTTACATACAAAGAAATTGGCGGCAAGTATTATTATGTCAGAAAAGTCCGACAAGAGTATCGCAGACATGAAAAAATTGAAAGAGTAAAAGGCAGTAAAGGAAAAGTCCATTACAGAAAGAGAGTTTGGTATTCGTGGGATGACATGTGGAGAGAAAGTAAGACTTGTAAACAGATTAAATTTGCAGGCAAAAAATTCAAGGAAGATAAGATTGATTTCATAGGAAGTCATTACCTAAAAAGAATTTATCATTCTGCTCGTGTCAGGTATGAATACTATGGTATGGAAGCAAAACCAGTTAAGGGAACTGTTTACACAAAACTAAAAAATAACACTATGACAACTTGTGATTTAAATAAGTCAAATTTACATAAAACGGTTGAGTCATATAAGTCGAGTGGAGAAGTTTTGAAAGCAATATTCTGGATTTTTTGGATTATCTTAACTGGCGGTCTAACGTATAGTTTCTATTATATTGACAATGATTGGTTGGAGTGAAAAGTATGATAGGTAAACTTATTGATGTTACAAACTTTAATCGACAGCAGGCATTTAAGTTTATAGCGACGAAATGTACAAAATGTGATATTTACGGTAAGTGTACTAGAGAAGATAAGAAAATATGTAGTGATAAAACAGATTATCTTTTGGAAAAAATTAGAAAAGAAGAAGAACAGAGGAAGTCAAAAGATTTGGCGAATGTAAGCTACAAAGGGAGTTATGTAAAATACACATACAATAAAGAGTAAAGGAGAATTTATTATGGATTTTGGAACAGCAATTGATGCAATGAAAGATAAAAGAAAAGTAGCAAGAAAAGGTTGGAATGGGAAAGGTATGTTTTTATATTATGTTCCAGCAGGAGCTTATGCGCCATGTACCGATATTGCAAAAAGCATTGTGAATGAAGACGGATTAGTCGAATATGGAGCATATATTGCAATGAAAACAGCACAGGGGAATGTAGTTCCTTGGCTTGCAAGTCAGACAGATATGTTGGCTGAAGATTGGATGATCGTAGAATAGATAAAATTAATCTTTGATGAAAAAATATATTAAGGAGTTACATATGAAATTATTTAATAACTGGATTAATGGTGATTGTTTAAAAGAATTAAAGAAGATGGATGCAGAGACTGTAGATATGGTAATTACATCTCCGCCATATCATAATCTTAGAGTTTATAGCAATGATCCAAGCGATTTATCAAACTGTGAAAGCTATGAAGAATATTATTATTTGTTAGGGCTTGTCATCGCAGAATGTGAAAGAGTTTTAAAGCCAGGTGGCAAATTCATTATGCAGTTTGAAGATTACAATTACACCATTGGAAGAGACAACAAAATGGGTCAGGAAAGCTTAACTGGTTCCATTAATCAGATTTTCTTAGATAATAATTTTTCACTTTGGACAAAAGCATTTTGGAGAAAATATTCTGCACAGAGAGCCATGTTAGCGCAGGGAAATCTGTATTACAGAAACATGAAAGCAAGAGATACAATTCTTGCAGCTAATGTTGGATTTGTTTACGTGTATAAGAAAGCAGGAGATTGTGAATTAATCAAAGCATCCGATATTACATTGGCAGAATGGGCTGATTGGGCAGATGGTGTATGGAACATCAGTAATTCAGGTATCGGACATACAACCCCGTTCGCTGAAGAATTAGTTAAACGCTGTATTAAACTTTGGTCTTGCCCAGGTGATACAATTTTAGATCCATTTGCTGGCGCAGGAACTGTTAACAAAGTTGCCATTGAAAATAGTAGAAATGCAATTGGTATTGAACTTAATAAAGAATTCTATGATTTAGCAAATGAAAAACGCTTTGACCTATGGGATGATTCAATGTTTGAAACAGATGATTCTATTGAAGCAATGAAAGATCGTTTTAATGAGCAGTTGCTGATTGGTAAAGAACAGAGTGCTAAAGCAAAAGCAGCCAAAGAAGAAAAGAAAGTTTTAACAAAGAAAAAGAAAGATATTCGTACAGAAATTAAAGAATTAGAGGCGCAGTTAAATGCTTTAGGTATGAAAAAATCAGAAATTAAAAAACTTAAAGATGCTGCAAAAGCAGAAGTAGGTGAGTAATTGGTAGCTTTAGAAGTCCCAGTAGAGAAAATTCCATATATTAGAACGATTGAAGGACGAAAATTTAGAGCAGGAAAGTGGGAATTCCCTGATTCTGCGATCACTAAACTACAGCAATATGGTCTAATTGATACCAATATTGAAGTTCCAAAGAAGGAGATTGTTCATTACGAACTTTCTCCACATCTGAGGAAATATCAAAAAGATATTGTGAATAAAGCATTGAATGAAGGCAGTTATGGTATTTTTGCTGATACTGGTACAGGAAAGACATTGATGGGTCTTGAAATCGCAAAACATTACGGGAAAACATTGATTCTTTGTCCTCTATCAGTTATTGAAACTGCATGGGTTGATGATTGTAAGAAATTCTATCCAGAATTAGAAATTACGAATTGTTGGGCTACGTCAAGTAAAAAGAGATTTGATGCAATGGATATTGACTCAGATGTTTATGTGATGAATTATGAGAGCTTTAAGATTTTGAAAAAGAAGATTTTAGCAATGGATTTTCAATGCGTGATCGTTGATGAAAGCCAAGTAATGAAGAACATGGGTGCTCAGATTACGAATGAACTATTGCAATTGATTGATGTGATTCCTCATAGATTCGTTTTAAGCGGAACACCAACACCAAACCATAATTCAGAGATATTCCCACAGATGAAATTTGTTGACGCAGATGTATTTGGTAATAATTTTTTTGGATTCCAAGCTCACTATTTTACACAGGATATGCAGAATCCTCATAGATGGTATCAGACACAGGAGAATAAAGAAGCATATTTTAATCGTTTGAGAGAGAAGTCTGTATTCTTGAAAAAAGAAGATTGCGTAGACCTTCCACCTAAAGTATTTCAAATTAAAGAGTTTGATCTTGGCAGCGAACAAAAACGACATTATAACAATATGGTTAAAAACATCAAGGACAATATCAATGAATGGTCTAAATTTGAATTTACTGCAAAGCTTATGAAGTTGCGAGAAATTGTCAGTGGTTTTGTTATCAATAAAGAAGGTAATATTGACGATTTCGAAACAAACAAAGATAAGGTGCTAGAGCAATCATTTGAAGAAATTGGAGGCAAGCCAATTATTATATGGTGTCAATTCCAGCATGAGATTGAACGTCTGGCTGAAAAGTATAATGGTGTTGCCCTCACATCTAAGAATAAAGATCGTGATGATATTATTCGGAAATTCAAAGCTGGCAAAATTCAGAAATTATTTGTGCACCCAAAGCTTCTTGGTAAAGGTTTGACATTTGTAAATTGTACTTACAATATTTACTATTCGTTAAGTTTCAGTTATGAAGAGTATCGCCAGAGCCAAGATCGAATACATAGAATTGGGCAAGAAAATAAATGCACATATATTATTCTACAAGGCAAACATACGATTGATGAGAAAATTTATAGTTGCCTCCAGAGAAAAGGAAATGCAATAGATGAATTGTATATGGAAATGGGATTGAAAGGAAAGTAGATTATGCGAATGAAGAAATTATTAACTTCACTATTTGTTGAAGACAAATATCATGCAGGAACAATCTTAGGTACAATCTTAGGATTAATGGTTGTAATTGCTGTCAATTTTGCAATCGTAAATTTGTTTATTTGGTTGTTACATTTTGTTGTGGTAAATCCGCTAATTGTTCCAACGAAAACAAAATGGATTATCGCAATAATTCTTACAATTTTAGAAAACATCTTTAACAGGTAGGTGATTAAATGGCTTTGATTGGAGCGATTCTAGGAGATATTTGCGGTTCTCAATATGAGTTCCGCAGATCTCACGATTTAGATTGGAAGAACTGTGAATTGTTTACAGATAAATGTAAATACACAGATGATACAGTTCTCAGTATTGCAACAGGTATGTGGTTGTTAGATGATGACGATGAACACAAGCATAACAAAGAACCTTGGGAGTTCTACTTAGAATATGGCAAGAAATATCCTGGTACGGGATATGGCGCAATGTTCGAAGACTGGTTACACGATGATGGCAGTCGTGTTAATGAAAGCTTTGGCAATGGATGTGCCATGAGAATTTCGCCTATCACAATGTATTTTAATGGGTTTGCTGATCGTCCAGACGTATTGAGTTATTACATAGATTTAGCACAATGGACATGTGAGAAAACTCATCGTCATGTGGAATCTTACAAAGGTGCATCGATTGTAACAGGCTGTTCTTTTATGGCGCTATGGGGTAAATCAAAAGAAGAAATTTATCAATATGCATTAAAAAGTTATCCATCCAGTCAATATACATATGGTGTTGATCGACCACTCGATGATTATAGAAAGAATTATGTTTGGTCTGCGACAGTTCAAGATAGTGTTCCTGTGGCAATCAGATGTTTCTTAGAGAGCGAAGATTATGAATCATTCTTAAGAAATGTATTGTCTTTGCCATGTGACACAGATACGATTGCTGCTATTGGCGGTGGTATCGCAGAAGATTTCTATAAGAAAACACTTGATAATTCGAATGAGCTTTTAGAAAGATATTTGCCAAAAGAGTTGTTGGATGATGTGAGTAAAATTTATAACGAAATACCATAAGGTAGGTGATTTAATATCATAAAGAAAATCTTAAAATTTTTCTTGTCGATGATTGTACTGACCATCGTCTGGTTTATTGCAACATTCATATCTGTTGGTGTATTTGCATTTGCGTTTTGGATGATAGCAAATATTGTAATACCAATTGGAGTAGTAGTAATTGTAGCAATTGTATTAATGGCGATCGCCTTCTATGTGGTGGCATCGTTCATGGATTGATAGATTAAAAGGAGAATATATTATGAGAATTAAAAAATTATTAATCGCTGGAGCATTAATGTTAACAGCAGTAGGATGCGTTTCAGCATATACTATTTATGCAGATACACTAAATAATAACACTGATAAACAGGTTTCTGCAACAACAGAAGGTAAGTCAACTACAGAAACTACAAAGAACACAACAGAGCAGAAAAATAATAAGAAAAATGCCGTCAAAGAAGATTCTAAAGATACAACAAATGATGTATCGGCAACAACAGAAGAAGAAAAAAATACTGAAAATTCTACCGCAGACGATACAGACGATGCAGATTATACAGAACCAGAATACCCAGATGACGCAGATGAAACCTGTGATCATGTGTGGGCAGAAAAAACAATTGCATATGATGAAGAGAATGGATATCATTGGACAACTTATTGCGAAAAATGTGGAACTGTTAAAACAGAGCCAGCCACAGAAGAGGATTATGAAAGACTCGACCCTGCAACAAAAGTAAAAGAAGAAGATATTGAATATGTAGATGATGATTCTGCTGAGGTCGTAGAGGAATCGTCAGAAACAGCAACTGAAAACTAAAATATAGCCTAAGGAGAAAATGAGTATATGACAAAATTAGATCAGTTAAATTTATTAAAGGATAGAAAAGCCGTCTTAATCGCTAGAGGCAAAGATAACGGCAAAATCGTAACAAAAATCAATAGAAGAATCAAGAAATTAGAAAAGGACTTATAGAGATGGTAGGAGATAAAAGTAATGTTTTAATCGCTCTGGTTGGACGATCTGGAGCAGGCAAAAGTGTCTCAGCGAAGTATCTGGAAGACATTTACGGTCTGAAATATCTACGATCATATACAACCAGAGAGAAGAGAGCAGACAAACTTGATGATCATACATATGTAAATCTAGCCCAGTATTCCAGAATTACAGGCAAGGTTGCAGAGAATCATTATACTGGCAATTGGTATTGTGCTACAGAAAGTCAGTGTGATGATGCAGACGTATATGTAGTTGATGTTCCAGGATTAAAACAGTTAAAAGAAAATTATCATAAGAAACATATCTTGGCATTATGTATTGATGCACCAAGTTCTACACGTATTCAGAGAATGAAAGATCGTGGAGATACAAGTGATGTAATTGATGAAAGAATGAAAAAAGACGAATCTGCTTTTGAAGAAGCTTATGATTTATGCGATGCAGTTATTAATAATGAAGGAAGTTTGTCTATGACTTGTCTGAATATTATGGCTGAGCTAGAGAGATTCAAAAGACAGATTAGAGACACGGAAGGAGCGACAACAAAGGAAGTTGATCAGAACAATTAATCAGCTTAGGAATTTAGTTTCTAAACTACACATAGAAAAAGAGGTACTTGTTAAGGATGTAGAAACAGGTAAGACAATGATGATTGAGAGCGTATCAACCGAAAAGATTGATGGTGATGGTAACGATGCACGATATACGTTGAACTGCAAGAAAGCAGGAGACGGGTGCGTTACATATAGATGATGATATTATTACATAATTTATTGGAGGTCTTTTATTGAAAGTAATTAAAAGAGATTGTACTGTTGTAGATTTCGACAAGACCAAAATTTACACAGCGATTATGAAAGCAATGAAAAATGGATCTGGGTTAATTAAGGAAGATATTGCAAAACAAATCGCAAGAGAAATCGAAAATGATTGCAGTAAATTACCAGAAGAAATTGACATTTCTGCAATTGAAGCAATGGTATTTAAGAAACTTGTTGAGAAAGGGCAGGAATTAACAGCTAAAGCTTATGAAGGTTATCGCAGTGTTCGTGAGTTCCAGAGAGAGAATTATGACTCTATTGACAGCGAAGTTCTTGGGCTTATTGAGGATGCCAACGAAGAAATTAAAGATGAAAATGCAAATAAAAACTCTGTATTAAATCCAACAAAAAGAGATTATATTGCTGGTATCGTTAGCGAAGATGCAACAGAACGCTATTTACTTCCACCAGAAATTGTTCAAGCACATAAGGAAGGTATCATTCATTTCCATGACAGAGATTATTTTTTACAGAAAATGCATAATTGTGGATTATTAAATATTGAAGACATGCTTCAGAATGGCACAGTAATTAGCGAAGTATTAATTGAAAAGCCACATTCATTTTCCACTGCTTGCAATATTACGACTCAAGGCATTGCACAAGTGGCTAGTTCTCAGTATGGCGGACAGAGTATTTCTTTAGCACATTTAGCACCATTTGTAGATGTGAGTAGAAAGAAAATTAGATCTGAAGTTGAATTAGAATGGGCGCATATTGATATTCCATATAAAGAACAGCATATTGAAAAAATTGTAGCCAATAGATTGTATGAAGAAGTCAAAAAAGGTATACAGATTATACAGTATCAGCTGATCACGCTTATGACGACTAACGGACAATCCCCATTTATTTCCATTTTTATGTATCTGAATGAAGCTAAAACACCGCAAGAGAAAAAAGATTTGGCTTTATTGATTGAAGAGATGATTAGACAAAGAGATGAAGGAGTTAAAAATGAAGATGGTGTATTTGTTGCACCAGCATTTCCAAAATTAATTTATGTCCTGGAAGATGATAATTGTGACGAATCTACAGAATATTGGTATCTGACAAAATTAGCAGCAAAATGTTCTGCGAAAAGATTGGTTCCAGATTACATCTCTGAAAAGGTTATGAAAGAGTTAAAAGGCGACGTCTATACTTGTATGGGGTGCGTAGATGGTAAAGAGATGATTACATATAAAGTAAATGGGAAATTATATGTTGAATCGTTTGAGCGAGCATGGAAAAAATTATCAGATCAGTTTGAAGTTAAGCATCAGTTTAATGACGATAATCCAAACCTTTACATGGATTTGCATGATGTCTTAATTTACGACACACGAGAAGGTTTCGTGAAAACAAATCGTATTATCAGAAATGTATCAGATGAATGGTTGGATGTTAATTTTTCTAATGGACGCAGATTATTATGTACTACTGATCATGTATTTACATTGAAAGACGGTACGGAAACTTATGCTAAAGATTTACAGGTTGGCTCAAAATTAGAAATTAACTCAATGCAGTATGGAGAAGATATGCATTTATTCCACAAAGATAAAGCATGGCTGTTAGGATTCATGTTGTGTGATGGATGTTACCAGAATAATCACATTTTTGCTTCAATTGCAGCAAATGGAGAGGATGAAATTGAAGATAGATTTCATAAGACATTTAAAAAATATTTTGGAATGGATTCTAAAACTGTTTTACAAGAAAGAGAAAGAAAAGGTACATACAAAGATCTAAATGTTATCTCAGACAATAATGGTGGAATGCAGTCTACGATCAATTATTTCACATCAAAATTTGGTGGCATTAATAAAGCAAATAGACGAATCCCAAATGAAGTATTTTCTTGGGATATTGAAGCAAAGCTTGCTTTTTTAGCAGGGATGATTGACGCAGATGGATATATCAACTCTCATAACCACGAAAAAGGCTTTTGTACTGTTCAGATTGGCTCAACAAACAAAGAACTTGCATTAGGACAAATGGCGTTGGCGCAGAATTTAGGCATGCCTGCAAAGATTTATCATAATCATTACAGCAAACGAAATCCAGATCTTATTAGATATAGAGTTGAATTTCGTCCATGTGCAGGATTAATTGACTATATTGTGTGTAAAAAGAAACGTGATAACTATATTGAGTCTCCGATGATTATTTATGCAGAATCAGAAGTTAAAGAAATTAAACCGATTCATAAAAAAATGTTTAGTTATGATGTAACGACTGAAAGCGGACACTTTGAAGTGAGTGGTATTTATAGCCACAATTGCAGGTCGTTCTTAACACCTGATCGTTTCACAGACAAAGGAATTGGCAATATCGCACACGCAAAAAATTATGATCCAAAGCAGCATAAATATTATGGCAGATTTAACCAAGGGGTCGTTACATTATCTCTTCCAGATATCGCATTATCTTCTAAAAAGAATATGGATGAATTTTGGGCATTGTTTGATGAACGAACAGAATTATGTCATAAAGCACTTAAAGAAAGACATAAACGTCTTCTTGGAACAAAGTCGGATGTCGCACCTGTTCTTTGGCAATATGGGGCGTATAGTAGATTAAAAAAACATGAGGTAATTGATCCGTTATTATTTGATGGATACTCAACTATTTCATTAGGATATGCAGGATTATATGAATGTGTCAAATATATGACTGGGCATTCTCATTCAGATGGTGGAATTGGTGAAAAATTTGGATTAGAAATCATGAAGCGAATGAATGATAAATGTGAGAAGTGGAAGAATGAAGAAAACATTGATTACAGTATTTACGGTACACCTTTAGAGTCTACAACGTATAAATTTGCCAAGTGTTTAAAGAAACGATTTGGCAATGATGTGTTTGAAAAAATTGATGGCAAAGATAGAAATTACATTACAAACAGCTATCATATTCCTGTGTTTGAAGAAATTGATGCCTTTGACAAGCTTCGTATTGAAGCAAAATTCCAGAAACTTAGTCCAGGAGGGGCAATAAGTTATATTGAAACTCCTAATATGGAACATAATGTAAGTGCTTTATTGGAAGTAATTAAATATATGTACAACCATATTATGTATGCAGAAATTAATACAAAGAGTTGTTATTGTGAAAAATGTGGATACTCTGGAGATATTCCATTAGTTGATGAAGATGGTATTTTGAAATGGAGATGCCCTCAGTGTGGTAATGAAGATGGGTCAACAATGGATATCGCATTCAGATGCTGTGGTTATATTGGGACTTCTAAAAATGGCGGCAATCAGGGACGATACGGAGATATTCATGATAGAGTTTATCATTTAGACGACAAGGAGTTAGATGAATGAGATACGCTTCAATAAGAAAAATGGACATTAGCAACGGAGAAGGGCTTGGCGTAGCCCTCTTCGTTCAAGGATGCCACTTCCATTGTAAGAACTGTTTCAATAAAGAAACATGGGATTTCAATGGTGGTAAAGAATTAACAACGTGGGATGTGTTGGAATTGTTACGTCCACTAACTAATCCGCAATATACAAGATTAAGTATTCTTGGTGGAGAACCGTTGGCTCCAGAAAATCTTTCAGGTGTTTCTGCAATATGTAAATTTGTGAAAGAATTTATACCATGCAAAAAAATCTGGTTATATACAGGGAATAAGGCAGAAGACATCGGTTTAGACTTGCATTATTTGAATAGTGATCCTCTAACAAATTATTGTAGAAAAGAAATTCTTCCTTATATAGATGTTCTTGTGGATGGACAGTATGTAGACGAATTGAAAGATATGTCATATCCATGGGCGGGATCAACAAACCAAAGAGTGATTGATGTAAAAATATCTATATGTGCCAACAAAGTAGTTTTGTGGAACGAAGCCGATAAAGATCAACCTTTGCCACCATACAATAATATAACAGAGTAAAATTCCACTTTTATCCCACTATAGAAAGGAGTGTGCTAATTATGCCAAAATCAAAAGATTGTCCACAGGATACGGACTTTCTACAATATGTTCCTACAAAATTTCAGCAGAATCGCAAGACAATGTTAAAGAAAAGAAATCGTAGGAAGAGTTATCATCAAAGGTTGGAGAGATTTAAGAATGTTGGTGGGTATCCTGAACCTGTGCAATATGTGGACAAGTATTATTGTGGATTCTATGAAATACCACGTAAGAAACCCTACTATAAAAGATTTTATATCAGCGCTTGGGATGATTACAGATTTCATAAGAAACTGTCCAATAAGAAAGTTCGCAGAGTATTAGATGTACCAAGTCGAGGTGGCTATAAAAAAGTACACGATCTATGGTGGAAGACAATTTAGAAAGGAGAAGGTATGACAAAAGAAACCTTAGATGATATAAGAGAAGTTATTGGTACACTAAGCGTTTGCATGAGCTATAAAAGCATTAATAACATCACATCAATTCCAACTTATGATTTATTACATCAAGTCAATATTTTAAAAAAAATTGTGCAGAAAAATATCGATCATGTAGTGGATGGTAGTCGATGTGTAGTTGTAGAAGAAGAAAATTCTGAAAAGTTTAAAAATTGTGTAGACAATTACTTAGATGCAGGTTACAAAATTTCAACATCCTCATGTAACAGCAAAACTTGGAAAGCAATTCTTGTGAAAGAAGATAATGAACAGGAGAGTAAGTAAATATGAGTACAGATTATAGAACATGTGAATGTGGCGAGACATTTGCTGATTGCGCAGACGGAGTTGTTTTCTGCAATTGTGGTATGGCTTGGTGTAGTGAGGAATGTGCAGCAGTAGACGGATATAGAGAAGAAGTGGTTACACACGAAGATGGCTCTGAGGAAGAAATTCGTAGTTGTAATTTTTGCCGAGGAGACGATTTCAGTGATAAGGAATTGCTTGAATTTGTAGTTTCTGCACTTGGCGTTAGTCGAGATGATCTTGTGGATTTTTACAAACGATATAAAACAGAATTGAAAAATGACAAAGCTTGCAGACTCAATGGATTTATTTCATCTGAATTTGCCAATAAAGATAGTATTACTGGGAAAGGGTTTGTGCTTGGTGGCTTAGTAGGGAGGTTTGAATCAATTCATGAATAACAGAGATTTACCAAAGAAAGATGATATTTACAAACACTTCAAAGGACATTTTTACAGAGTGATTGACATTGCAACTCATACAGAAACAGATGAGCAGCTGGTAATCTATCAGGCAATGTATGGAGATTTCAATATTTACGCTAGACCAGTAGAAATGTTCCTGAGTGAAGTTGATCACGAGAAATACCCTGATGTGGAACAGAAATACAGATTTAAAAAAGTAGGAGAGACATCATGCAGATGACATTGATTTTGATTAAATGTTAAGAAAGGTTGGTGTAAAAGAATCTTAAAAAACATATTCTTTTTTATTGGACAATCAATGTTAACAACAAGCTTAACGATTACAATAATCATGTTGATGTGGCTTATTGTGGCAGTATTTATTTCTATAGTTAAGAGAAATATTGACTCAATAAAAGATTTTAAGGCTTCAGGATTATTGAAGCTCTATATTCAATGGGCGATGATCACAAGTTATATTTGTGTAATTAGTGTTGGCATCGCAACTTATATATAATGTAACATTTCTAGTTACATTTCTGATGACTATTCGAGGAGAAATATCTATAGATTAGACATGTCTTATTTCTTCCATATGATGACTTTAAAATTTTGTTTTTATTTTCTGTCATTTAAACCTTGTATTTACAAGGCAGCGCACTGCGTTTTACCTAGGATTACTTGATAAAACCTTTCTTATGTATTTGTTTTTGTATTGTTTTACCTACAGAAATTGAAATGTAGATAAAAACAAAACTTCAAGAGGTTTAAGAGTTTTGAGTTTATGTGGCGGTGTAGAAACAGGATTATATGCTTTACAACAACTTGATATTCCAATTGAAGAATATCATACATATGAAATTCTACCAGAAGCCATTGCGGTTTCATCGTATCATTTTCCATTTATTATACATCATGGCGATTTATATGAAGCAGATTTTAAACAGTTTGAAGGATTTGATCTGATCCTAGCTGGTACATGCTGCCAGAGTCTATCAAGAGTGCGTATTGAAGATAAAGATGTAAATGCTGGACTGAATGGTAAATCTGGGATTTTTTACAAAGCTGTTGAAGCATTAAATACTATAAAACCTAAATGGTTTATGTTTGAAAATGTGATTCCGTCACATGATGATGATTTAAAAGAAATGACTGACTGCATTGGTGTTGATCCGATCTTGATTGATTCGGCATTATTCAGTGCTCAGTCAAGAGAAAGGTATTATTGGACAAATATTCCACTTAATTCGTTGCCAACAAGGCAAAATTCATTGGTACTAAAGGATATTATGGAGTCGGATGTATCACAAAAGTATTTTTATAACAAATCATTTGAAATATTAGATATGGACAAACGTGTCTGTGGTGAACTAAAAGTCAATACTTTTGAAATGAATCGCAGAATATACAACCCAGAGTTTAAATGTTGCACACTGACTTGTATAAATGGTGGGTATCAAGAAAAGAAAGTTTTGGATCATGGTACGCCAAGAAAATTAACGGCAATTGAGTACGAAAGATTACAAGGACTACCTGATAATTACACAAATATTAAGATGGGTAGCAGGAGTTTAAGTTATTCAAAAAGATGTAGTCTGATGGGCAATGGGTGGACAGAGCCAGTAATTGAATGGATTTTGAGTGGAATTAGAAAGGATTTATATGTTTGATGATTACATGGAACGAAAAGGTGTATGGGACAACAATGTATGGACAGATATAAATGGTGTAATGAGATATATCAAAAACATGAATTCGATGCATTTATGTTTTGTATACAAACAATGTGAATTAAGCAAAAACAGAGGCATTCGTCAAAATCGTCTGCCTATTATAAGAGATGAATTACAACAAAGAGTGCGTCGAGGGGAATTTTCTAAAGAAGAATTTTTATTCCATCTTGAAGCTATACGTTTGGGACTATTTTGTTTCTATGATAATGAAAGCGAAGAAAATGAATATGTATTAGATCAATATTATATGGCGTTTGTAAATAATAATCCATCATTTACTATGCCAGAAGAAATATTTAGAGGTGATTCAGATGTTTAAGATACAAGAAATTGGTAGATCTCCAACACCTAAGAAACCAATCACTGTATATGCAGTTCGTGAAGACAAAGATAGTGACAGTTGTTGTGATTTTGAGACAGTTGAATTCCTCATATACAAAGACGATAACTGGGTTTGGGTAAGTGGTTTGTGTTATGAACCATATGGATTAAATGGATCGTGTGAAATATAAAAGGAGAGTTAATTGTTTCAGAAATTAAAAGAGAAAATTAGAAAATGGTTGCTAGAAATTCTGCAACCAGATATTGATGCCTTAAAAAATGAAATTAATGAAAGCAATACTAGATTAAATTTTGCTACAAGCAGTTGTGATGAGGCAGCTCGTCAGTGTCATATTTCAATACAACAAAATGAAGAGATGAAGAAAATGTATAACCAAATTACCGATGTAGCAGTTGACGTTGGATTTCATGATTTAGAGCATTCGTGGGCAGTTGTATGTATTGCTGGGAGACCTGAATATGTAAAATTTATTCCTTTAAGCGGTGCAGATGCTAGAACTGTTATGAATTTTTTAAGACAGTTTCAGTATTCACAGCCCATTGTTGATAGTCCACTAAGATTCAAAGATAAACTTCAGAGATATTTTATATAAGAGGAGATTGCAAAACTATGATAACAAATAAACCAACAACACTGATTATTAAAGACAGAGCAACGGGCAAAACTACACAATTACTCTATACGAGTGCTACAACACAGTATCCGATTATTGTAAAAAATCATTCACAGATCAAGCTATTATTAGACAAAGCAAACGATCTTGACTTAATTATTCCAGTACCTATGACCGTAGAAGAATGTAAGAACAAGCGTGGAATGAATTATGATCATGTTCTTATTGATGAAGGATACAATTTAATTGGCGAAGCTCTTGATGCTTATATGGGAACACATGTGATGGCAGTAACTTTGACTGATAGAGTAAAAGAGTTAGCAGATAAGAAAGTGGTGAGAATGTGAAAATTTCGGAACTGCAATTAAATTGCACATATAACAATAGTGATTTGGAAGAATTTACAAACTGCCACCCAAAGCAGATTATAAGTAATCAGATTCCAATTCCAATTTGGAAAGTCCTGTATCGCTATAAAACTGCTCGTGGCAACGATAAGACGGCAACAAAGTATATGATTTTAGAAGAATTTTCGTGGGATATGATTGACAATGAATTTAAAAATTATATTACTGAGTTCAATGAAAAACACCCAGAAAGAAAACTATCAAATGTAGAAATTCTTGATAGTACATTTCTTGGAAAAGTATATATTCCACTTGAATAAATATAAAAACTCAATTGTGATCAATTCCCTGTAATCAGGGTTGTATAGTGAGATGTCATGCATTACCCATGAAACATAGCGACAATGATGGCTAAAACGTAAAATCTTACGCCATGACCTAAGACAATTGGTATCTAAGTATAAGATAAACACCTTTAACGGATGGGTAAAATCCAAAAGTTAAAGGAAGATTACAATTGAATCCAATCTATGATGGATATATTAATTTTTTAAGAGAAATGTCTGGTGAAAAATTACCAGATTTAAAAGAAGGATATTTTTGGCTTAACAGACAGATCATTAAAGGATTTGACAAGCAAGGAAATATACATAAATTTTACAAAGTTGTTGTTTCTAATGATTTAGAAGCTGTTGAAATTAAAAAACTAAAAACATATGAAAACGTACAGGATATAGATTTAATCAGTTGGAAAGAACTAATCGACTTAAATAAAGAACATTTAATTCAAATTGAATCTGAGTCATTGAATCTAATCAAAGAAAGGATGCAGAAATACGAGAACTATACTTCGATTATTCCTGTGTCAATGGGAAAAGATTCTATAGTTACATGTCATCTTGTGAGAAGTTTATATCCTGATACAAAAGCAATATTTAACAATACATCCTTAGATTGTGCAGACACATATCAAATGGTAAAAGAGTTTACGAATTGTGAAATCATGAATCCAGACAAAGGATTCTATCAATATGTAGCATCTGATCATATGATTCCAACTAGGTTTTCAAGATTTTGTTGTAGAATTTTCAAAACAGGCGTGATGACATCACAACTTGACCATGATCATCCGTATTTATTGTGGATGGGAATGAGAAATGAAGAATCAAATACAAGAAGTTCTTATGAGGATGAATGGGTTAACAAAGCCGAATGGGGCAAGACTTGTTGGCAAGGAATTCTACCTATTAGAAAATGGACAGAGCTTGATATCTGGCTGTATACAATATGGAGAAATATTCCTGTTAATCCTAAGTATAAGAAAGGATATTCCAGAGTTGGATGCCATTGTGCTTGCCCATTTTATACGAAATCTACATGGATTCTTGACAAATATTGGTATCTGAAATCGTACCAAAGATGGAGAGATATTCTCAAAGAAGATTTTATAAGCAATAAGAAATGGATTATTATGAATTGCACATTGGACGAATATTTAACGCAAGCTTGGAACGGTGGAACATTTAGGAATGAGCCAACAAAAGAAGTTATAAATGAGTTTGCTGAATATTCTGGAATTGATCAGAAAGTGGCAATTAAATATTTTAACAAAGTATGTGATTGCTGCGGTAAACGAATTAAACACAAAGAAGTTTTGAGTATGAATCTTAAATTACATGGCAGAAACATTGAGAAATTTTATTGTAAGAAATGTTTTATGAAAGAATATGGTTGGGATTTTGAAGCATGGAATTATCAGATTGATATGTTTAGACAAGCAGGATGTGAGTTATTTTGAAAGGAGATTAAATTGGAAGAACCAAATTATATAACAGTTGGACAGCTTAAAAAAGAGTTAGAAAAATATTCAGATGATACGCCAGTATTGTTCGGTTGCGATATGGAAGACGAATTTGCTGAAACAATTGAAGACGACACTATCACAATCGATTATGGAATAGGTTATCGCAATTGTAGGATTGTGAGAATTTGTTAAGGAGGATTTATGTCTAAAAAATTAACAAGAGAAGACTATGGGGTCTTTGGACGCAACCCTGTTACAGTAAGAGATCTTATCTCTAAGCTAGAAAAATTTGATAAAGACTTGATTATAATAAGTGGAATTAATACGTATAACGAAACAATTACCACTTTAAAAGAAATTGACGTTCAGGACATTGTCTTGGATAACGGAACGCTTATTTCTGGATCAGTGGTACTTATTTCATAGGAAATAATCAATTTACATAAAAGAAATATTTAATTTGCGAAAGGAGTGGTAAGCGTATGTTCACGAACGATAAACCTTTCATAGTATCGGGAAGTCTAAAAGATACATTTAACGGGACGTTGGAAAAGACATTGAGATTCATTGTTGATATTTATGGAGAAACAGCAGATGAATTACGTGGAATTAAAGAAGTAGACGGAAAGTTATACTTTGGATGGATACCGACAAAAAACAGAGATGACGATGCTTTAGATGAAGAATATATGAAACAGTGGGATATTGTATTGTCTGGAGATATTATGAAACCATCTTTCAATATGTTGATAGAGATTATCATTAATTGGTTGAATAGTGACAACGCAGTATACGAGTATGACAGATTATATTATGAAGAAGATGATCTTGATTACGCTGAAGAGTTGATCAAAGGATGGACGATTTCTTCTATTACATATGATGACAATTGCCCAAGTTTTAGCGTATTTTCTGTTACACCACGATGGGGAGAGATTGGCAAATGATTGAAATTTTAAAAGAAGGAACAAAGAAAAAGACAACCTGTAAAAATTGTGGCGCAGTTTTAAGTTATGAAATGGAAGATGTATGTAGGTGTCAAAATTCTCCATGGGATACTGGACATGGATATATTATAGATTGTCCAGATGTTGAAGCATTCGGTCACATTACATGTCCGCAGTGCAATTATAGAATCGACGTTTGATATATAAAATAAGATAGAAAGGTGGTGAAAAGCAGTGCATCCTAACCGATTTTTTGATGAATGCGCTATCAGAACAGGAATTGATACAGTTGAAATTTTTGATGAAGAATTACGATCTAAGCTACGTGATACACACCCAAAGAACTTTATCAAAACAAGAATAGAATTGCCAGTATATCAAATCAAACTAGCATATTTTACAGCAAAGGGAAACTATAAAAATGCATACAGATATGCAGTATTCAACTCAAAAGATGATAACGAGTATTCTGATTTTTGGCTCGATATGTTTGTAAGAGATTACAATAATGAGAATCCAGATCATCCAATGAAAGATTGCGAAATCTTAGATATGAAATATATCGGAGACGCTGTGCTGCCGATTGGTTAGGCTTCAACCATCTGTGCTAATTACCTTTAGAATATAAAGGTTTTCACGAAGATATGATTCAACGGATCGTTGGTTAGATTGTATCGAAAAAGTAATGTGATAGTGATGTAAAAAGACACTCACCAAGTATGGCTTTACCTCACGGAAAACGAAATAAATTTTCGTGAGGAAGTACATTTGGTTAAGAAACCTAAGAATATTGATGAATTATTGGGCACATGCCCTGTAAACAAGACAATTTGTGACAACATGATTCGGGCATGGTCAATTATAAACAGAACTGATTATAAAAAGATTTTATGCTCAATTTCTGGCGGAGCTGACAGTGATGTGATGCTAGACATTATATGGAAATGCGACATACATAACAAGGTTGATTACATGTGGTTTGATACTGGTTTAGAGTATCAAGCAACTAAAGATCATCTGAAATATCTTGAAACCAAATATGGTATTGAGATCATCCGACAGAAAGCAATTAAAGCAATTCCGTTATCGTGCAAGATATATGGGCAACCATTTATGTCCAAGTATGTCAGCGAAATGATGTATAGATTGCAAGGTCACGGATTCCAATGGGAAGACAAACCATTTGATGATTTATACAAGAAGTATCCGAAGTGCAAATCTGCTCTTATGTGGTGGTGTGATTCACACGGTACATTAAATAATGGCAAAAGATTGAGTAGTTTCAACATTAACTACAACAGATTTTTAAAAGAATTTATAGTCCAGAATCCACCGCAATTTAAGATTTCTGGGAAGTGTTGTAACTATGCTAAGAAAGATGTATCTCATAAAGCAATAAAAGACAATGGGTACGATCTAAGTATTGTAGGTGTTCGGAAAGCCGAAGGCGGAGTAAGGGCATCAAGATATAAAAGCTGTTTTGATAAAAAAGTCGGGCAGTGTGATCAATATAGACCAATTTTTTGGTATTTGGATAGCGACAAATCAGAATATTGTGCATATTTTAAGATTAGTCACTCGGATTGTTATAGCAGATATGGGTTAAAAAGGACAGGCTGTTGTGGGTGTCCGTTCGGTAAAGATTATCAAAACGAACTTGATATCGTCAAACAATTTGAGCCAAGAATGTATAACGGTATCTGTAATATATTTAAAGATTCTTATGAGTATACAAAACAATATAGAAAATTTGTAAAGGAGAGAAAACTTGACGTTAGATAAAGAAGATATTTATGACATTGCCAAGGCGGTCGTAAAAGTAATTGAAGATAAAGACATGATGAAGTCGGAAGAAAATGATTGTACCTCAGAAAAAGTAGAGCTTCAAACATTAAATGCTGGTGATACCTTTAAGGTAGCAGGGTATGAATGGATCGTATTAAATCAGTTTAAATATGCTCAAACTTGTTTTTGCATCATGAAAGATTTTTTGAGTGATACAAAGCCATTCGACACATATTGTAACAGATGGGAACCTAGTCGTCTTCGTCACGATTTAAAATATATCGGATGTGAAATTGAAGATAATTGTCATCATGATGTGTTGCAGTATATGGAACGTGATTTAATGGCACTTGATGGAACAATGGCGAATGAAATAAGTATTGATAAAGTTTCTTTACTAACTTTAGACGAATATAGGCTATACAGGGAGTATTTAGAGTACCCAACAAAATTTCCAGGTCATATTGAATGGGTATTATTAACTGCCGTATCAGAAGAAAATTGTTCAGCTATTTGTGCTGTTGATACATGTGGTGTTGTCAAACAATGTTATTGTGCGGAGTCTTTTAACATTCGTCCAGTATGTACATTTAGATCAGATGTACTAGTAGAGAGAGTGCACTCATGAATGCAAATGATAAGTTAAAGAAATGGATCAATCATAATTATTTGACAAAAGGAGATAGAAGAATGATTACAGATAAAACAAAATGGGATGACGAAAACTATTATAGCAAAAATTTCAAAGAAATCATGTACGACAAAATTACAGAAGGAATTGATTTAACGGAAGGCGAGCTTAAAGAATTAATTTATGATTATCGGCACATACATGTAGATGAGATTTCAGGAGATGACCTGAGATGGGTTAAGCCAATGACAAGCATTATTAAAATTCGAGACAAGTATTTTGCGATTGATTGGTTTAAGGGGCTGACAGAAATGCAGGGAGATGAATTCTATGATCAGCCATACGAAGTGAAGAGAGTAGATAAAATGGTTCCTGTAACTGAATGGGTTCCAGTAAAACAGGATTCATAAAATAAATGTTTTGTGTACAAAAAAGATACCACCTCAATTAAGAAGTGGTATCTCGTATACAAAATTACACCGTTCTCAAATAACTTTTGATTCATGTGCAAATTTATTATAGCACAGAAAGGAGAAATATGGAACAGGTTTTTGCATCAGACTATGAGGATGTTTATAAAGTTAAAGATGGCGTAATGTTTCACGTTAAGAAATACCGTAGAGTTTATGACGAAAACGGATGTTCTAAGCAAATTTATTTTGAAGATAAACCAAAATTAAAATGTTATGCAAGAAAAGGCGATCATAGATATTGTACTTTAAGAATTGCCAATGAAGACGTAAGAGTCAATGATGGATTTGCATTGAACCCTAAATATGAAACAGTTAACAAAGGTTCAGTTTTTGAATATTCAACAGGTGGATATCCACGAAATGGATATTTAGTTGAGCTTGCTGAAAATGAGTCATCTTATAAATACGAAATCAAGACACAGGGCAATATGTTTGTTGGCGATGCAAGCGACCTTGTTGAATTTTTAAATGAAATTATTGATCAAATAGGTGTATATGATTGGAGGGTTTAAAGAATGAAGAAAGAAAAAACAATTGAAGAATATTATTGTGATTTTTGTGGGGCTGAATGTACACACAATCACTATGACATTACGCTCCCTTTCATTACATCCAATGGATATTCAAGCAGATTCTGTGCAGGCGAGCCAGATGACAATTCTATTATAATCCAACGATTAGATTTGTGCGGTAAATGCATGAGGATAAATGCTCGGATAAATACATTTCTTTCAAACGCTTGCAAGAATGAGGTTGGAATTAAACAAACTGCCAAACAAGATAAGTTTGCGATCCCATACATTGACACTATTGGTTCATTTGCAAGCCGTAATCGTTATCCAAAAACAGAACACACAATGACGATTGAATATGATGAATGATTAACAAAATGCATATAACAGAGGATGTAATTAATGAAGAAAACAGAAACAAAATATTACTGTGATTTCTGCAACAAAGAGTGTACCGACAAACATCATAAATTAACAATACCAACAGTTGAATACCTTGGAATCAATAGCCCTGATCAGTCAGTTCTTGGTTCTTCTGAGGTAGATGTTTGCCATAGATGTGCAGAGATGGCGGCTGTTACGTTAAATATGATAGCAAGACACTCGCAGCAGTGTGAAAAGTGTAATGGTTCAATAACAAGAGACGTTACCGAATACGAGAATTCATCTATAATCAAACGGATCAAAATTACGATTGACTGTGACTATAGCAAAAAGAAACAAGAGAAATAAAATTTGGCTTTGAAATAAAGAAAGGAGTATAAACATGTCCAAACATCAGATAAGAAAGCTAACAATATATTATCAGGTCGGTGAGAAGAGACTAAAACAATCATTTCGAACAGTACAGGAGTTATTAGATTTAGATACCGACTCTCATAAACATAATAATCCTATGGCACCAACCAATGACACAAAGATTACCTGTGTTGCTTGGAAGGGGTGTGCATTATTTGATGAGACGTATAGTTTGGGCGAAGTAAAAAGACTCCTAAAAGGCTTTGATTTAACTAAAGCAAAACAGAAACCTCACAAACCAACTCATAAATATATCAGAAAGGGTATTTATTCTATTGATGAAGTTAGGGATAAAGTGGAAAATGTTATGTTTGCGAGCCAAAACAATAAAGTAAAAGTTAAATTCGATGGCGATTTGATTAAAGGCAATAGCCAGAGATATCAGACATTCTTCACTAAAGGCTGCAAATGTGTTAAGTGCGGAATCGAAGGTAAATATTTTGCTAAAGAAAAAGGTTTGAAAGACAAGAGCTATCACTTGAATTTATATGCAGTCGATGATGATGGTGATGAAATTTTAATAACAAAAGATCATATTATACCACGATCTAAAGGTGGTATTGATGATATTAGCAACTATCAACTAATGTGTGAAATTTGCAATAAGGCAAAAGGAAACATGATAGAAGATTAAATTTTAAAGGAAAGGAAAAATTAGCAAAGTTCCTATAGGATAAAGTGCGCACTACTTACTAAGGTAAGAAGGAACTTGACAAAAGAAAGAGCATTAGCACATATTGAAGAAATTGCATGGATTAAGCCAATCGAGGGCGCAGATAAAATTGAATTGATTGGAGTTCTTGGTTGGGTGCTGATTGCCCAAATTGGGGAATTTAAAGTAGGAGATAAAGCGGTATTTATTGAAATTGACAGTAAATGCCCAGAAGATGATGAGAGATTTGCTTTCTTGGAAACAAAGCATTACAAGATTAAAACGATGAAACTAGGAAAATTTAAATGCTTCAGTCAGGGATTGGCGATGCCAATTGCATTATTCCCCGAACTATCCGATAAACAAATCGGTGATGACGTCACAAAAGAATTGAGAATTACATATGCTTCTGAAAAGGTTGCAAAAAGAAAAGCCAATAAAGTAGATACAAATGCTAAATAGCAGTCTATGGTAGCCAGACATAAAAAAGTTTTCTCAAAACCAATTATTAGAAAAATGATGAGATATAGCATCGGTAGAAAAATCTTATTCATGATTTTCGGTAAAAAACGAGACAATCCTAAAGATTTTCCATCATGGATTGTAAAAACCGATGAAGATAGAATTGAAAATTGCCCACTATGGCTTGAATCAACAAATGAATGGATTCAAACAGAAAAGATTGACGGAACGTCATGTACATATGCTGTTGATCGTAAGAAAGGCAAGAACAAATTTGACTTTATTGTATGCAGTAGAAATGTTAGACAAGCTGACAGAGATCAGAAATGTCACCATGATTCTAATATTTACTGGGAACTTGCCGATAAATATAATATTGAAAAAGTTTTAACTGATTATGCCATTGCAAATAAATATGATCGTGTTGTTTTACAGGGCGAAGGTACAGGTAATGTACAAGGAAATCCTTACAAATTTAAAGAGAATCGTTTATTCGTATTCAATTTGGTAGTTGAAGGAATTCGTAAAGGTACACAGGAAATGGCAAAATTCTGTGATGATAATAACTTAGAACATGTGCCAATTATCAATGAACACTACAAAACGCCAGATACAATGGAAGAGATTAAGCTTCAGGCTGACGGATTCAGTATTATCAATCCAAAAGTTAAAAGAGAAGGATTTGTATACAGAGATATGTCAGGACGGCAGAGTTTTAAAAATGTTAGCAGAGAATATCTGTTAAAACACCAAGATCAGGAAGAATAAAGGAGAATCATGAGCGAAAGAAAACCAAGACTTACACTATTATGTGGTTTATCCGCATCAGGCAAATCACAATACATAAACACTGTTTCACAAGACAGTGGCAATGAAGTTATCACCATATCAACAGATGGTATTAGAGAAAATATATGTGGAAGAGTAGAAGATCAGTCCAAAAATAAAGAAGTATTTCAGACATTTCATAGTCTAATCGTTAAATATCTTAAAAATGGTATTGACGTTGTGGCTGAAGCAACGAATATTACTATGAAGTCAAGACGATCTATTCTCAATGCCATTAAAGGTATTGATTGTGAGAAAGTTTGTGTGGTGATCGTAAAACCAATTGATGAATGCAGAAAAGATAACATTGGAAGAGAACATCCAGTACCAGATTATGTAATTGAGAAGCAGGCAAGAAAATTCCAGATTCCATTCCTTGAAGAAGGATGGGATAAGATTGAATTTGTTGATCATATTCACAATAAAGACGAATATAACTATAGACTTGAAAGTACGTGGGTTTCAGAAATATATAACGACTTTGACCAGAAGAATCCGTATCATATGGAATCTCTTGGCAAACATATGACGGATGCTTACGATTTTTCAAAAAAGATTCATAACGATTATGCAGTGTCAGTGGCTACAAAATATCATGATATGGGTAAATTATACACTCAGACATTCGATGAAGATGGTGTGGCACACTATTACGGACACGAAAATATTGGTGCATATATGATGTTGGTCTATGAGGTTGCAAATCAGCATTCTTTATTTGTGAATCATAATATAGGAGACATTGCTTTCTATATTAACTACCATATGTTACCGTTCCAGTGGAAGCCTAACAATACTAAAACAGAAACAAAATGGGCAAAACGCTTTGGATCAAAAAAATATCATAACTTATGGGATATGCATATCGCTGATTTAGTAGCATCAAAAAGAAAAGACAGAGATATTTGCACAGAGATCCTTGAAAATCGAGGACGTAACGATGAATCCTAAGTATAACCCACCTAACCCAGACGCTCAGTTAAACGACCCTTGCTATTACGATTCTGAGCAGTTTGAGTTAGAGGAAGAGTTTGAACTACAAAATTATCCAGATGACGAGGAGGATACAGATGATTAAATTACACTTATGGCAGTTTATGCTTTGCAATTTTGGAACTGTTGCCATTGGCACATTTCTTGGTGCTATGGTAGCAGGCGGATTCCTTATTCGCAAACTTGATATTGCTAGACTCCAGGAATTGATTGATGACAATGAAGAAAAGATTGAATTTCTCGAACATGAACGAGAAGAAATTGATGATGAGATCGATGAATTAGACGATAAGTCTGATGAAGATAATGATGACGTTATTACAGGCGAGGAGGACGAAGAGTAATGGAAGAACTTTCCAAAGCGGTTATTGAGTTACAGCTCTCATATGGCTTGAGTCTGCGAACAATTCAGAAGATGGTGCGTGATGTATACAAAAATACAAATGATGCACCGCCAACAGGTATTACACCTAAGACAACTAAATCAAAATCAACTAAATAAGGAGTGAATTACTACGGCTAATTTCTTACAGCGTAAAGAATATTTTGGAAAGTATCGTGTTGTAGCAGCACATAACATGGATACTAATGATTTTCCTAGAACTGATGCAGGATTAATAGATCCTAGCTTTGATGATTTGTACATAAAATGCTCATTTGGTAATCAGATATATTACTACGGAAAAGGCAAGCATAGAGGTGAATATACCCTTGTAGCTTATATCCCTTCACTAATTAGAGGACATAACATTATAAAGGCGATTCGAGAGATAAACAAAGATATTCCTTATTATATAGAAGAAACTGATAAAGAAGTGTTGTTTAGATTTGATGTGAAACATCTGGATACTGTTGCCGAGTTACTGAAGGCACAGAAGAGTAGAATCCGTGATGATGGAACTTACAAATATATCTCACCTTTTTCACCGAAAAACTTGCCAAAAACACCTTACAAAATTCCAGATGATGAATTGAGTACCTACAAGAAATTAACTGCAAATTTGAAGCGTGAGGACATGTATAAGGTAGGGCAGATTGCAACTAGATTCTTAAAAGAAAAGATATGCTCACGCAAGTTTACATTCCAAGACTTGAAAGCAGAACAGAAGAAGATGGGATTGAAAGGCAAAAATTATATTTATGCTAAAGGATTATGGGATGAATATTGCCGATACACAGAAAATGAACTACGCAAGGAGAATTTACTATGAGTACAAATAATGTAATGATGACTGAAAACGATAAAAGAAACGTAGGAAACGCAAGTTTACAGAAGCAGATTAAAGAAGAAAAACACAAACTTGATTTCATTAAAGATGTGGACAAGCTACTCAAGAAATATAAATTGCCAAAAGATTATCTATATCTGGCAGCTAAAAAGTCAAGTCTTAACACAGATCGTCAGTTATACATGATTGAAGTTGAAACATTTAATGACGGTGTATATGACGGCAATGTAACTTTAATTGTGCATGGCACTGAAGATGAAGTGAAAAAACAGAAAGATCTGTTGGTTGAAAAATTAAAAGAACAGTACAAAGACGAACCAGAAATGACTTTTGAGGATTCTTATTATAACGAAGTCGGATTACCTCTGATGCTTTGTAAACGATAGTTTACATAACATGATAACGAAATATTGAATTTTGTGAAAATTGCACAAAGAAAATGGAAAGGAAATACATATATGGGATTATTAACAGAAAGCGGATTAATGAAAGTTGCAGAGTTTGAGAAAGTATCGTTTGACCAGTTCATACAGGACTGGGAAGAGAAATTTCACAAATATCCAGAAGAATCAATTTATGGTAGTTTAAAATATCCTGCCAGAGCAACAAAGGGATCAGCAGGACATGACTTTATTGCACCAGCGGATTTTGTTGTAAGATCAGGAGATGCAATCATTATTCCAACAGGAATGAGATGTAAGATCCTCAGAGGATGGACATTGTTTATTTTTATTAGAAGTAGCCTTGGCATTAAAGCTGATGCATGGATTGGCAATGGAACGGGCGTTATTGATGAAGATTATTATTTTGCAGATAACGAAGGTCATATCTTTGTAAAAATTAAGAATTGTAGTCCAAATACATTAAAAATTAAAAAAGGAGAAGCGTTTTGTCAAGGTGTATTTACTCTCTATGGGGTTGCTGATAGAGAAGAAGTTACTGAGGAAAGAACTGGCGGAATTGGAAGTACAGGTAAATAAATGAATTATTTTGCACAAACAAAAGGATTAATCAATGCTGTGGATATGAAAGAGTATTCACAGCAGCAGTCTAATGCACAATTAAGTAAAATATTTGATGACTTATATGACGACTTAGTAAATGATATATGGGAAACTGCACAGATGAATGGTAGAACAGAAACATACCGTAAGACACAATCAATGTCTTGCGATACTGACAAGTCACTTGATTCTTGTATTGCAGTATTAGAAGACTTCATGAATAAAGGATATGTCTGTATTGTGACACGTAAATATGTTGATTGTACGAGATATTACTATAAAATCTACATCAGTTGGTCAGGGCATCCGCCTAATGTACACGGATATGTAACAGTTGATGATAAAGATAAAGAGAAATTAGTATTCTCTTCATATTTAAAATAGGAGGATTTATATATGATTAAGATTGAACACCCAGTATTCCCAAGTCCAGAGCAGTGGATGTTTGCTATTGAAGGAGCTAGAAACGCATATGATAGTTGGCACTTAAGCGATAGCCACATTGGACACACAACAGAATATGATAAAGAAAGAAACGTAGAAATCTGGCATCCATGTTTTTGTATTGGAGAGAAGGATTTAGGTTTATTTAAAAGACTTGCAAGAGCAGGAAAGGATCACAGAAAAGCCTTACGGTCACTGCCAGTTGGATTACGAATTACATCTCATCATACATGGTGGGCACAAGCAGATACATATAAAGTTGGGACAACAAGATGTAGTTGTTCTAAAATGCATACAATTCATAAAAAAGAATTTGACTTAGATAGTTTTTCTCATGAAGGTATTGATGTTGTAATTGAGAAATTCTCATTATCAAGCCATGATGAAAGTAATATTTCAGACGTTGAAAATATGCTTGGCTACAAAGTTAAACAACATACAGAAAATACTATTCAGTTACTAAATGAACTTAAAGATGAGTACAATGCAACGAAGGATAAAAATATTTGGAATGCAATTCTTGAAATGCTACCTATGGGATATAATATCACAGCAAATCTTTCTCTTACTTACGAAGTGCTTTTAAATATGTATTTTTCACGAAAGACACATCCAGTAAAGGATTGGAGAATCTTCTGCCAGTGGATGTTAGACAATGTACCATATTTTAAAGACCTTGTAGAACATATTCAAGGATTCAAGAAAATATCTTAAAATCCTTATTTGATGATGGATAAATAATATACGGAGAGAGTTTCTATTATTAGATTCTCTCTCTTATTGCAAGGAGGAATATATTATAAACAAATATATAGTACCAATATGGGAGAAAGTTACAATAACTCCAGAAGAAGCATCGGCATATAGCAGTATCGGTATTAATACAATTTATCAGATGCTAGATGATCCAGACTGTGAATTTAAATTATATGTAGGAACCAAGAAAAGACTTATTAAACGAAAAGCTTTTGAAAAATATTTAGAAGATACTTATGTAATTGATAGGAATTAGAATCTAAATGTGATATATTGTAATTGTACTATAATTTAATTTAGATTCTTTTCCAATGAATACACAAAAGGAAGGACGTATAATCATGGGAAAAGATTTAAAAGGAAGAGAACTTGGAACGTACCTGTCTCAGCGGAAGGACGGACGTTATCAAGCAAGGTTTACGAATCGTTTTGGAGAACGCATCGAAACAAAAAGTAAAAGTTTAAAAGAAGTAAAGGAATGGTTGAAAGAAGAAAGAGCAAAAGACGATCTAAAAGTAAATGCAAAACATTGCACTGACACTTTTGAAGTTTGGTATTTTCGTTGGAAAAGCATAGCATTTGTTGACTTGGCACCAAATACTCAGGAACAATATGAATGGATTTATGACAATTGCATCGCACCAAGTCTGAAAAATATTAGAGTTGTAGATATAACCGAATTTACATTAGATTCATTTTTTCAAACTTTGAAGAAAAAATATAGTGATAAAACTATTGATAATGCAAAAAATATAATTTCTCAAACCTTAGAAAAAAGTAGAGAAGCACATTGTATTCCTTATAACCCAGTAACAATGATCAAAGTTAAAAAGAAAAAGAAAGAGCTTTTCTCAGATGAAGTACTGGCATTAACTATTAAACAACAGCAAATGTTATTTAACTATTTGAATGGACATTTCTATTATAATTTATATGTTTTTCTTTTAACAACTGGGTTAAGATACGGAGAGGTTGGCGCACTTACAATAAATGATTTTGATATGAAATCTAGGACGGTGCATATTACAAAGTCCTTAAAGAAAAATAAAATTGATGGCAAATATCAATATTATATTGGCGATACAAAAACTCCTTCAAGTGTGAGAGAAATTCCACTAAATGATGTCGCATACGAGGCTTTCCAACAGCAAATCGTATTAAAACAACGTGTAGAGAAATCTATATATGCAGATCGTCATGTATCATCTGAGTTTAAAAATTTGTTATTTACCACACCATACAATACTCCAATGCCGAATCAAACACTAAATTCTGTATTAGCAAGTGCAAGGGAACAAATTAATTTTCAATTGGATGAAAAAGATTATCTTTTGCCAGTATCCGTTCATCGGTTAAGACATACTTTTGCGACAAGATGTTTTGAGGCAGGAATTCCAATGGTAGTCATTTCAAAATATCTTGGACATGCAAATGTAACGATTACCGAAAAGATTTATGTTCATTTATTACAAGATCATATTGAATCACAAAACGATAAATTAAACGCAGCATATCCAAAACAACACATAACTAAAGAGCAAATATTGTTAGACATGAATTGATAAAAAAGGAGTCAAAAAGGAGTCAAGTGCATTTCAAAGGAGTCAAAAGATGTATCGGAAACCTAGTAAAATCAAGCAATTTAAGACATTGAAAAATGATATATAATCTCCGTGGTTATAGGGATATCCTATAACTAGAAGATAACCTTAGAGGAGTCAAAAATACAGTAAAAAGCTTGAAATTGCTAGGAAATACGGGAAGTACAGCTTCCCTCCGAGCAGTTTTGTTTAACATTTGATTTCATATATTTTAATGTATTTTGATGTATTTTAATGCGTAAAAGGAGTCAAAAAGGAGTCAAAAATTTTCAAAGGGATCAACTTTGGAGTCAACTTTATAACTTGGAAAAGGATCTGAATTATAGTACAAAATTATGGTTATACTAAAGTATTCTTGCAACACAACATCCAAGGAATATTTTCGCATACTCATAAATCAAAACTCTCTTTACACCAAACACACGTTCGTGTTATAATATCCAAGAGGTGAAATAAAATGTACAATACAACAAACATTCCAAAAGCTACCAAACAGATCAACATTTCAGGAGACACACCACCAGACATTTGGATGTCTATGTTAGATTCTTATGGTAAGCTTCAAAAATTCCACGTCAGAGAATTACTACTACAGGGTACTAGAAAAGAAACCAACTCAGCAAGGCAAGAACGTGAAGTAGAATATTACAAAAGCAGAATAGAAGTGTTAGAACGATTTAACATCTCTACAAAGACAAAGATACTAAAATACATTCCATCATCTGGAACATGGTATCTCTGCGGAGAATATGCAGACTTATTACGATCACAGAGTTACTTAAATAGGTAAGGAGGTGCATAATGAGAATATACGAATACAACGAAAGCACTCAGACACTCAATACAGAGTGCGGATTATTCCATATAGGTGACACAGTACAGCTCACAGAAATTGACTCTCAGACGCCTGTGAAAACAGTCTTATATGGAGCTAGAATTGATTCTACAGAATACACCATTTCATTCTTCGATGATAAATGTGGGATGCCTTTATACTTGTCTGAGCATGAAATAGATGATATGTGTAGAGTAGAAAAATCGTAAAAAATAGGGTACACCAGAAATTAATCTGATGTACCCTTAATTTTTTATTCTTATTGTAATAAATTCCCTTGCAACAAATGATGAACACATTCTGGAATCTCTTTGTTTTCATTCTTTACCAGAAGAGTTGTATACTTTCCAAGACTTGCGTCTTTTTGAAAAATGAAGTCAACTTCTCCATAATCATCACCATTTTTCGTTGAATTTCTTCCTGCTCGTAACGACATTGGCAAGAAGTATTCATTAATTTTTTCTCCATTAGAATCTCTGTTCTCTGTTAAGCACAAAGTAAACTCTAAGTTCGATATGCCAACTTTATAAACAACACTGGCTGTTTCCATATTCCTAAGAATACGAACCTTCGTGTTTGTTAATTCATATAATCTTTTGAGACATGATAGTTTCTTTTTAGAGACTTCAAAAGGATGTCTTGGAGAGAAATAAAACTGTTGTGTAGTTAATGTTTTTTCTCTGGCATTTTTATAAAATTTTTTTGCAAACAATCTAGTTTCTACGCCAGCAAGATGCAAAAATCTATTGACTGGGAACATCACTTCAAAATATTCATTTCCATATACATATAAAAATGCTTGGCCAGCTAGGTATTGTTCATACATGGACGCTGCCTCTATAATATCTTGTCGTATTTTATTTTTCTTTTGTGTTTTTGATGCCATATTTACCTCATACGTAAAAAAGAGTGGGACAGAAGCCACACTCTTCGATAATTCTTTATTAGAGTTTTCTGCTGGTTGTCAGCCGTGATATCCAGTTAAAATATCTTTTCGTTGCAGAAATCCTTAAGTCCCCTGCATGGACTACGACTTTACTCCTAGTCGCAAGACGTGATATCCAGTTAAAATATCTTTTCGTTGTGGAAAATTACCCTGCTCCACTTGCAGCACAACTTTTAACGATGCTCTTTCATCGAGAATATTACTATTCCTACTTTCATTATACACAAATTCAAAACAAATACAACACTTTTTGATAAAAAAAATAGAGGCAGAGCCTAGTTTATTCTGCTCATATTTACCCTCTCCGCAGCAGAGAGTAACAATTCTTTATCACTGACAAAGAAAACTAATAAAGAAAATACCGACTGATCGTCAAATCAATCATAACTGTTTCTTATATCTTTTCATATCCCTTAACATTTCTTTGTATAAGACAGTTTAATCCAACCATCTTTAGTTTTACCCCAACCATTCTTAACAGCTTTGATTGTAACTGTTGTGCCTTTCTTATAGGCATCTTTGGCAATAGCAGCCGTCGTAGATGGAGATTTACGCACCTTAAGAGCAGAAGCAGTTACTTTTACTTTGTATGATTTAAACTTAGAAGATGCTTTTGGTTTTACTACTGTAGAACCAGAAATGTCTGCTTTGAATTTAGCCCACTGTTTATTATTTTTTCCACACCAAGGTTCTGGGCACTGTTTTCCCGATACATCATTGTGCCTTAGAACATGACTGGCAGGAATATTGTATTTTTTCATAAGTTTTTTAGTTAGACTAACAGCATTTTTATATGTAGCCTTAGGAACACTTCCTACAGAATTAGCCATTTCAATGCTTAGACTGTTTGCATTAGTACAAATCTTATAAAATTTTGCACCTCCATTAGCATTTGTAACAAATCCTCCAACTGCCCATGCTACTCGATTAACAGGAACAGATTTCCATACAATATCTCCCTCATCAATGAAATAGTGTGCCCCAGCAGCTCTCGTATTACCAGTGGCAAAATAATCTGCATTGTTCTTAGCGGAATCTCCGTCATTCCCTGTGAAATGGATTACAATAAACTTAATAGAACTCGTGCTACGTTTACTTCCGTAGCTCACGCTCTTTGCCGTTCTTGTTTTAAATTTTAATGCCATAAATATCAGGCTCCTTTCTTTTATCTAAAAAGAGCAGTCACCATAACAGCAACTGCTCAATAACTAATTATTCAATAACTAATTACTCACTTAGCAAATTATCCAACAATGTCATCAGATTCTTTGCCTTCAGTAACATCATCTAATTCTTTTTCAAATAAATCCTTATCAACTTTTACGATCACATCTTTTTGACCAATCTTATTCTTGATTTCCTCAGCCTCTTCAAGAGTTAATCTACCGTCTCTCAGAGCGTAAGCAATTTCATCTGCAAACTGAGCTGTCCATGTAAAACTATGATTTTTCCAATCTCCATACAGAGATGTTCCAACTACAAAAGCAATACCAACTACTTGGTTAATTACATCTTCATGTACGTCAATCACTGGTTTGCCTGCCGCAGTTAATCCCATATTGATCCACGCCAACACCTGTAAAATCAGACTTACAACAGTATGTGGTTTAACTTCACTCCAATTAATACTTGCCAAAAATTCTTTAAATTTGTTCATAATGCAATCCTCCTTTGCAATAAAAAAGACCTACAAGAATGACTCTTCATCCTTAATAGGCAATGCTTTAATTTCGTTATACATTTTTTCTCCAACGCCATTTTGATGTAATTGGTCATGGTATACCTTATAAATAGCATTGATGTTTTCAAGCCCCGTAGGGGAAATACAACCTTTTTGCTTGTAATATCTGTGGGCTTGTTTGATTCTATCTCTTAGCATTGCAGCAACACCTTCAGATAAAGCAACGTCCATTGCGCACGCATCATCTAATTTTTTAGCCAGTTCAGCTGTATGTGCAAATAGTCGTTCCATGCCTACCTTTTGGTCTGTTAATAATGCGGCTTGCTCTCTCATCATGTCTTTGATAACTTGAATATCTTTATTCTGATTGCTCAAAATCTGTGTTAGTTTATCCAAAGTTTCTGTATGCTTATCGATCATTAAGCGTTGTTGTTCAATCACTTCTTTTTGATGTTTCTTTTCTAACGAAGCACGTGTCTCAAAACCAAACTTTTCGTTTAATTTGGAAGTGACATCAAAAATTTTATCTGCAAACAAAAGAACCGCAAAGACAAACACTGTCAATGCAGCCCCATGTTGAGATAAAAAATTAATTATAATATTCCAATTTTCTATCATGTAATTACCTCGATTATTTTATAAAAATCACTCCTTTAAGTCTTTACCAAACATATTCTGGTTTTTCTTCTCCAAATAATAAATATCTCAGCGAATCATCTACAACAATGCATACTGCACTCAGTAAAATCCATAAAATTGTATAAGGTAAGCAAATCTGCCCACACAGATTAAAAGGCATCTGAGAGTAATCCCAAATGCCTAAACCTAACCATAAATTTAAAATACAACCTGCTATGAATTCCATTACAGTAACAATCAATCCTCCGAGAACCATCTGCTCACGAAATGGCATAAGATGGTAGAAGAAGCGACTGTTATTTATCAGCCCAATAAGAATGAAGCAAGTACCGCCTAACATTCCCATTGTCCAATGTGTGTATCCTCGCCAGATGATTTCAATTCCACAATAAGCAAATGCTCCAATAAGGAATAAGATAAGATATTTACATGATTTCTTTACATGCAACATTTATTCACCTTCTTTTTGATCTTCGTTCTCACTTTCATCTTTACAAATAAGCTGTAAAATCATGATGTCTCCCTCAAGAATTCCTTGACAATTCTCAATAATATCACAAACTTCGCTAAAAGTCATTCTCATCTTATGGAACTCAACCCCTGAGTTTTCCATGCTTAAAGGATTAAACTCTGCTAAGAATTTCTGTCCGTTCTCTGTGCTATTGATCTGGGCATCAGTAGTGATATCATATTTCTGTAAGAGTTTGCGTTTTTCTTCAAAATATTCCTTCAGCTCTTCTTGAATCTTTCTAATATTCTTGGCAAGCCCAGCACTTAAAGTACATGGTACTAATTCACTGTTTTTCATAAGGAATGCATAAATTGTATTTAACTGTCCTAAGATCATATCTGCCTGCATATTTGTCATTTCCATATTAATTTTCTCCTTTTCTCTGTTAAACTAATTATTCTTCAGTCGTAACTGAATCTTTTCCTGTCTCATCCGTCTTATCAGTCGTAACTAAATCTTTTCCCTCTGAAGGAGTAGTAGGTTCTGTTGACTGCACAGGAATTACTTCATATTTAATTTCAATCTTGTCCAATTCTTCTTTGCTAGTAGAACTGAAAATTTGCGCTTTTGTTACATTCATCTGTTGGAAATAAGGATAGATAAATGCTTTGATCATTGCTGTTAATTGCACAAATTCCTCAGCAGTGAATGTTTCACACGCACTCTTCTTACTATGCCATTCAAGAGTTACTTGCTGACCAGCAGTAGTAAGAGCTTGATATTGCATAAAGTTCAGAGCCATTTCATTCTGATCTTCTTCAGATACTCCATAAGGCTTACCATTGAATTCTACGCTCTGATCTGCTAAGAACTCAGCAAGAGCAGCTTTGTTTTTCTCCTGTAAATAGTTCTTGTATTCATCAAGAGTTAATGTATTAATATCTACGATTTGATTAACTTTTTCATCAAGTCGTTGCACTTGTTCTACAATATTCGCTCTTGTAAGAGATACAATCAGTGCATCTTCCCATTCTCCATTTGTGTTGTTATATAATCCCTGTTGTAAAGAGATTTCTTTATAATTGTTAAAGCATGTGTAAGTTGCAATCTGCACATCATCTCTGTAAATGTCTAATGTTTTAAAGTTTGTAAATGCTGATTTAACCGTTTTTAGATCATCTGTGCAAACGACAAGTTTACATTCCATGTCAAAAGTCATAGAATTAAACTGCATAAGATTAAATACTTTGTCGTCAGAGCTATCTAATTTAACTGTGTATACCATATGTATTTCACCTTTCTTTCTGTTTTTGAGCATACAAAAAGAGCAGTCCGAAAACTGCTCTATGTACGATCAAATTTATGTTTTATTTAGTTGTTTTTATCCGTTCTTAAAGTCCAAGCTTTGCTTCGATTGCTTGTAATCGAACTTCTAGGTCGGCTTTTTCTTGTTTGACTTTGGTAAGTTCTCTTCGTGTCTTTTGAATCATATGGGTATTTAATGCAATAAATTCTGTATAAGAAACACCATATTCCGTTTCAATATCGACCTCAACATCTTTGCCAAAACGCTTTTCAATATCTTCCTGTACAAGAGGTCTATGTGTTACTACAGCAAATTTATCAGCATCATAACCCTCGGATTCTAAGACGTCTTCTGTTTTATGAGCACCAAATCCAAAATGAGTTTTCTTACCATCATAATCTCCAATGTAATTGAACCCTATAGGATTTAGATTCATATAGAAATTTTCATATTGATCAAGAGTAGTAAAGTTTTCTTTAAGATTTTCGTCTGAAGTAGAAATGCTGTGTGATGCCCAGATAGACGAACCATAAAGTCGCAATTGTTGACTATCATCACCGACACATACACCTCCCCACGATGTTCCACGTGCAATTTGGTACCCATGCGCCCAATAAAAAGATTCGCTATCAGCACCAATGACAACTGCACCAGAACTATGCACTTCTGAGCAATAAAGCCAACCGTCCGCTACAAAATCTGTTGCATACAAATTTCGATAGCATTTGACTCCTTCTGAAACTGACATTAAATAATAGTCCCCATCAATACCAAATTTAAATCCAGTTGAATAAATTTCAACATTATTTGACGTACCTTGTATTCCTATATGTCCGTTTATTATAGAGACAGTATCTCCTTCATCTCCTAAATTTCCAGTTTCGATACTTCCTCTTATGGCGGCATTTTCTGCCCACAAAACTCCATCATACCCAACTCTAAAAGGAGCAGAATTGCTATCTTCAGCACCAGCCCAGAAAGCCTGATTTCCACCAATACCAGATGCATTACTTCCGCTGTTTGTCATCAGATATGTTGACGTAATATCATAGCGACCAATCTTACCATTCGTAGCAGTAATTGTTCCCGTAATATCTGCATCTGTGGCAGTTAATTTACCAGTGTGACCAACCTTAAATACGGCACTATTTCCGTTATCATTGCTTGTTGCACCCGCCCAGAAAGCATAAGCACTTCCGTACTTACCAATACCTGTATATTTACCAGATCCTGTCGTATACATCTTATTGCTAATTATAGTCCATCCCGCAATACTACCATTCGTAGCTGTAATCTCACCACTCAGGTTCGCATTCTTGGCAATCAAATTACCATTTGCATCCCAACTTAAATTAGGACTCTGAAAACTACCATCGCTCAGATTCAAAAATGACCCTTGTGTACCACCAGAAGAGATGTAGTTACGAGATTTAATGGCATCTGTTGCAATTTTGTCTGCTGTGATAGAGCCATCTACAATAAGTGTTCCGCCATACATTCTACGAACAGATAGGTTTCTAATCTTTGTTGTGCCTTCAAAATAGTATCCGTTTGATTGTAAAAATATTCGGAATTGTTTTGTAGCTGTAGAAGTAGTAATTGTAGTTTTTACGTGTGTTACTGCAGCAGCTTCAGATCCAGTTACTCTAGTCGCATACCAAATATTTGTTGCTTTGTTTGGAAGTCCATTAGAGCCAACAGTTCCTGTATATCCATAAACACCAATGGCTACACCAATATAATTTTTAGTGTCGGTTGAATTGTTTGCTCCCTTTGCATTGGTGGAAATATCATATTCGATAAGATAACTTTCACCGCCATTGCAAGGGAATATTTCAGAAATAAACTGATCTCGCCTAATGCCTTGCGTACTAAACCATGTACCATCTGTATCATCAGTCACTGCAAATCCATATGTAGCTGCTGTATCTCTGGTTAGCTGAGAATAGTTTGTAAAGTCAGCTAATGCTATCTTACTAGCAGTAATAGTATTTGCTTTAATCCATCCACCATTGATCTGCGTTGTATCGCTTACTGCCCCATCTGTCCATTTTTTGACCATTGAATTAAGACTCGTTGTTGATGAACCATTGCTAGTTACCCAGTTAACTGCATTAGAAGAGTAGTTTTTGGCATCTGTTAAAGCTTGACTTGCTTTATTAGTTGCATCCTGAGATACATCTTCAGGAGCTGGAGTCCAATCTGTAGGTTTGTTGCCCAATTCACCTTTTACATGTCTGATTTGCCATGTAACAGCAGAAGTACAATCTTTAGTTACTAATCCAATACTAGAATTATCATATAAATCAACCTTATTTGTATTCTTAGTATTAGTGTTTGCCCATCTGACCCATACTTTTGTCCATGTGTTTGCAGGAATACTATAAGAAGACTGACCTCTCGCAGAACCAGCATCATTATCATTTCCTGCCCAGGAACTTCCGGAAACAGCATAGTTGTTTATATCAATATTGATAGATAATGCCTGTGGCACTTTAACTTCAAAAGATAATATGTATGTTTTCCCATATGGTATTAATACTTTATGGTTATCGTCATATTTTACGGCAGCCCCAATTCCCCATACTGTTGAGACAACGGGTGATACTATGGTGTATGTGTCTGTTGTTTTATCGTAAGAAAAAGAAGTTGCACCATTACCTGATAGCCCGCCTAACCTTACCAAGTTCCTACCACCAATTTCTAATCTATCAACACTGCTCTGAGCCTTATCAGCGGCAGCTTTTGCATTGTTCGCAGATGCTTGTGCGGTGCTTGCAGCAGTAGATGCGTTTCCCGCTTTCGTATCAATGTCATTAATTTTCTTTTGCGCAGCACTATCAAAACTATTAAAAGTAACTTTCCCAGTCAGATTAATATTATTAGCAACGATATTCAAAAAATCATCTGTAAGCACCATGCTAGATGATTTATCTCCGCCCTTAACAATCCACTCAAACTTCTTAGCGGTCTGATTAGCAATAGTTTCTACATTTACAATTTTTCCGTTCACATCTTCAGGTGCTAATGTGAATGGTGTAGCAGAAGTACCACGTTCGATTTTTAAGCAGATTTTTGAGATGTCGGAAGGTGTGATTGCTGATTCATCATTATATCTTAATATAATGGCTAAATATTTGGCGTCTTTCATGTCAACAGTGGCAGGGAAGTTTGTCCATGCTGTACTTACATAGTCTTTCCCTAACCATTTTTTGTTAACGTCAAAAGCTGTGATCCAATATTGAATAGGTTTTTGTGAATTTGCATAAGCGTTTGATATTGTAACTTGACCAGACACTGGAATCAATTCTGCACATCGAATACGAGTTGTCATGCTTGTCTTATTTGTTGCATAATCACATCCAATATTTGTCTTTCCGTCATCGAAGCCGCCCTGTTCCCAATTATCAGGTAAGTTACTCACTAAATTCTGCCCGTTGATCTCATTGTCTTCAGGTGCTGGAGTCCAGTCTGTTGCTTTGTTGCCTTTTTCAAGCTTCCATTTATTAAACTCAAAACTTAATCCAGTCTGGTTATCATCTATGCAACCGCCATTAATTACAATATAAAGCGTATCGACAGCGGCAGTAAAAGTGATCATACCACGTTTGATGTTCGTAACCGTATTTTCTATAACATATTGTCCATTTGTAATAATGTTTGCAGGTGCTGCGTTTGTTGGCACAGACGTTGATAAATATACACCATATTTTTGTCCACTTAGGTAGTTGTAGGCTTTATTAATCTTATAATCAAAAGACAAAATATATTTTTGTCCTTTCGTAACTGAGATTTTCGTATAAACAATTTCCCATTCGTTGCCAGTAGGAACATAATCTACATGATTTAAGTAATCATTGCTTGTAATTTTACAATGGGCTGGATATAAATTTTGCCATTTAGACATATTACAATCGTCTTTTGTTAATAGATTCCTACCACCAATTTCCAATCCATTGAACTTCTCATTAGTAACATACTTTTCTCCAACACGAGTCTCAATCTTATCTACACTTTGTTTCCACTTACTATAATTGTTTTTAAATTCAGTAATATTTCCAGAATTTCCAACCGCGGTCATAACATCTTGTACAGTTGATGTAACTCCATTCAAATTCTTAGTAACATCAACCAACTGATTTGTAATTCTACTTTGTCTTGCAACAGGTGTACCATAATAACAGTTCATCATCTGACATTCGGACAACTTAGAAAGAGTAGTAGAGAAGCGGAATCCTTCATCACCACCGCCCTCATTAACAACAACCTCAATACAATTCCAACCTTGTGCAAGAGTGAATGTAATTTCTTCTCCATTAGTGTACTCACTTGGACGAGTAATAATCAATCCCCCATTAACATACAAAGAAGCTCCATCATCATTAAACATCTTTGTTGTAACATCTTTCTTAGCACTCATTTTCACAAAAGTTAATGCATAAGCAATGTGATTATCTCCATAACCCATACCTGTGCTCAAACTAGCATCATCTAACAACACGGTCTGGCTAGGCACTAAGTTCAAATTCTTTGCAAAAATATCAATCGTACTTTTCCCCTGATCCGCACTATCAAACAAACTCTTAGGATAAATCTCATATCTCCACTTATTTAACCCCTCATTTGCTTTAGATAAATCGCCTTTAACAAGTGTTAACTCTCTTTCATAAGTAGTCTTGGAAACTTTGTCCTGAATTGATTTTGTGTTGGTATCTACCTTACTGCTAACAGAATCTATACTGTTTTTTGTAGATAAAATCGCTGTTTGAACATCTTCTGGTGCAGTAGAATAACCAGTTGCGGAAGAACCTTTTTCAAGCTTAAATTCAGAAAAATAGACTGTAGAAGCAGCATCCATTTTAAATATTAAAGCAGTTTGATATGAAGTTGTGGTCAGATGCATTTGAATTTCATATCTTTTCCAATCTGTACCTAACGCAGCATTAGTATCTTTTGCGTATGAATCATAGGCGTATCGTACACTAAAATTACAATCGACAGAAGCTTTTGCATAAAAAGATAAAGTGTATTTTGCACCTGTTTCTGTGAATTTTATTTCATTTAAATTCAGCCCTTTAATCCTGTATATTAAATCTTGTCCACCGTTTTCACCAGCTTTAGTACCAACAACTTTTAATGTATTAAAATCATTATGTTTAACAGATGTATCAATTGTTGCAGTATATGTATTTCCTCTTAAGCAAAATCCCCATGTAGTATAAGCACTTGCCCTAATAGCTTCATCGGTCTTAGCAAAATTACTATTCCACAATAAATTCCTACCATCACCAATATCCGTAACATCATACAACTTAGCAATACTACAAGTGTCATAAAAACTACTATCACTTGCAACAGCTCTGAAAGTAACCATAGTAACAGCGTCACTATATAAACTGCTATCTTTGTTAACAGTCAGCACATTATTACTGATCGTCAAGCCTTTCTGTCCACTCACAGCATCAGCGAAGCTAACACCACCATCAATAGAATACTGCCATTTACCGAAATTGATTTCTCCTTGAATAGTAGGTTTGATTGTGATTGTATTTGGTGCAAATGTTTTGCCACCATCTGTGCTTTTGAAATATTGAGATGAAGGTGTGATAGAGAGGTTTTTGGCATCAGCCCCACTTTCAGCAATAACATGATTAATACATTCTCCTGCTAAATCTCCGCTATCAGTTGCGCTCTTATAATAGACCGTATGCGAATTACCCTCTGTGGACGTTCCCATAACTGTAAAAATATCTCCAACTCTACAATTGTTACGAGTATTAGATGAATCATCAAATGTATCTTTATGACCTACTGCACCAACTTGGTTCCACCAAAATTCGGTCTTATTAGGTCTTTGGACACTTGCCACGATACCATTTCCCTTATCCCCGTATACACCAATAACTTTGGGTGTGCTAATAGGTTCACTCGTACCGTCTGAATATTTAGTCTGATAACAATTCCATAAATATTTTTTGTCCGCAGTTAGTTTTTGAGTTGTAATATCTGTACTCCATCCAGAAGTAGAAGAAGTTACTCCAGAGGCTTGAGATGTTGCTAGGTAGTATTGAACTGTTTCAGAGACTCCACGACCTTCAAGATCTTCTGGATGAGGTGCCCAAGGTGTGTCTACTATACCTTCTGTAAGTTTGAGATTTTTGATGATTGAATAACCAACTTTTGAAAGGGCGTTATCAAACATATATATTACCTGTCTATCTAAGTTTGGCAATGTTGTACCGCTTGTCATTTTTAATGAAACGTGCTCCCATGTTTCATTCCCTAAAACTTTACAACTAATATCATTCGCAAAGAACGGTTTTTGTCCACCACCAGTTTTGATATTGTGTAAAATTTTCCCTGATCTATTTGTTTTAATATCGTAAGATAAAGTATAAGTAGTTGATGCTTTTAAACTCTTAAGCATCTCATAATCTGAAAACTCGCAAAATTGCCATTCATTAGACGCAATTGGTTTTGTACATATTAATTTTACAGCATTTATACTGTCCTCCGTAGTAATAGATTCTACAGAATATTTGCCAGATGCTCCCATATTAACCCAGTGCTTACTACCTTGATTGGTTTCTCTCAGCATATTAAATGCAAACTTCTCCCCATCAACCCCTTTGTAACTTACACTATAAGAAGTAGTATCTTTCCCATCAGAATACTTAACATAAGTCTTAGTCCATAAATACTGTCCTTGGTCACAACTTGGCATTGTTGTACTCCACGTACCTGTAGGAGCAGTAGTTCCGCTTGTACTAACTTGATAAGTGATTTCCGTTTTACTTACAGTTACAGAAGTTCCGTTCGTACCGTTTGTACCTTTGTAAGATACAGAATACGCTTCAGTCTTATTACCATCTGAGTATTGTACTGTAGTTTTAGTCCAGAGATATTGCCCATTATTAACCGTAGGAACAGTAGTTGACCACGTTCCTGTAGGTGCTGTTGTGCCAGAAGTTGACGTTTGATATGTAACTGATTTAGATGTGATTTTTACGGAAGTACCATCTTGACCCTTTTGCCCAGTGTCACCTTTATCACCTTTAACACCTTGTTCGCCTTTCTTGGCACAAGTCCAAGTCAGCACTTTCTTAAACACCGTACCACCTACAGAAATAGGCACAGTGATTTCTCCAGAATCGGCAGGTAAAGCATTTCCATTTACGACACTAATAGAAATTCCATCGTCACCTTTAGCGATAGCAATTCCTTGTGTTTTAGCAATATCTCCAATACCAAAATCAGTGACAGGTGTAGCTCCCTTCATAACAGTAATTCTGGAAGTATAAGCCTGTTCTGATAATGGATTTCTATTTTCATCCGTGGCAAAAGAAATATTCTCATTCTCTAATACGATCGTATAAGCGTCTTCACCCTTTTTACCATCAGCACCCTGAATCTTAGTCCATGCATACTGTGTAGGATCATCAGATTCTACGTTGCTTTCGTTATTATAAGAAATACCAATATAAACTGCACTCTGCGGATCATCGGTCATATCGGTACCTTTATCATCTTTTGCGTATTTAATCCAAGTATACAGCATTTTACCATCTGTACCTTGTTCTCCATCTTTTACAAATAAAAGATCTAATGTATTACTTTCTAATACCAATTCGTTATTCACCTCCAGAATTAGTTGTTATTGTTTCAAGTTACACTCAGATTTCCACTGAGCATTTCAATTTTTGATTTTGTTTGTCTTTTAAAGAAACTGTTAAATTAGCACCAGTTCCTATTTGTTTCCATGTTGTTTCTCCGTTAGTTTGTCTATACCAAACATAGCTCTTTGCCGTAACTTCCTTGCTGCCTTTTAACACCTTACAAGTACATAAAGTCTGTGTATAAACAGTATTGTTGTACTCAAAAGTAGTTCCGTTGCTACTATTTGCGACAACAGTGTAAGCAGAAGCTCCATCTGTAACTTTATATAAGGTCATAACATCATACTTAGACGTATCAGTACATTCCACTTTAATAACCACTGTTTTTTTGTTCGTCATATAAGAACTTGGGATTGTAATTTGTGATTTATCTGAAGAAACATAAGAAGTGCTTTCGGTTCCATCAACGTACCATTTGCTGATTTCTGCACCATTATTTACCGTTGCAGTTAGAGTAATAGAAGTAGGAGAAATACCTGTGTCGGTTTCGGTAAAGACTTGTTGCCCTGTAAGAGATACAGAGTCAATTGCAGTGTTAAGATTTGCAATGTCTTCTGTTAGTTGGTCTAAACTACTGTTGATAGATCTCATAGTTTTCGTATACTCAACTCCCCACAAACCGCCTTTACCATCATAAATCTGTGTAATATCAACTCCGCCTTGTGCGTTCGCTTCAACCATAGGAAAGTTCAGCTTATCCTTAGATATAGATTTATCTCCAAGCATATTATTTACAATCAATCCATCAGCAATCGCATCTTTGGTAATGCCTTGACTTGTCATGATCGTTGCACCTTTATCGTCCTTGATAATAATGCTAGGATTTTTATTTGTGTCATAACCGATCTGGATTCCGACATTGCCTTCAGTATCTAAGAATTGCATGGCAGACCCGTTCATTATAAAGTTGCCGTTCTCAGATAAGATTCGCATTGTGTCAGAGATTGTAATATCGCCTGCGGCTAAGTCTCCAATTGTCATTTTGCCTGCGATACCATTAATGATCCATGCACTGTCAAACTTTGCATTGGCTGAGGATAGGTTGAATACGATACCTGTTTCTGTTGAAGAAGTGCCAATGATTGCAGAGTTGATATTGGCAACGTTTGTATTTAACTTTTTAATATCAGCCGAATTAGCAGCAATATATTCTGAGTTAATATATTTGCTAAACAACTCATTAAACTCCGCCTTGTCACCTGTGATATTCCCGACATTAATTACTTTATAATTCAGATAATCTCCAAACAATTTGTTAATTGTTCCTTGATCGCTTAATACATTTTGTACACTATTGTTCACTGCATTTCCAAACAAAGAACTGTTCGTCATTCTCTGAAGCATATTAGTCATATACTCAACAGAATCTTTAGAGTCGCCTGTTCCGACAGAAATACTATTTTTCTGCGAAGCAGCAGTATCGTCAAACAGATAAGAGAAATCGTCCCTACCTGTTAGACTCGTGATCATATTAGTATACGTCACACTAATTTCCGAACTTTTTGTGCAAGGATTATATGCAACTGTCAATAATCTTAACTTAACTGCATAATCATCTCGCAAGCCAACTCGAATAAAGTTACCGACCATAAACTGATTGTGCCAGCCTTGTTTATTATCTGAATCTATGTCTGCATATTCATTTAATGAAAGAATGTTATCGAGAGAAGTCTCAATCTGATATTGTGGTTGAGAAGTTTCAGAGATACGTTTTAATCCATTTTGATATAATTCTTCACAATGCTCGTAAGATGTGATTGCGTCATCAAGAGAAGTAGTAAAGATATTATTGTTTGTATAATCTCCCATACGAACAATGTTCATGACGGCAGTATATTCCTTATCTGTCAATCCAAATTGCGGATCATTAAGTTCAGAATGAGTATTCATATCTGTCATTACATCGTCATATGTTTTCTTCTGAGTTTCAAGTTCGTCAACCTGTGCATTTAACTCTTTTAATTTATATAGAAGTGAACCTTCTGTATTTTCATCTCCAAGCCAATTTTTGTACTTAATAAAATTCTTATGGAATACATTGTAAGTTTTTTCATCTTTTACACCAGCTTTACTAATCTCTTCATCAGTAAGGTCTTTCCAATCTTTTTGATATGCAGCGAGAATATCCATAATCTGTTTCTTATATTCATCACGCTTACCTTCAAGTTCTTTGATTCCATATAAATCCCAATTTGATTCAAATTCATCATTATAATCAATCTTCTTATCATCGGCTAAATGTAAGTTTTGAATTGCTACCTTGATATTCGGAATAATATAATCTCTTAATTCTTGATACGTATAATATCCTTTATTGCTTTCTTTTAGCAAAGCGAGATATTTTTCATGATCAACCTCGCCAGAAGAAGTAGTCCAAGGTTTGTATACACGATTCTGAATATCATCTGGTTTATCCCATTTTGTATAATTTCCGTTTGAATCTTTCTCATGATCATCTCTTGTATCAACACTAACCTGAATAGTTGTCAGCATCTGTTTATACATTTTTAGAGTTTTCTCAAGAGTTTCTTGATTCATTGTTTTATATTGAGCAATCTGAATACCATCATTTGGTACACGATAGTAAATTTCATCTATCTTTGCTTGATATTCCGCAGACTTCTTTCCATTCTGAATGTATTTAGCATGGTTATCAATTTGCCACTTTTGCCATACTTTAACCTTGTCAATAGTTTTTTGAGGGAAGTAGTTTGTGGTTAAATAGTAGTCAAGATTATAAATCTGACTTCGACCATAATTGACTCTCGTAATATCTAACTCTTCATCTCCTTGAATTGTCAGAGCATTATACATTGTATCTGTTTGCGGAGTCATTTTGAGCATATTAAGTGCGTTACGCCATCCAATGAAGATATTCGTGTCTTTTCCTATGTTTTCTTTAGCATATGCACTTACTGTTCTATTGATTGTATCGAAATAAAATACGCATTTTACAACATTGGCTACTGTTGTGTTAAGGAACGCATAAGCGTTAGTATTATCTGCCTCAAACGAATATTTTTCGTTCTTTATTGCAGGATCGATATAACCGACACTCCATCCTGGCACTCCTGGAGTTTTTTCTAACACCAGATGCATCAATGATAATTCATGGTTTCTATCGTTGCAAAACGTGATATATTCTTTCGCATAACCCATATCGTCTACGTTATTTGTAGCCTGCATTTCCATAGAGTCTTTTGTACCTTTGTTAAAAGATAAACCTTTCATATCCTTATCTTCAAAAGTTTTCTCATCAGAATATGCTTCACATGCCTTGTATTCGTATCTACCATTATCATTTTGCAAAGAAGGTTCTTGAAGCTGAAAATAGTCAAGTCCTTCAAGATAAATTGTCATGTGGTCTTTTAATTTCTCATAGCCAGCAGATTCAATGTATTCGCCATCAACATCTATATATCTGTCTACATTAAATGTAAGATGGTTGAAATCTTTTAATTGCTGTTCATATTCAACGCTTTTAATCTGTACTCCATTTAAAGAACAAATAACAGTTCTGTCAGGACGACATAAATAAATTTTTGCATTGTGTTTAATCATAACAGATCACCGATCCGTTTCTGTGGCACATCAAACTCAATTTTATAAGTACACGCACCTGTAATACTTACAACATTGTATCCATCATGAAGTTTAAGCCATGAAATATTTCCAACATCAGCCCATCCAATATCTTCAAAATTAGTTAGTCCCGTTACTGTGCCGTCTGTCACCATGCAATGCTTGCAATCAATACACACTGGTAAAGTAGGTCTACACAACACTGACATAGAGTTTTCATCACGCACTTCGATTGTTACCGTTTGACTTGTTTGAGAAGTAATTGTTACTTTTGGATAAATCTCATACTCCGTATCGTCACTATCTACAAAGATGTTTGTTGAGAATTTATTACTTGTTGCAACTTCGCCAGAAATCTCATAGTGTTTCCATATAAATGGGGTGTCACAAACGAAACTGCATTGAACCGCATCAAGTTGTCCAAGTTTGCATGTGATCATCTTCCATCCGATATTCTGAAAGATTCCCCTGTAAATAACAGTTTCTTTATCATCTGCAATTCCTGTTAATGGCTTTACAAGAGTAGGAGAAGTCAGCCACTTATTGATCTTTCTCTGCTCTGAATTTGTAAATCCATGTCCATTTTCTTTTACGAGGTAAAATTCATATGTGCTCTCATCAGAATACATTGCACCATAATGATTTGTCTCCTGACGTAACATTGTTTTTTCACCTTTAACAATCTCTCGTGAAAATCCTGTGATGTCATTTGTCACATCAAACTGCACGACCATCAGTGGCGTATCTAAGATTGTTTTTGTAGATTGTCCATTATATTCAAATGACAACATATATGTATCTCCTTTCTGTATAAATTTTTGCACAAAAAATAACAGGCAGGAGTGCGTATTTCTACGCACTGCTCAACCTGTTTCTTCCTTATTATATAAGGTTTAAACTGGACGTTTGCGACCAAGTGTTTTTGCAACATCACGAGCAACTTGCCGAGAAGTATACTTATATGATTCTTTAATGATTCTTTGTAATTCTTCATCAGATACTCCGTTAGGAATATTAAGATTTCCAATAGCTTCACCAAAGTTAATTGCAATTTCCGTTGTTCCAATTCCATCCATAGTCATTCCGTTCAGTGTATGTCCATTTGCTAAGGCATTTAATACCTTATCTTGTCTTACTTTGTTTGCCAGATTAACAACATCGACAGTAGCAACTTCCTCACCTACTGCGAGAGAAGCGAGACCATCATCTCCGTTCTTATGCACAGATTTAACTAATCCACCTTGTGCATAGCCTGTGACCTTGCTATCTGTCAGTCCAAGATCGCTTGGTTTGACACCATAATGTCCCAAGATGGTAGTAATCGTACTATCAATTTTTGCACCCTCTGAACTGATTGTTCCAGATAAAGATGTAAACGTCTCTTCAATCTTATCAACAGAAGAAGATAACTCTTTACAGTATTTCTCATAATCATCATTCAGCTGTGTGCTTAACTTGTCAAGTCCGTCAATCTGAAGATTATAAATATGATCTTTTACTGTATCATCAAGTGCATCTTGTTTCTCTTGGAGTTCTGCTTCAAGACGTGCTTTCTTACTCTTCGATGCTGCATCAGCCACCCCATTAAGTGCATTGATCTGTGATTTTAGTATCTGAATATCCTTGTTAGAGGATTTTAATTGCTTGTCATATGTATAGTAGTCATGAGAAGTTTTTATAGCTTCTTTATAAGCATCTATAGTTTTGTTAATCGCATCTAATTTCTGCTTTGCGTTATTTTTCAGAATAGTTGTTACACTATCTTCGGCAGACTTAATACTCTTAACTGCATCCGCAATATCTTGATCGCTCTTTTGAATTGCGTCAGCCCATTCTGTGTCAGAATATTCATCACGATGCTCAGCCATTTTGGCACGTTCTTGCATTAATTGATTCAATTCTTCTTTTTCAGATTTGACATTAGCAATATTTGTTGCAATGGCAGCAGTACCATAATCTGTCAGATTTCCGTCATCATCAAACATCGCATCTTCATCGATCAGAGAAGATATTGTTGTAAGTGAATTTTGTAAATTCTGAGCCGCTTTAATAGCACGTTCAAAACCACGATAATAAATATCGTCACGCATACTATTTTTAAGTTCTTCGTTAGAAGTTCTTAAGTCATCTGCGCTACCTTTACAAGCGTTGATTTCGTTTTGCATTTGCATCCATTCTTGAGAACCATATTTAATAGAACCATCGTTCAATTTGTTATTCAGGTTCTCTTGCATTTTTGCAGCTTCTTCATCAATAATCTGTGCTTGTCTCTCATTAGCATCCATCTGATTCTGATAATCTGAAGCATCAAGGTCTTGACCTTTTGATTGTTTCAACTTTGCGGCAGAAGAAGCATTGCTACTATTTGTGGCTTCCATATTAGCTTTCGCATCATAATATGCTTTAATATTAGCCTGAGATTGCACAGCAGCATTTGTCTGTTCAGCAGCCCAATCCGCAGCAGCATCATTTGCATTTTTGTTTGCTGTCGCCAAAGCATTTGTAGCATCTGCCTCTTTTTGTTTAGCTTGCGCCAATTTATTAGAAGCGTCTTTTGCTTTTTTGACTTGTTCATTATATGCTTTAAGCTGTTTTAATAAAGTCTTATCTTTGATTCCTTTTAAAGAAACCTCTTTTCCAGACTTAATTGCGTTTTTCTGGGAATTAGATAACTTCTTAGCTTTCTTACCACTAAGAATACTATTACCCTTGGTCTTAACTGCACTATCCGCCTTATTCTTATTAGCTTGTGCATTTTCACGTTCTTTCTGATATTTAGCTTGATTCTTACTAGCTTCTCTTACAGCAGTCTGACTATTTTCGTACTGTTTCTTCTTATTTTTGACTTGACTGTCCAACACGTCATTCTGATATGTGTAGGCAGGTTGACCTGCATAATTACTCGTAATTGCTTGAGAATCTTGCACATTTTTCAGATACACCTGTGCATCATATAATGCACTGTTAGCATTTGATAGATTTGCACTTGTCTTAGCAGCAGAAGATTTTGCAGACTTTGTACTCTTAACCGCTTTATTATAAGCAGTAGCTTTTTTCTTCGCAGACCCTTTGAGTCCCTTAGTAGAGATTGTCTTACCTGCTTTAATACTCTTGTTAAGAGATGCTTTCTTTTTCTTAGATAATCCAGACTTACTAACTGCTTTTGTAACAGATTTCGTCTTAGATTTCTGACGCTTTGTCGCTTTTGAAACATTCTTTTGTGCTGTTTTATTAGCAGAAGAAGCACGACTCTGAGTAGATTTTGCAGAAGAAACATTAGATTGTGCTTCGGATAACTGATCGTTTGAAGTTTGAACTAATCGTGCAACACCAGACTCTCCCGTAGATGCAGCAGAAGAACGATTAGATAATGTATCATAGGAGTTTTGTAAGTTTTCAATTGCTTTCTGCGCCTTTTCAGTAGGCATATTCAACCATTGATTGAATAAATCACGCTGAGTATTCTTTAACTGTTGGGCAGCAGAATTGCATTTAATGTAATTCTCCCATAAATTCTGATAGGACTCCACAGCAGAACGCATGTTATCATTCTTGATAGTATTGATATTCATACTACCGTTACGCACACGTTCAAAGTATGTCCGTAATCGTTTCTGATTCTTTTTCTTAGAACTGTTCTTTGTCTTAGGAACTGTCTTAATTGCCTTACTTGCAAAAGAACTTGCCTCAGATTTATATTTGCTTGCTGCTTGCTGATTTACAGAAATTTCTTTTCCAGTTGATTTATATTGATTCCAAAGCGCACTTTGCTTAACTTCTGGTTTCACGTAATCATTGATCATATTAGCAAAATTTTCGGTAGCAGTAGCAGCTCGATCAATAGCGATTGCAATGAAGTCAAATTGTTTACCCATATTGTCAAGCAATATGGCAAATTTTGACTTTTTCTTTGTACTCTTATCTGTAGCTTTGCTGTCTTTCTTCTTAGAATCCGTATTCTTTTTCGTTGCTTCCGTATTCTTTTTAGTAGATTCCGTATGCTTTTTGGTAGAAGAAGAACCAGATGAATGTTTTTCGTATCCACTTGCAGCGCCACCTTGGAACGCACCACTACCAGTAACACGATGTCCAGAAGCAAAAGCAGTACCATGCGCAAATGCAGACATACCACCTTTAATAGTGGCACGACTATTTGTAGATCCTTTTGAGAGAAGTTGGGCTGTCTGGACATGATCAAAGACTATGTCACCCCTGCGTATATCAGTGAACTCCGCACCGTTATCTCCCGTGGTAAACCATTTATTACCCCTGACAACTAATTCTGGCGAAATTTCCCCTGTTAAAGATAATCCAGAGAATTTAGCACCTAATGTTCCACTCGCTAATGCACGTCTACTATTTGTAATTCTTGGTATAGTACCATGAGCAAAAGCAGCAGTACCGTGGGCAACGCCACCACCTTTAGCAGGTTTGCCACTTTGGCTATAATTTACAGATACATTAACAGATTTATCATGTAAGCCATTGATCGCTGATTTTGCAGCTTCAACATCATGTAATCCACTTGTATTGATGGTAACTTTTGGAGTCGGATGCATCTTACCTAATGCATTCAACTTTCCTTTAATGCTACTGATTTTATGTGAAGCATTGTCTTTTACCTTAACGGTAATCGTTTTGTTCTTCAGTTTCTTTAAAGCACTTACGATCTTTTTAATAACAGAAGACGCATTGCCTTTTGCTTTAATAGAAATGCTCTTAGATTTTAACTTCTTAAGAGATTTAGAAATGGAAGAGATGGTTTTCTTTGCATTTCCCTTAACTTTAATAGAAATACTTTTGGATTTCATGCTAGATAAAGATTTCTTGATAGAGTCAATTGTCTTTTTAGCATTTCCCTTAGCATTTACTGTAACAGTAGTAGTATCTGATTTACTTGAAGTAGTATCAGACTTACTTTGCTTGTTACTTTTACCACTTGAAGTACTTGATCGCTTAGGCGCTGTATATGCACCTTGTCCTGTTTGGTCAATCGCATTACCAAGGTAATTGTTCTTGACCATATTGCTTGTAGATTTCTGAGAAACTTTACCGTTTTTACCAATACCATATTGTGTCTTAATTTGCGTTACATGCTCATCTTCAACACTGTTCACTGCTTTTTGTGCTTCCTCTGCACCTTTCTTAGCACCAGAAGCATCGGCAGTATATGTAGTCTTCTTTTCTTTTGGAACTTTATCTACTTCAGATTTAGTTTCTTTTGCTTTCTTCTTAGCATCAGAATTATCACCAAGAATTTTAAGTGTCTCAGGATCGAGATATTTCTGCAATTCTTTTAATAACTCTTCACGTTTTGCTTCGACTTTTAGTCCTAGTTTGATTTTGTCTTGTCCAGAAGAAGACTGGTATTGTTGTACAAGGTTCTGAATTTCATTCTGAATACCATTGGCTTTAGTTTCAACCTCAACAGGAATTTTAATACCCTTGGTCAATCCAGATTTACCAACATCTTCACCACCAGTCAATTTAGCTTGAATATTTGCAGAAGCTGTCAATTGCTTGTCAATAGATTTCTGTTGAGCTTCTGTGTCTCCATTTAACTGTGCGGCTTTGTATTCATCTTTGGCTTCTTTAATTTGTGATTGCAGAGAAGAAATATTGACCTCAAAATCAATAACCTTTGTCCATGTATCAGGAATTTCCTTGCCAGCTTCTTTTGCCTGATCGATTTGTTGTCGCCAAGCCTCAATACGTTGCCCTTCTTTATCCCCTGCGGTTCCACCATTTTTCTGCCATGTTTCAGCCCAACCATCAAGTTTACTCTGAGCTTCTTCATACTGTTTTGTAAGAGAACTGAAGTTAACATCAAATCCATATGTTTTCAAATTGTTAAGTAAAGCTTCAAATGGTTCTACTCCCATACCAAATTTTTTAGCAGCAGAAGCAGTAGAGTCAATATTGATTTTCCATTTCTGAGTTTTCTTATCAAAGTCAGCCAGAGCTTTACCAGAATCATTTGTTTTTGCCTTCAGATCATCAAAGAAAGTGTATACACCAGAATTATCTTCTGTAAAATATTTCTTCAGATTATCATAATTCTCTTTAAAATTCTTAGCATCTGTCTTACCTGTTGGAGACATCATTCCAGCAAATGTTTTGAACTGATCCGTACCAACTTTACCTTGGTCATACTCTTCTTTGGTTTGTTTCATTCCAGAAACAAGAGTGTTATAAGCAGAATCATCGTCGTCTGTATCAAGTGCTGCCTTATATCCCTCTACAGTATAAGAAGCAGAAGCGGCAGAACTATTTAACATTTTCAGACGTTCTTTTAACTGATCTACAGAACCAGTAAATATATTTGTCTTATCCGTAACAATATCGAATGCATTTGACAAGTCATTTAAGTTCAAAGAATCTGTAAACTTAGAGATATCTTGATTCTTAAATGTATCATTTAGCGTTTCCTGCATTTTTGCGATATCTTTGCCAGTAGAGGATAAGACGTTATCTTTATCATCAAGTTTAATGCCAAGAGTTAAAGCCAATGTATCTTTATCAATACCAGTAGATTTTTGCAACGCAGTAAACTGATCATTTACGTTTTGTTGCCATTTATTGGCATTCATTTTTCCATTAGCTTGTGTTTTCTGAAAGTCTTTGATTTGGTCTTGTACGTCTTTGTTCTGAGTAAGTTTTTTAGTAAGATTCTCAACAGTCTTTTCTTGTTTATCAAGATAATCCGTGTCTAACATTTTAGATGGATCGATGTCCATATTTGAAATAAAATTAGACGCAAATGTTTTTGTTGTCTTATCTAATTTATCATATCCGTCAACTGCTTGAGAGATATTGGATAAAGTGTTCTTTCTAAAACTATCAGAATATTTCTGTAGTTGATCATAGTTTGTCTTTGAAGCTGCCAATAATTTCTTGAGATTCTTTGTATCATTCTTTCCGATAAATCCTTCAGAATTAAAAGTATCTGAATTATTTGCAAGCTCTTGAATTTGTTTAGATGTCAATTTGCTAACATCAATTTTATCTTTGCCAAGAATTTTAGCAGCCTGTTTTTGAAAATCTGCATTAGAATACAGAGATTGTCTGACAGATGCTTCATTCATAGAAAGTCCATCTTTGGCAAGATTTTTTGCAGATCTAAAAGTATATGGTAAAGAACGCTTTAAGTTTGCACCAAGGCTTTCATCAGTAAATGTACTTCCGTATAAAGATTTCTGTGCTTTTAATGCCATAGAATCATTCTGGATACTTACATTCTTTTTACTGGCAATATCTTTCTTGCTTTGATCTGCTAATTTTTGATATTTGTCAATCGTATCTTGAATAGCAGTATTGTTATTGATTAAGGCTTCGCCCTCTGAATTATATCCAGTAACAAGATCGCCATTTAGATTCACTAATTCTTTTTTGATTGCTAAATATCTTTCATATTGGCTTGTTGACAATCCGATATTTTCATTCGTATTAGAGTCAACGCCAGAAGATAAAGTATTGAATTCTTCCTGTAATTTCTTAGCCTGCTTAACCTTGTTATTATTTTTATCAATTTTCTTATTGTATTTATCAAGATTTTTCTGACCTGCATTTAATTCATCTTTACGCTGGCTCTGTATATTGGAGTGAATTGCTTTAATTCCTTCAAATGCAGCAAGCACAGCTAGAAGAGGAAGATAGGATTTAAGTGTTGCACCAAGACCAGATAATACGGATTTTATGCTTGATCCTAATGATTTAATGCCAGATTTTGCTTTTTCAACACCGTTTGTTACACCAGTTCTAAATGTTTCTCCAAGTTTAGATGCACTTGAATTTACATTATCAAGGTTGACCTGTCCAAGATCTGAAAGAACTTCTTTGGTAGTTTGAGCCTCTGAAGAAACTTTGGCGAGATCTCCTTGTTTAAATGCTTTTTTAATATCTTTTTTACTTACATCTAAATTGCCACTCTTTCTCGCTTGTTGTACAAGCTTCTTTTTATCTTTATTTGATAAGCCAAATTCATTTAATGTTTCTAAATAATCGTCCAAATTCTTTCCATTAGCGTAACTAAGTAGCTTTTTGTATTGCTCTGGACTATTCTTCTTAACAGATTTTAAAGTTTCACCATTGGCAAACAAATCCTTAAGTTCTTTTATATTTTTAAGTTCATCGCCTAAATTTTTAAATGACAAAAGTGTGCGATATTTATAATATAAGTTGCGTTCTTATATATAATTGTTATATAATTAAAAATATGTAAGAAAGGATTTGCTGCCATGATTTATAAATGTAAAAAATGTAAATATACAACAGAAGATTTAAGCAGACAAGTTTGCCCTTTATGCGGTAATAAGATTGTGCAAAAAACAGAAGAATCTACTGATGGTTTCTGTAATGTTTATGGGGTCAAAATTAATTTAAAAAACGAACTGCAAACTGTTTTACAACAGTACGAACAAGATGATACTTGGTTTGATTATGACAATATTATCAAACATAAAATTAAAAATGAGTGTAAGGCGTCAAAGAAAAAAGATAGATGGTCTATAAAACAATATTGCAAAAAATATCATACAATTCCTAGTACAATTCCGATTGAATTTTATAAAAAATATGATAAAAAGAAGAAAGAAGAAAAAGAAATTCAGCAAAGAATTGAATTAAGAAAATCTCAACAATTACATTGCCCTAATTGCCAAAGCACCAACATTAAAAGAATTAGTGCAACTTCACGAGTGATTGGTAGTATGATGCTAGGAATATTGAGTTCAAACATTGGTAAAACATACCAATGTAATAAATGCAAATATAAATGGTAGGCAACAAAGGAGAGTATAGTATGGCGTTAATAAAATGTCCTGAATGTGGCGCAAAAGTTTCTGATAAAGCTCAAACTTGTATTCATTGCGGATTTCCATTGTCTGGCTATATTGCTACACAGTATGTAAATAACGTTAATAAGAATACAAAATGTAATATAAATGGAATTGAGCTAGATTTGTCAGATGTCGCTGCTTATATGCAAGAATGGGAAAACGACAAAGCTATGAAACGAATTGTTGATATACTTGATCAATCAGAGTTGGATATATCAATTTATAGTAAAATTAATTTTATTGCAGAAATTATGAAAAACTTCCGTATACCAGAAACATACGAAATTTTATCAAACGAAGAATATTTTGAACAGCGATTAAAACTTGAAGCGAATAATACAACTTGTTATATTCATTATATACCATATGATTTCTCGTCTATCAAAGAACAGGTCGATAAATTTGGTGGCGTGACATTATCTGGATGTAAAACAATTCGCAAAATACAGCAATTAAATAAAAGTGAAGCCGATAACTTAATTATAGAAATCAACAAATATGAATACATTCCATTATCCTTTCCAGAAGACTTTGACAATGTGTATCCAAAATTAATTATGGATAGGATTTTAGATGATTTAGCAAATAGATATGATGAAATGCATCCAGAACAAGTCGAGCCGTCAAATTCACAAGAACCAGCCCAAAACATCCCGCACTGTCCAACCTGTGGATCAACCAACATTGAGAAGATCAGTGCAGGAAAAAAGGCAATGGGATTCCTTGCAGTTGGTTTCTTGAGTTCAAATGTTAGAAAAACATATAAATGTAATAACTGTGGTTATAAATGGTAAGGTAAAAATACAAAAGAGAATATTAAAGAAGGGAGGATTGAGAGTCCTCTCTTATTTACTTATTAAAATCTAAATAATATTTTTCTAATAGTCTTTATAAAATTATATAGATTATCTGTTTGAAAACGCATGTTCTATTAAAATATTATAATTAATAGAATTATATAATAAAAGACCCTAACCATTAAGATTAGGGTCGCTTATTGATGGGTTCGGTTGAATACTTTAACACAAAATATTGCTATTTTGTAAACGACTTTCTACTGGAGTACACCAGCGCCTTCATATTCTCGATCCCATTGATTTTATTATAACTACTTATATATAACATGTCAAGTAATTTTTAAAAAATTTATGATAATAGTTTAAAACCGAACTTACGTTTGTCACAATTAGCTTTATATAATGTTCTTCTAACATTAGATGAGAAATTTACGTTTTTAGGTCTAAAATTTGCGACATATCTACCTAAAGTATTAGGTACAAAATCTGCTAATTGTAATCCTGTATAGTTAGACGCTTTCGGAATAAATACTATTTCTTTAATATGTTGTTGTATAGTATTAGGAGAATAATACATTGTACCTAAAGCTTTTAATTCAAAAATACGTTGTTGTATAGCTATATTCTGGCACGGTTGCATTGATTCATAACAGATAGACCCTATTGCGTTATTCTCAATTAAAAACATACAATAATGCTCAATTAATAATTGAATAGCAATTGTAAATTGATTATTTATATGATCTTCGCCATAATCATTAGTTAATTGTTTTTTATCCAAACAGACTCCTAATGTAGTAATATTTGACTTCTTAAATATTACAGAAAGTTTGTTATATAATGAAATAGTATTTCTTTTTGATTTAAATATTTTATAATGTTCTGGAATATCTGGATTTCTACGTTGAGCGGCAGTAATATCTTTTTCATGCAATATATATTGTTCTGCCTCGTCGTTCTTCCACATATCGACTTTAATTTGTTTTAATTTTTTGTCTATATCATCATATTCATTATCTTGTATAATGACACCACTCATAATAAAATATCTTCTCGATTTATCAAGTTGTGAAAATGTTTCACTTTCATCAACGTATAGAGTATATTTATCCATTTTATTTATACCGCCTTATTTTGTAATCATTTATTATTGTAACATTTATGACAAATTTCAACAATAATAATTTACAAAATACTGTATAAATTTGGTATAAAACACACTATTTCAGATTATATTTACCAATTATAACTTTTTTAAATCCATTGATCACTTCATCAGACCATTGCATCGAAATTACATTTTTCAGTGCTTCGACGCTTGATGCGATCCTACAATTCTTATGCTCTAAAATTTCTTTATCTAATTTCTTATATTCCATATATACCTCTCAATATCGTAGAAATAACCATTGCTACCATAAATCAGCTTATTGCAACAAATTATTGACAAAATAATATCTCTGTATTAATATAAAAATATCCCATATAACTTATTTATCGTCAAGTTATACGGTTAAGTTTACAAGAAATGCAACGAGTTATCTTCCAAGTTCGTCATTGCATTTCCAAAGGATTTGCAGTCTATTAGTTGCCGTAAGTGGTTTCTGATAGACTGTTTTTTTGTTATTGACATTTCAAGATTCCAATGATATTATGATAATAGAAAAAGGTGTTACTGATAACGGTTCGCCTGATATTTATACGTTTATTAAAATAACCGCTTACTTACCAGGTGAGGCGGTTATTTTTCTGTAATAAAAAAGAAGTTATTTGGTAGGCGTCGCCTCTCCTACATCTCTTTTAACCCATAGGGTGCGTGGTTGCAACGAATTTTACCACCTCAAATAACTTCTTGATTATATATTCAATTTATGTATATTTATCATATCACAAATGCATTCGACATTCAACCAATTTGCTTTTCAAGATCGTCAATTCGTTTTGACATATATGCTTTTTGTCCACCGCTCACTCTTTTTTCAAGAGTAGTACGATCTAAAATAACCTGTTCTTTTAATTTTCTAATATTATAACAATCTCCAACATTAGAAATATCTTCGGATGCTAAACGATCATGTAACTGTTGTAATCCTTTCTCGACTGACTTATAACGAGATATTCTTTTAGCAGATTCATATTTGAATTCATCATCAACATAACTTTTGAATTCAGAATACAATGATTTGATTTCTGAAACATCTGCGTTTCTAAAAGTCTTAATGGTACATTTTGTACTAAATTTAATCTCATTCTTTACATAATCGATATCTACATTTGGAGAATCAGCAATGAACGCCCCATGTTTTCTGATGGATGGAATAACATCTTTGGCAAGCCACATTTGAAATTCTTTTGCTTTATCATTAGATGCTTTCATTCCCAAAAGATAAAATAGTGTTTCTGGGATAAAATCATCTTTCCCCACAAGTGGGGAAAATCCAATATCCTTAATGTAAGAATTTAATCTATCCCATTTTACATACTCTTTTCCATATTTTATTCTAGTCCATCCAAATCCAACAGCTGTATCTTCAGCATTCATTGACACACTACCGTCTGGGTTTAAAATTGTTCTGACAGACATTCCATTGTTATCGTTTACGAATTCCATAATTTCTAAATTATCTTTAGTGTTGATCATAATATTTTTTCTCCAGTTCTCTCAACTTTCTAACATTAACAGTTTAAATAGAGTAGAGCAGTGGATGCGTATGAAAGTTGAGGAGAAAATGAAGTTCCGCTCGGCAGTTAATTACTCTGCCTGTCCACTGCTCGATATAATAAAGAACGGTCATGAGTCGTTCTTATTACCAAAATAAGTTCCTTACATTGGTTAGTATAGAAATAAACTTGATTTTAGCAACCTTGTATAAAATAAGACACAATTCGCCAAATTGCCAATCTTCAAAAAACCTTATAAAATAAGGACTTTTTGATAGTCGTTTTTTACATAAAATTTGAATTTGAATTCCCTGCTTAGAGATGAAATATCTCTGTACGCAAACGATGATAGCAGGTAAAACATCGACATTAATTTACACTTTTGGGCTATACATTACCAGACAATGATCATAAGGTCGTCATTATCTGTCAGGATCGGTAGTCTCTGAACATCCATTCTTATTGAAACATCTTAGCTACTGTGCCTTATCCCGAAGCACGTTTCTTATGCGGTAGTTTACCGATATCTTCCTATACGGTAAGAATGTGTGCGGCTGATTAGATACAATCGTATAATACGATATGAATATCAAATTCTTAAACTATTCCGTCTATTGTTGCCAATTCCGTTTCAGTTTTGATATCCTTTTTCGTTCCAGCAATTACTCCTGATACGTGTATTTTAAAACCCCGTATCCTATATATTTGTCCAAAACACCATTTCTGTTTCTTCCTTATATATAGTAGGCTCACTGTCACCCTAATGATTTTGAGATAGGGTCAACCTAGGTTTTTAAAAAGTTTAATGCCAGCAAAGCCAGCGGCAGCAGTTTGCAATAATCCAAAACTACTTACTAATTTATTAACTACATTAAGAACATTTGATAGTAAAGTAATTCCTCCACCAAGAAGGTTTTTATCAGCAAATGTTGTTGAGATAGATTGGAATGAGTTTTTAAGATCTTCTGTTCGTCCTTCCAAACTATTCTCATAAACTTTGTACTTTTTGTCCGTAGATCCAGCAGAATTTTCGGATACTTTCTCGTATTCTTGAGCTTTACCGTAATTGCTCATAAGGGTAATGAACTCATTCATATGATGTGTGCCAGCGAAAGACTGTGCGATTGCACGTTGAGACACGTCACTATAATTATTCCAATTGCCAGCAACTTCATCAAGAACATCACCAAAATTACGGAACTGATCTGTTTTGTCTCGCAGATTAATACCTTCTCCACGCAAAACAGTTTCCACGTTACTAAGATCCTCTCCGTTATTCTGGTAATCTTTTAATCTTGATAATTTAATATTACCCATACGTGCAAAAACAGCATTTAATCCAGTACCAACGGAACCCATACCTTCCTGAGTTACTTCACCGATTGTGGCTAAATACCCAAGCAATTTATCCATTGAGATTCCAGCAATTTTTGCTGTATTTGCAACTTCTGACATACCTTCTGCCAAACCACCAACATCAGTAGCAGAAGCCATATCTACAGAACTTAATTTATCTACGATTTTTAAGGTATCTTCGGCACTTGTAACACCATAACCTTTTCTCGCAGAAGTTAAATACTTTGTAGCATCTTTAGATGATAGTCCGCCAACCTTGCTCAGTTTAATAGAATTTTCAGCAAGTTTATTAGACTTTTCAACACTTTGTCCCTGTTTCATCCACTCAGTAGAAGAAGCAGCAACATCTGTACCAGTAGCCTTTAATTGATGCCCCATATTTGAATATGTTTTCATCAAATCTTTGGCTTTGTCATTTGATACACCAGTAGCCATCTGAAGCTGAGTCATGGCACTATCTACATCGTATGTGTTTTGCACCATTTCCTGTGCTTTGTTCATACCAGATTGCAAGATACCATATGTTCCTACAAACTGAGAAATCTGACTAAATCCACGCTTAACTTCTGAAAACATTGAATTTCCAGTAAGTCCTTTTGCAGAAATTTCAGACTGTATTTTCTTAAAGTCTTGATTTGCTCCTTGCAATTCACCTTTGGTTGTTGCAGATTCAGACTTCTTTGCAATCTCTTCTAAGGCAGCGCCATAATCCTTTGCAGCTTTTGTATTATTCTCTAAATAAGTTCTGATCTTATTTGCTTGAATCGTACCCTCTCCAGGATTCAGCGCTTTTGTTTGAGTTGAGTTGAGAATTTTCATCTCATTATTTAGTTTTTCATATGATTGAATTACTTTCTCATTCTGTTGAATGATTGCACCCTGATTAGCGGTAGTAGGCTTTGCTTGATACTGAGCATGTAATTTTTGTAAATCTTGTACATTCTTTTCATATTCCTTAAAAGATTTACTTGCATTTTTATATTCTTGAGTACCTGTGTAATAACTATTTAATTTATTCTGCTGCGCCGCTAAATTAGCATCATACGATTTATTTCCAAGATTCCTAGAAACATTTTCTACATAAGAGTCTTTTTTCTCTTGCTCTTTGAGTGCTTGATTAAACCAGTTACTATATTGTTTTTCTTGTTCTTTGTGTTGTTTATCAACTTGTTTTTGAACATCGCTCTGAAGAACTTTATTAGGAGAAGCATTTAATAAAGATAAACTACTTGCGGTGTTTTTATCATATTGTTCAAGTTTGGCGTGTGCCTCAATTAACAGATCACGATTCTCAGCGCTTCGATTCTTCTGAAAGTTGCCATACATTCTGTTTAGTTCTTTTCGCTGTTTATCGTAATCAATGACGTTCATTCCAAACTCATTGTATTCTTTACTGTTGTTATCAACATACTCAGAAAATTGTTTTTGATATTTGCTTGATTTTGATGCAAATTTCTTGGCTTGAATGTCGGATTCAATTTTGGCAGCTTTTTCGTTTAAAGCTTTTTGCTTTGCTTGAAATTTAGCGTTGTTTTTCTCTTGCTCTTTGAGAGCTTGATCCTGCGCTTTTTCTTGTATTTTGGAAACATTTTTCGCATATTTTTTAGCTTCCTTATCTGAAATACCTTCATTTTTTGCAATGTCAGTAATTACAGATGCCATTTCCTCGGCTTGTTCTTTTTGACGTTTAACAAGCCCTTTATCAATAGATGTTTCTCCGCTAGTATAGAATGTCCCAGAAGCATGTTTCATCTGCTTTTGAATTGCAGATTTCTTATATTGTACATATGATTTTGCCTGAGCATTTGCCTGTCTTTTAATTTGGTTATTGAGTGTTGTATTTGTTGATCCGCTTGTCCCGACAGTAGGATTAATATGAACATCCCTGTCTTTTATAAGATCGTTAAGCTGTTTTTCAACAGTGCCTTTGTTTTCTAATATTGCTTTAATGACAGCTTGAAAATCCATTTACTCACCTCTTTCATAATTTTGTGCATAACAAAAAAGAGCCTAAAAAATAGACTCTTTACGTTTCAGTATATAATTAGCAGACGGTCAGGGAATCGAACCCCGATCTCTGGTTTTGGAGACCAGTATAATTCCATTATACCAACCGTCCGATTAAGGCAATGATCAATTACTTGTTACTTATTGTTTAACTAATTGCTGTCAAACATGGCTTCAGTACCCATGTACCAGTAGGGAAGTCATAAAGATGTGATAAAACATATTCATGTGCTTCGATGACTGAACCAACATTTACCTCTGTATGTATAACTATTCCTCCGCCATACATACTCCATTCAGCACAAATAAGTGTATAGTAATTTTTTCTATTCTCTATCATCATAACATCATCTCCTACTATATAAGTGGTGTTACATCATAGATTTTGTTGTGTAATTGATCATTGCGAGTTTGAGTATATCATAGTAATATGTTGTATGTATACAGGTATATTTTTCCAGTGCTTTGAACCTCACATGGCTAAAGCCACATGATTCTTGGGAACTTCCGACTAACGTCAAAATATTTACCAAGCTAACCCCACAATTCCTGCGGTTTTGTTTATAGTTTCTAGGCTACTTTTAGTAACCTTAATCCTTCATTCATAATGTTAATTGCTGCATTTATATCTCTGTCATGATGAGTATTACAGCAAGGACAATCCCATTCTCTAACACTGAGATTTTTAGTTTCTTTATTGACATATCCGCACACATTACAAGTCTGAGAACTTGCAAAGAATTTATCTATCTTAACCACTTTTTTATTATACCAATTAGCTTTATACTCTAATTCTCTAATAAATTCAGACCATGATACGTCTGCAATAGATCTAGCAAGTTTATGATTTTTAATCATGTTTGATACTTGCAAATCCTCTAAACAAATTACATCATTGTTTCTGATGATTTCCGTAGATAATTTTTGAAGAAAATCCTTTCTCTGATTTGCAATATGTTCTTGGAGTTTTGCGACTTTAATTCTTGCTTTATTACGATTAGAGCTACCTTTTGATTTTCGAGACAGCTCTCTTTGTAATTTGGCAAGTTTGTTCAAAGATTTATTAAGATATTTAGGATTTTCAATCATTTCTCCATCCGACGTAATACAAAACTCTTTAATTCCTAAATCAATACCAACGGAATTTCCAGTTTTTTTTAATGGTTTAATATCTACATCAGTGCAACAAAGTGATACATAATATTTGCCACTAGGTGCTTGTGATATAGTGGCATTAAGTATTCTACCTTGTGGTATTAACTTATTTTTTGTCTTTACCATTCCAAGCTTAGGCAGCTTAATATGTTTGCCACAATAACGAATATTTCCATTAGTACATTTTGATTTGTATGAATATCTGTGCGTTTTCTTTGACTTAAATTTTGGATATCCAGTATGTTCTTTGAAGAACTTTCGATAAGCAGAATCCAAATCTTTAAGCGAGGATTGAAGGGCAGTAGAGTCAACTTCTTTAAGCCATTCTAATTTGGTTTTAAGATTCTTCATGTCATTTGCACACTGTACATATGTAAATGTAGTTTTATCTTTTTCGTATGTTTCAATCCTCTTTGCAAGATATGTATTGTATACAAATCTACAACAACCAAAAGTCTTTGCGATTATTTCTTTTTGCTTCTTGTTTGGATAAATTCTGTATTTATAAGCCTTTTCCACTGTTCCTCACCTCACTTTATTTTTTAGGTTTCGGCTCATGTATATTTTTTATTTTGGATGGCGATTCATCTCACCACTAAAGTGGCGAGTGTTCTCGCCAGTGCTATAAATCAGACAAAGAACCTTGTTTTCCTTCTTTGATACCGTCTTTTGTAAAGTATTTTCCGAAGTCATCTTCTGCGGATGAATCGTTGTAAATACCAACCAATTCCGTAGAAGACCATCCAAAGAATTCTTTGATAACATCAATCGGAATATTCTTCTTTGCGAAAGCAGTACAAGTATAATGTCTCATACAATGGTAGTAGAAGTCTACGTCTAACATCTCTGAGAATTCAGCTGTCCATTTATCAAGATTGGATCTACGATGCCAACCATTTTTATCTTTTGTTACAAAGATATCATCAATGTCAACTCCAAGTTCTTTGCGTTGTTTATCCCATAAATCAATGTACTTTTTAACATCAACAAGGATAAATTTGTTTAACTGCTTGCCTAATTTACCACGACCCTTGGTACGAATCTTTGGCGTTTTATATAAAGCACCATCAAATTCAAGAGCATCTTCAGTAAAATAAGACATCTTCATCTGAATGATTTCAGATTTTCTCATTCCAGAATAAGCAGCAATAGCGATAGCACACGCTTTTTCATATTTCTCTTGTTCGACAAGAGTTTTTAATAAGTCATCAACTTTTTCATCTGGCAGAATCGTTTTCTCACGCACTGCCTCATTTGCAGGATTCTCAATCTTGTTTACAATTTTTCTGAATCCTTCAAATTCCTCTTCCTCATCTAACATATTTTCGATATAATCAGATAAAGAAGAAAGACATGATTTAACACGTCTTGTTCGTTTAGGACTCCACCCCCATACGTTAATTGCATGATTTTGAAATTTAGCAATGTCACGTTTGGTTAATTTAGCAAAGTCCTTATTTTTATTATGTTCCAGATTCCAACACCAGAAAATATCTAAGTCATTGCGATAACCTTTGATCGTACTCTGCGCACGATCAACAGAAGCAAGGTAATCTAACCACTCATTGCCTAAATCTTTGTTATCTTTATTGACCAATGCTAGTTTTTCTGGAGATGTAATCTTGTTATATACCGTAAATCTAGCCAACGGTAAAACCTCCTATGTGTAAAATAAATACAACCACAATATATAGTAGTATTCGTAAAAATGAATCATATATATTGTGGTTGATAAGCATATAAAATCTTGGTTTTATTTTTGTGAAATTTACATCAGATTTGATGTGAAAAGAAATTATTGTTTAAATCTTTTTGCAAATGCCTGTTCAGCATATTGTTGAGCTTTTTGCTCTGTACGTTGCCAGAATCCAGAAGTTAATACGATACCAGATCCCCCAGATTCTGCTTCTGAAAAGACGTGAGGAGTAGAGTAAGTTCCAGTATCATAATTGTATCCCTGATCAAGATACACAGTGGCACTAACAGAATCTCCGCCACCAACAACGCCAGTTGTTCTTGCGGAGTTTTTCATCTGATATGTTCGCTCATATTCCTTTGGTTTTCCACCAGCATAAGAAGCAGTAAGCTCTTGGTTGGCTGTTAAGAATGTTTTACTCTCAGCTTCACTTACAGCATCACGCATTTCATTCTGGATTTGTCTCCATAACCCAGCCATTGCGCCCATGTTCCCCATGAGATCACCTTACTTTCTGTCAATAGAAACTACATTATTATTGACTGCATCAGCGGCACCCTGTTTAATTGCTTCAAGTGCATCAATTCTATTTTTCTGAAAATCATCAGATTCAACAACAGCTTTTGTAATGTCTTCGGCAGTAAAGTCAAAGCCATGATCTGCAAAATACTGCATCATCTTCTGAGTTACTTCTGGATCAGCTTTGGCAAATACTTCATTAATATATTCAAGAGCAGGTGCTAAAGCCACGACAGATTCTACTAAATCGTCAACACCTTCGACCTTGAAATTCACATCTTTGCTGTCAAGTTTAATATCAATTGCACTTGCAATTAACTGCTGTTTGATATAGCCACATTTTTCATCAATTGCAGCTAACATATCTTTAAACTGTACTTTGTTAATATCATTCTCATCGACAAATTCATCAACATCGATATCTGAGGCAAGTGCGTATAATTCCTCAATGCCAATGTTTTCTAAATCCACGTTTCCATAAAATTTGATAATATTCATCTTGATTCCCATAAGTTTACTCAGTGGATCATAGTCCATACTAGATATTCCGTTTTCATCCTGAGTTACTGGGAAAGCAGAAGCGACAACCGCCTCAACGAAATCATTTGCCTCAAATCTATTTAAAGACCCATCTTCATAATGTCTTGTTTCAAAAGCGATTTTACCCATAAAATTATCTCTCCATTTCTCTATTTAACTTCTCAAGCAATTCAGATACGTGATATCTGTAATTGACTTTTAATTTTCGACTATTAACAATGATTGGATTGAATTTTTTTAAATCCTTTTCGTTGAATGATTTTTTATCTATAGAAGCAATCATTCTGTCAAAATCATTGATGTGTTGAAAATATGTAGTTTCCATGTTATCTTTCTTTCTAAAATTAAATAAAAACCCTGCGATCATATTTCTGTAACTAACAAATTCTCTTAAACCTTTAATCTGATGATAATGAATCACGCCTTTTTCTTCTTTGGTACGTTCAAAAGAAATAGAAGAAGTACCAACACTTTTCAATTCCAATGCGTACATATAAGGAGAAGAGAATAAGAAACAATCGCAAGGATTCTTACTTGAAAATCTTAAATTACTACAACCACCAAAAGATTGCGCCTGATCTTTTAAACGATAGTAGAATACGTCTGAAGGAATACTGGCTTTCCAATTTTCTTCAAATCTCTTACCAACATTCTTTGCCAACCTATTCACCTACCTGATATTTATCGTTAATATATTTTCTATAATCAACATATAGTCTGTATGTATCTTTTTTTGGATACCAGAACGCCATAATATCTGCACGTTCAGACGGATAGACCAGAAGTGGTTGTACGCCATGTTCCACATAGAACTTAACCTGTGCTAAACTTGTAACAGGAATGAGTTTTGTATCTTTATAGGCTTCCTGCAACTGCTCAGGCGTTGTAATTTCTGAATTCAATAAATACACCCTTTCTTTTAAAATCGTAAAAAATAGGGAAGAAAACAAAAAATCATATAATCCAATTTGTGAACCATATTAAAGTTTTGTTCTCTTCCCTATCTTCTAACTAAAATGTAAAACTATAATATGATTACTGCAATATTTTTTCATGTTCAATATTCCAAGTTAATACACTACTGATTAGTATAAACTAACCAGTAGTGATAAATAATGTCCTTAAATTAAGCTAAAGACTTGATCTGATAAATATCTACAAATTCATCATCTGCATCTGTCATCAGGTCAAATGTGATCTTCAGTGTAATAGGATCTCCCTCAGCTGCGAAAGCTAATTCGATATTTCTCTGAGGAGTAGCTTTGTAGCAAGTGATATGTAATGGTGTTACAACTCCCTGCTCAGATTTCTGGTTGATTTCTGCGTCAACTCTGAAATCAGCTAATTCCTGATTATCGTTAATCTTAACTAACTGAAGTGTAGAGTCATTTACAATATAAGATACATCGTATTTCTTACCAACAGCAATTTCGCTATCTGTTGTAGCTGTAAATACTTTTTCTGCTACGCTTCCTTCAATCTGTGTTCCACCAACGTCACCTTTTCCGTAAACGAATAATGTTCCGTCTTTTGGCTGATCTGGTAATGTAAGTTTTCCTGCTTCTGTAGCAGTGATCGTCTTCATTTCTGCACGATCTCCACCTTCTGTGATTGTACCGTTACCAAAGATAGAGAATAACTCAAATGGATATACCTGAATTTCTGATCCAAGTGTTCCTTCCATTGGGTTAGCAAATGTTACAGCATCTCTACCTCTCTTTTTAGCTTTTACAGAATCTGCTGTAATATTTAATGTTACTGTATTAGCATAATCAACTCTTAAAGCCTTTTTGCTTGTAGCTAAGTTAGTTAACTCAAATACACCGCAGTCACGGCTTGCATATTTCTTACTAGCTGCCATTTTGTCACATCCTTTCATTAGAATTTTTAAATTTTAGTATTAAAAAAAGACCCATAAAAATAGGTCTTATTTTTCCTCTTTGAGATTTTTCAAATATGAATCTTCTTTAAAGTCACTACCTTCAGTTCCCCAGACGCTGGCATTAAGAGCCATGATTTGATAATTTCTATCAATTAAGATTCTTTGAAAATTATCATATAATTGAGGAATTGTTAACTGCCCTACGTTAGTAAAATTAATACTTGGGTGGTACGCACATACAACAGAGATAATATTACCGATATCATATTTAGGATCTTGCTTATCTAAGTTTTTCCCACGAGTACGTTTAGCTTTTGCCTTATCACGTCTACGCTGCATTTGGATAACAACAGGATCTTTTTGCTTTGATAATTCTTCGGATACTGTGCGTTCATTATTGATATTTGAAATTTGCATCAGAATATGTAATACATCATCAAAGATGTCTCGATCAATAACTCCAACAACTTGTGATTCAACTTCACCAGTTTCTTCGTTCTCGTGCGTTCTTAAGATCTCAAATCTTTTCGCTCTTAATCTATACACAACATCTTCAACAAAATAAAAGCAAAATGCTCTCACATAAATTCGTATAACATCTGTGTTTTCTGATACTAAATCAAATAATTTAACATCTGTTCGTTCTTCATAAGGTAATGCTAAAAAAGCATCATATTTATCTGGCAGGAGAGCAGAGTAGTAGCTGTCTACTGTCAATGTCATATAGCTGGCATATTGCATCCATAATCCCTCGCCAATTCTCCTACGATCACTGATTTTAGGTGGCTGAATATGCCCAATTCCAACAGGTATTGGTTCGCTTGACAGTAGCTGTGAATAAGTAAGTTTTACGTCACTCACTTACAAAGCAACTCCATATTTATATCATCAATCCGATACACCATTGTCCTGCCATAAAAGTTAGTGTTCGGCTTAAAAGACTGTAACTGGCTTGTACGAGTGTCTAATCTCATAGCCCCGATACCAAATGAGTCTTTTATTGATTCGTCAGTTAAGGCAAGATTGATTGCTTGACAAATCATATCTAAACGATTGCCAGCGTATCCTTTTTCACGCCATTCTGACTTTTCATCATCATCTAAATCAATTACATCTTTTCTGGCAACAACATTGATTACCAATGTGTAGTCAAGAATAGATGAACTGGTATTTACATATGTTTCCATTAAAATCATTGATCTTGCATCTGTAATTGTTTCTTCCATATAAGGTGTATCCTTGCAATGACCAACGAGCGATACGTCTTTTAACTGTCCATTCAAGTTTTTTTTGATTCGACATCCAAACCAATTATCTTCATATGAATAATCGTCATTGTCTAAGACAGGCATTACTAAATCTGTTAAATCTTCATTTGTCAG